CTTCTGGTTTTAGTGAAGTGCTTTCTGAGCTTCAAGACTTAGCCGAACTTTTTAGGGTAATCTATGAAATAGATAAAAAGTTATAAAACAGAAGACGGCCAAATATTTCAAGTAAGGGGCGACGCAGAGGCCCATGAAGAGAAAATTAAGTTTTTAAAATGGTACGACGATCATATCTGTTGTAGAGTTGACGGTGTTGATATGTTGGATTGGCTTAATGGCAACAGAGATATACTGTTAAAATTGCTTAAATGACATTAAGGAGTACAAACTATGAAAACTATAAACATTATTCTTATTTTGCTTGTAGTTCTATTTATTTCTGGGTGTGGTAAACCTATGACAAGAGTGGAAACTATCCAGGCCGTTAAAGAATGTGAAGATGCTGGTATGAAAGCTTTGATATATAAATATTCCTTGGATGGTTCAATCGCCCGTGTAGATTGTGCCGCTAAAGAAAAGTAGGCGATATATGAAATTTGATAAGCCGAAAGGCCAACGCTTGCATAGCCGTTTTATGTGGATATACATTGATCTGGACCTTTGGTGGTCATATAAAGACAGAAAATGGGTGAAGTCCGAGGAAATGGACCGAGCACAATTCTATAGTTCAGGCGCTCCATGCAGAACACTCCGAGCTTTCAGGAGCCACTTGAGAAAGCATCCTGAGATTAAAGGACACGCAACATTGGTAAATAGATTTGCTGGCTATGATATCCACGGGTAATTAGTTAAGCAATATCCACTTTGTAATCGAATTTACATAGAAGGGAATAGTTATGAAATATACAAATGTGAGCAGTCAAGAATGGCAAATTGCCGCAGATTATGCGACATCACTTGGTTATGAAATTGGGAAACATGATTGGTGGTGCGCAATAAGATATTCTTTGCTACTAAGGAAGTAAAAAATGAAACAAATAAATATAGCTATCGATTTAGCAAATAGAGTCCATTCAGGCCAACTTGATAAAGGTGGACAACCGTACATCTTCCATCCGTTAAGGGTTGCAAGTAAATTTAAAGATGAAAAATATCGAATTGTGGCAATCCTTCATGATATATTAGAAGATGGGGGAGAGATTAATGATGTATCTTATAACTTTAGTAATTATATTCTCAATGCAATTTTAGCAATTACAAGAAAAGAAAATGAATCTTATATGGATTTTATTAAACGAGTTTCCGAAAATGAAATTGCGAGAGCAGTGAAGATTGAAGATTTAAAAGATAATTTGGATTTATCAAGGCTAGATGGTAAGGCTACGAGTGAAGATATTAAAAGATGTATGAAATACCAAAAAGCTCTTGAGTATTTAGTCAAGGTAAAAGTTAAAATTTTAATTAACAATTCTTTATCTTAAAAATAAATTTAAAAATTCTCCTGTATCATGGGGAGAAACTAAGAACTTGACAAATGAACAAAAATATCGTTATTTCTTGAGACTTAATACTCAAGGCAAGCCACAAAGTCAGGAACATTTGAATAAAGTAAAAGAACTTTGGGAAAGGTCTAAGGTGAAGTGACCTAATATCCAAGCGTGGTGGAATTGGCGATACACTGGAGACTTAAAATCTCCCGCCCATATGGGATTGAGGGTTCGACTCCCTCCGTTTGGACCATTAACCAAGGAGATTTACCATGACCAGATTAAGAACGTTAGGGGAGATCAAGAAACACCTAAGAGTAATGGGTATCTCTCCTGGTACTCTTGAGTACGTTGAAAAGCAAGTTAGGCTCAGGGACGAAAAGATTGAATCCCAAGCAAAATATATTGAAGTCCAAAATAGAATAGTATTACTAGTTAGCGAAAGGTTTCTTGAAATTCTATACGTTGATTCTGCGTCTTCTAAGATTACCATTAATCCAGCAACTGGTAGGGTGACTCTCAAGATTTCAGATAGAATAAAATCGGATAAAGTGATTAAAGATTATCACAAATTAACCGATATGGTTATGGTTGATGATACCTTACCTGCTATTACAATGCGTGGTAAAATCAAGTACGATGAAAATAAATATAGAATTTGTTTATCTTCTGAAAGCAAGAAATTTACGAAAAATTATGAAATGCAGGGCTGAAATGAAAAATTCAAAGCAGAATAAAAGAACCGATCTTGAAGAATGTAAAGATAAAATCAACGCTGTTTTGAGAGAATATAATTGCGTTATTGAAACGGATGATTATCATTGGGCTTGGTTGCGTGATAATGATATAAATGAAACTGTAGGTATTGAGAGGAGTTGAAATAAATGAGACATTTGGCAACCATACAGAGAATTGCTAATATTGAACCTATAGAAGGGGCTGATAAGATTGAGAAGGCCACAATTCTTGGTTGGGAATTAGTGGTTAAGAAGGGCGAGTTCAATGTTGGAGATTTTTGTTGTTATTTTGAAATCGACTCTCAACTTCCTAGGCATCTTATATTTGAGTTCATGCAGCCCAGAAAATATAGAGTTCGTACAATAAAATTGCGTAAGCAAATTTCACAGGGTTTAGCTCTGCCAGTTTCAATTCTTCAGGAATTTGGATACAAAGAACATTTTGTTGAAGGCACTGATATTTCAGAAATTATTGGCGTTACAAAATACGATCCTGAAATGAAGATTGAAAAAGAATCAAACGAACCTAAGTACAATAATAAGTTCGTGAAATTCGGGATGCAGTTCTGGTTGTTTCGTAAAGGGTATATGTTTCTGTTCCCAAAGCTCAAAGGTAATTTCCCTGAATGGATACCTAAGACCGACGAAGAAAGAATTCAGAACATGCCATGGATTTCGAGGAAGTATCATGGTCATGCGTTCTATGCAACAGAAAAGCTTGATGGTCAGTCTCTTACTATTTTCTATAACAAGAAATTGAATAAATGGTGGAGGCCATGGATTAGAAATGCTTTTGGTGTTTGTTCAAGAAATCTATGGATCAAGAATGAAAACAATTCCACTTGGTGGACGATTGCCAAGCGTTATGAATTCAAGAAGAAATTAAAAAACCTTAACTTGAATATAGCGATTCAAGGTGAAATTGTAGGTGAAGGAATTCAGAAGAACAAGTATAAATTGGAGGGTATCGAGTTCTTTGCTTTCTCTGTTTATGATATTGATGAAAAGAGGTATTTGAGTAAACGTGAGAAAGCAGAAGTATTCATTCATCTTGGGCTGAAAGAAGTTCCGCATCATTCTTTGTTGATGATGGATGGTGATGCTCATGATGTTCGCCATTTCGTAAATTTATCTAAGATGAAAAGCGCATTGAATGAGGAAGCCATTGCTGAAGGATTGGTTTTCAGACATATTACTGAAGATAAAATTTCTTTCAAATCTATCAACCCTGAATTTCTTTTAAAGAACGATGAATAATTGAGAATGGTATTGAACAAAATATTTTCTAAACCTAAATAAATTGTTAAAGTTTTACACTCGTTATGCCGATAAGGTATATTAAGGAGGAAATATGACACCAATCACAAAAATGGTTTTACGTTTCATCAAAGAGAATTTAGATTCAAACAATCAGATTAAAATTAGTAATTATAAAATTGCTCAAGAGCTTGGTGTCCATGAGGTTTCTGTTTCGAGGTGTATTGGATTATTGAGGCAACAGGGTGTAATTGTAATTGAAAATGGAGGAAGTACTAAGAGGACTATCACTCTCCTTTGAAGGAGGTATTAATGGGTAAAAGAAAACTAACCGATGAACAGATTATTGAAGTATGTAGATTATATACAGAAGAAAATATCAAATCTCCTGTATTAGGGAAAATGTTTGGAATACACCCCTTAACGATAAGGAATATTCTCAATAAGAATAATATCAAAATTAGGAAAATCGAGATAAATCCAGGAGACAAGTTTGGTAGATGGGTGGTGATCAGAGAGCTAGAGGTAGCAAGGGGAAAAGATAGAACAATATTATGTCAATGCGACTGCATTGAGAAAACGGTAAAGAATGTTAGGTTGTATGATCTAAATAGTGGAAAATCTAAATCCTGTGGTTGTTTTAAAAAAGAAGTGGAAAGAGAAAGAGAGGATGTAATAGGGGAAATATATGGGAGACTGACCGTATTAGGTGAAGTTGAGAGAGGGGCTAATAATTCGCGACAAGTAATAGCTCAGTGCTCTTGTGATGGGAATATTGGAAGATACGAATTAGGTAGTTTAAGAACTGGGGCGACGACTTCTTGCGGATGTTACTCTTCCGAAAAAGCAAAAGAAAGATTTACTCTGCAAGTCAAAGATTATCAAGACAAATACCCCTTATTTTGTCAAATAGAAGAGATTCGAGACAGGATAAATGGAGAACTTGGAATTGATGTAAGGTGCAAGAAGTGTGAGAAGTGGTTCCCTCCAACTAGTTACCAATTGTGGAGTAGGATTAGTACAATAGAAAACCCTTGGAGGTATTCTTTGGGAACAGAACACAATTTATATTGTTCAGATGATTGTAAGCATTCGTGTATTTTATATAAATTACGATCTGACCCAAACACAAGGCAAAATCTAAATCAACCAACACCACACGAACTTTCAATATGGAGAGAAGAGAACTTAAAACGTCAACGAGAGGAATATGGTTATAACTTCTGTACTATCGATTCAACGCATCCTAATGATGACCTCATAGCGCATCATATAGACCCGAAGAAACTAGAGCCGGGTCTGGCTTTAGATCCAGAGAACTGCATTATAGTTTCTTCGGGTCTATATGATGCGTTGCATAAAGGTGGTTGTTCGACTGGTGCGTTAGCCTATACTGTGTGTACTTACCAAGATAAACAAATAGAATTAATATTATAAACATTTACCCTTGACAAATATCACAATACTTTGTAATGTGCTCACTAAACAAAAATTATATAAGCAACTTGAGAGTATTGAGTCAGAAGAATCTATTGAATCAGAAGAGTCTATCGAGGAAGAGTAAAATGTCACAATTAAAAGAACCCTTAGTAGAATTTTGCCCATTTTGCGGATCGAATAATTTGAAATTTTGTATTAAAAGTTCCAAGATGTTCCCATTGTAAGGCTGTTTTCTTTGTGCAATTTAGTCGGCTTGTAAGGAAGTCGCCAAAGGGTGAGGATACAAATCATGTCTAAGAAAATATACTGTGTCTGTGGATTATATCTAGGGGAAATTGCAACTGGTAGCAAATTAAAAATTGGAATTGTATGCCTATGTGAAAATTGCAACCGAAAACGCTTGGCTTCTGACATGATGAATAAAACAAAAATACCTAAGAACGATTTAGGAGATATCTTTGGCGATATTTTTAAGGGGAAAATATGAAAATAGCGATTATACATGTGGATTGCTGTAGAGAGTGTCCGTTTTCCGAGAAGATTGATGGTAGTCTTTTCGACTGTGAAACATATAAATTTTATTGCAATCATTTAGATAGGTCGGTAGAGGCTTTGGCCATTGATAAAGACTGCCATTTAGAGGACGAATAAAATGAAAGAAGAATTTGTTTTTATTTCAGAAGCAAAGAAGGTCAAGAAAGATTCTCCAGAAATAGGGGCATGGACCGATGGAATTGGCATTTTCAGCGATGATGGGATGTTTTGCGCTTATAGATTGAAAGTCGGTAAAAAATATAAAATTACTATCCAAGAGATAGAGTGAATAATAATGAAAACATCTTACCGTGTAATGAAAACATCTGAACATAATGGTAAAGATCCGTCAATTACATTTAGAATTGCTTGTGATTGCCAAAGCCCTGAGTGTGATATATGGGCTGATTTTGAAATTTCTGATTTTTTACCGACTCTCACTTTCTACAAAACAGTAGGATTTTACCCGCATCGGTTTAATTTTCTTGAAACTTGGAAGAATAAATTCGTTGCTATTTACAAGATTTTGTTTAATAATACTCTTGAAACAGAAGGGTGTATTTATTTTGGCGGAGAAGAGCATATTCAGTCATTTATTGACGCTCTTAAAGAAGGGAAAGAATTTATTAGGAGTAAGGGGAAGTAATGTTGAATAATATTATCGCAAGCATGGGATTACTTATAGGGATTATGTATTCTGTGCCAGTAATTGGTGGTTTTATTTTTAAGAAAAATATCTCAAGTGCCCAATCATTTATGTTCGCTTTAGGCTGGGCATTGTTAATTTCAGCTAAATTAATATTTTAAGAGGAATAAAATGGAAAAGAGAAATTTAGAAATCGGGGATCTTGTCCAACTCAATCCTGAATTAGTTGCTAATAAAATGTTTGCCGCTTGTATCATGGTTATTACTGACCCCAAAGAATGGGGTGCTCAAGCTTACTACAGGGCGAAGTGGGAAGAAATGGAATATGTTGGTACAGCCGAACGGGTTAGGGCGTAAATGGATAATGTAAGATTAGAAATAGTTGACTCGACATGTGTGAATATAAACTCAGGACATGAGATAGTCAAAGAATGTCTGAGTTATCCGTGTGAATTCTGGCGCAGTGGGCCAAGAGGAAAAACAAAACAGACATATAACAAGAGTTTTGTCTTCGGGGATAAGAAAACTGGATTCTGGTGTTATGCTGGTTTTGTTGATAAAATTAAAATATTTTGTGAGAAACGGAGTATTTCATTTTCTTTAATTGGTGAAATGGAAAGGCTTGTAATAATAAGAGAGCCGGTTTTGATTGGGATAGAGATAAGGGATTACCAACTGGATGCAATTAAGTCAATCGTTGAGAAACAGCGAGGAATTATACATGCCGCCACACGTTCTGGAAAATCAATAATCGCCATTGGTGCCGCAAGTTGTTTTGAGAACCCTTCCATTTTATACCTAGCCCCTTCCATTGATATCGTAAACGAAATACATGCTAAATTTGTTGAATGTGGTTTTAAAGCATGTAAATTGGGCGATGGGAACAAAAAAATCACAGAAAAAATTGTTATCAGCACGGTTCAAACTTATTCCAAATTAAATTTAATTGATCTAGCTTGGAATTATAATGTCCTCTTCGCAGATGAAATTCATCTAATGAGTGCAGAGGGGGGATCGCTCGAAAAAATCCTTTCTACCTGTATGGCAAATGTCAGAATCGGGTTCAGTGCAACTCTCCCTAAAAAGATAGATAAACAACTAATGCTTCAAGGACTTCTAGGCGATACAATTATGGAACTTTCAGTAAAAGATGGGATTGAAAAACATGGAGTGCTTTCTAAACCAAAAGTAGATTTGCTTGTTGTTCCTATTTCAAAAGTAATTGCTGACCTTAAGACGTACAGGGAGATTTATGAAGCAGGAATTATTAAAAATACTGTTAGAAATAATATAATCGCAAAATACACAAAGAGTATTGTTGATTTAAATCAAACTGTTTTAATTTTCTGTAATAATTTAGAACACATTTCTTTAATTTCTCAATGCTTAAATAAAATTGGTGTTATCCATGAAACAGTAGAAGGGAAGGTAAGTGGAGAAGATAGGCAAGACACAAAAGAAAAATTAAAGAGTGGGGAAATCAAGTGTGTAATCTCCAGCACAGTGTGGACAGAGGGAGTTACACTTCCCGATTTGGCTTGTGTTATCAATTCTTCAGGCCAAAAGAGCGAAGAGCGACTTTTACAGAAAATGGGGCGCGGATTAGGGAAAACTGAAGAGAAAAGTGAAGTTATTTTTGTTGATTTTCTTGACCCATACAAGCACCTTTCGGCACATGCAATCTCCAGGATTTCTATTTATAAAAATATGGGCTGGCTATAAATTCCATTTATTCCCTTATCGTATTTCTCCTTGACTAATCCCTCAATACTTTGTAATCTATCTCTAACAAATGAAGCTCGTGAGCTTGAGACCTAGGCAAGTTATATTGGTTAATGTGGGTTCAATTCCCATCGAGCTTCTCAAATTAAGGAGATTATTATGAAAGACCATTCTGATTGCAAAAGACAATTTATCCATCTTTCCCGTGCATATTACGGCCCCTCAAATTTACTTCATAGTGATATTATTGATGAAATTACTATGGGGTTTTATCATAAAGATGGAGGGACTACCGGGGAATTTTCAATTAAGTGGATTAAACTTGCTGGAAGAGAAGTACCTAAACTTTGTGCATTTGATGATTCATGGGATGCTTTGTTTAAATTTAAAGATGTTCTTAGACGGATGGCGGAATTGGATGATGAGAATCCTACACCAGAAGAAATATGTATGCTGTTGAGTTCTTGTAGTATCGAAGATGTAACTCCTACAAAATCGCCATATACGGTGAGTTAACCATGAAACCTATCTCAAACAAAGCAGAATATGGGTGTTTCTACTTTTACGGAAGAGATCATACAATTTACGAAACATGTCTATTAGAAACAAACGGTTGTTGCGCTTATAGAGATATTGGTATAGGCTCTAAAGAAACCTGCTATTATTGGAAAGTCATTGATAGAAATGAGGAGTAATTTATGAGAATGTGGATGATACCACCGGAATTTATGTGCCAGAAACACAGGGTTGGGGAACACGGCGAAATTCACAAGCATAGGCACAACTTCTTAAAACACCATTCAATCGCGGGTAGAATAAGCCCTGTTGTTCAAATTGAGCCTGAATCTATGGAAACAAGGCATGATGAATTAGCCACTACACTCAAGAACCATAACAGTCCTTACGAATTGCCTGATTTGAGTTATCTACCTTTAGACCATAGATTTGCGACAGTAAATGGGTTTGAGAGTATAAAAGAATTATGTAGGCGTTGTCCAGATTGCCGGGAATTAATAGAAGAATTATTACTTATAGAACGAATTGATAATCATTTCTCAAAACTATCTAATAAAGAATTAGAAAATAATCTTATTAAAGCTGGAATAAACACATATATCTCCAATTTATCTAAAGAAGATACCCAAGGATGGCAAGATACAGTTAGTTGGGAGAAATAAAATGAACGACAATGAAATGTTCAAAATTATGGACGGAATGAATCAAGTAAATATAGAAATGGCTAATAAAATCCATGAAAGTTCTCCTATATGTCATTTTAGAAAGATGGATTTTGAACAATCCGATTCCGTTGACGGGTATTATACCAATTGGTGGGAATGTTCATTTTGTGGACATACAAAGGAGTCCAAATGAAATACGATTACCGGAAACGATTTAGTTCAAGTAGAGATACTTCCTGTTGGTCTTTGCGATTAGCATGGGCGAAACATAAAGCGTATTGGCAAGGGTGTTTTGGAGAAAATGTTTGCTATTGGACGGATATGAGAATAAAGGAATTGAAAAATGTTCACAAGTAATCCAGATTTTTACCCTACCCCTCCGCATCTTATTTCTAAGATGCTCTCAAAAATCACTCCAGATATAGCTAAAAATATTAAAAGTATTCTTGAGCCTTCTGCCGGGAAGGGGGATCTTGTAGAAAGACTAAATGATAGATTCAAAAATCGGAGAATTGATATTTCCGCGATTGAGAAAGATGAAAATCTACAACACATTCTTAGAGGGAAAGGAATTAAAGTAATAGATTCTGATTTCCTCTCTTTCTCAGGGCCGGATAAATTTGATCTGATCTTCGCTAATTTCCCCTTTGGCGAAGGAGATAGGCATTTGTTAAAAGCGATTGAGATACTTTATTCTGGGAGTATTATTTGTTTAATCAATGCAGAAAGTATCAAAAATCCTTTCTCTAGCACAAGAAAATTGCTGGTTCAAAAATTAGAAGAATTAAATGCGGAAATTGAGTACATTAAAGATGCATTTATTGATGCTGAGAGAAAGACTAATGTAGAAGTCGCCTTAATTTCTCTTACTATTAAGAGAGACATTGAAAGTGATTTATTCGGTGGTTGTGTTGATACAGTAAAAGAAATTGAGTTCGATCCAGAAACAAATTATGAAGTTTCAAAGGGGCTTTGCGTACAGGAACTTGTAGATGAATACAATCAAGTCATTGATTTGTGTATTAATACTATTATAAATTATTTCAGGAATTATAACAAAGTAGGAAATTACGTATTTTTGTCATGTAACGATGAAGATACTAGACTTAGATACAACGCCTCTAAGAATTTAACTGAAATGGTTAAAGATAGAATTAATGAAGTAACTGCTAAAATTAGAAAAAATTTCTGGAGAAGGACATTTGAACTAAAAGAAGTAAAACAAAGAATGACTGGTAAGAGCAGGTCTGAATTTGAAAAAGAAATTGAAACAAGAACGGTAATGGATTTTACAGAAGACAATATAAGGCAATTTGTTTTGAATTTAATCGGCAATCATAACGATATTATAACACAAGCCATTCTTGAAGTTTTCGATACCTTTACAAGGAAGCACCATTGGAGCGAATCGGAACATATTAAAAATGTACATTACTTTAATGGATGGAAAACGAACGATTGCTTCCGTGTAAATCATAGGATTGTCTTTCCGGTTTATGGCTCGTATGGTGGCCCATTCCAAGATTGGGGCAAATGGAAGCTAGACTATAAAGCAAGAGAAGCATTGAGGGATATTGATGTTGTAATGTCTTACTTCAATGGGATGGACATTAGCGAAGGAATTGCGGAAACTCTTGAAAAGTCACTCCATTTAGGAGAAAATAAGGCTGAAAATAAATATTTCAAAATCACAGCCCATAAGAAAGGGACTCTGCATTTGACTTTTAAAGATTTGGATTTATTGGCTCGTTTTAATAGGGCCGCTTGCGCTGGTAAAAACTGGTTGCCGGGATCATATGGGCAGAAGAATTATAAAGATTTGAATAAAGAAGAAAAAGGTATTGTTGATTCATTTGAAGGGGAGGAAATTTATAGTAAGTATGTTGGTGCTCCTCTTCTACCTGAAAATAAAATGAATTTTTTGTTGGAGTAACAAATGAAAAAGAAAATCAGATTTTGTGAATTCACAGGAGATAAGAATCACGTTTGGGATGAAGAGAACTACAAAAACTTATGCCAATACGCCGGGTTCTCTTATTGTACTTTGCACAAGAAGCCTCTTGGGGAATATAATGGGTATCGAGTCTGTTGTAAGGGATGCACAACCCCTGTTCAAGTTAAAGAATGTTGTAAGGAATAAATTACCTTGACAATTTGGGATTAAGTTCGTAAGATATATTTAAGAGGAATTTAAAAGGAGACCAAAATGAAAATCACACGAAAGAAAGCAGACGCCATAAATATTCAATCTTTAATTGACGAAGCCGAAGTTCTTGATTCAACTATCAAGGAAGCGGAAAAGAAACTTAAGCCCTTAAAGGAGCAGATTAATAAATACATTGAAACCGGACATTCCGTAACAGAATTGCAAGCCGGGGCAACCGAAACCATTCCGGGCCTTAATTCTTATCTTAAATTTGTAAGCTGTGAATCCAGAGAAGACGCTGATCCAGAAAAAGTATTTAAGGAAATGGATAAAATCGGTAAAGCGGATCGTTTTTTTGATACTGTAAAAGTGTCCGTAAAAGATGCAGCGGAAATTTTAGGTGCTGAATTAGTTAAGACTCTTCGTCCATTGAAGGCAAAGCCTTATTCTATTCGGTTGTCTTTCTCTAAGAAAGGGTAGCTTGGTTTTGAGCACGGGCGCAGAAATGCCGTGCATCCAATTATCTGAAAAGGTTGGCCGACAAGTACAGGGGAACCCAGATAATCCAAGGCGGTCAGGATCACACTTACCTGATGCCTTGCTCATTTTAATAGGAATAGGAATGATTATGGCAAAGATTAATCGGTATTCTGAAGTATTTCTGGGCATATTTTTGTTTTCAGGAATTATCATCACGAGTATCGTAGTTGTTTATATAGCAGTGTCATCTACTACACAAAAAATTACGGCAGGGCAAGTGTGGATTTATGATTCGTGTGTAGATGACCCATTTAAGAATCCATGTCCAGTTGAAAATGAAGTTCTTGATATTAAAAATGGATACATTAAATATAAAAGCCTAGAAACTGGAATAATAGAGAGTAGCAGTATACGCTATTTTCTGATTGACTCTACGATTAAGAAATAGGTGAAATAATGGAATGCCTAGAGTGCGGAAATAATGAAGTTAAAATACTTTATAAGGATGACAGAGGGACACCTCTGTCATCGAAGCCATGTCTTTGTATCATCTGTAAAATGAGTCTAATGGAGGAGATTATAGATTACCTTGAAGAGGAATTATGTAATCTTAGAACAGAGTACGAAAAGCTCGGAAAATTAGAGAAACAAAATAATCCTTGACAAAAGAACTAACATTTAGTATCCTTTAGTCAAGAGAAGTTTAAAACAGGAGCTAGCAATTAAAACGAGTAGTTAAAATTAAACCGAAACAGGTAGGAGGAAAATCATGGCAAATCTAACCGTAGTTGAAAAAACCATTCATCAGATTCAAGAAGAGAGGGTTTCCAAGAATTTCCGGTTGACTACCGGAAGGCTGAATCAGGTTTTTGAATTTCTCAAAATCCCGTATACAGCATCAAGTCGTTTAGTCGGTAAGGGCAAAAGGGCTTATGATCTGGAAAACAACAAGGGCCAGCACGTTTCATTTGATTCCATGAAGGAATTGGTCTTTGAAACCCCGATCAAGGCAGCTATTGAGAAAAGGGTAGTATCTCAGGTAAGTAAGAATGGGTTCTTCGCTGATATTTCTAACAGTATCAGTAAGATTAAGCCCATGAAAGCCAAGAAGTTAGGAAAGACACATGCGAAGGCTGCATAACGAAATAAACTAGCTCCTAAAGCCGTTACTATCTAATATTGATTAAAAGATAGTAACGGCTTTTTATTTATTCAAGTGGTGATTTTATTTTTTGAGGAGTATAAATGCTTATAAACCCAGTAGTTGCAAACCTACATAACTTAAAAACGGACAGATTTCATCCCATATTGTTTCGGGAAGCTCCCCAACCGAGTTATTCACCAGGAGATAAACTAGTTCGTTCAAAATCAGTAGGCCATCACACAATAGGCTTTGATCACCGAAACGAGGCTATTTCAGAATGTGAGCGCATTGCTGAAAGTCAGATTGGTTCAAGATTATGTGTTCGTAAAGATTTTGTCTGGGATGGTGAAGAAACTCCAGCAATGGTTGTTTTCTTTGGCCAACAAGACGGAGAGACAATTCCTGTTTTATAGAGCCTAATAAATGCTATGTAGGGGAGAGGGGAATGGAGCTTGAATGGGTTGGTGTTTCATTGGTTTGTTTCTTTGTTGCTTGTTTATTAATTCCAAGTGCTAGACATAAAGATGAAAAAATTATAGCGTTTGTAATTGGTGGCCCGTTGATGTGGGGATGGTTTTTAGTTTTCTTTTGTTTAGGGGTTGTTGAGGGAGTCAGAAGCAAGAGTGATATCGAGGAATAGCCAAATTTGCGATTGCATGGCACCCTACACTGTTTTTAAATAGTCCCGTGTAGGGTGCCATGGTAAGGAATGGAAACGTCTTAAAATTGATTTTAGAGGGCGATATGAAATTACAAGTAATGAAAACTAAAGAACCAAACATAAAATGTTATTTATTGCGTTTTGTTTGTGGTCCTGCTGGAATTTTAGATGGGGTTATAGAAACCGTAACGTTTGGTAAATATAGTTTTTGTTTTAAACTAGAAATAGCAAAACTATTGGCAAGGGCAAGAATTTATGGATAACCACACAGAAGAAGTATTTAAAGAACTGATTATTGAATATAAAAATAAATTCAATACCACAACCATGTACGGTATCAGTATCGAAGAATTAAATAAAGAGCAATTGATGGCTTGTGTATGCTGGATGGGTGAAGAAATGAATAGAATCAGGTCATCTTTTGACAAAGAAAGAAAAATGCTTAAATTATTCTGGAATCATTAAAATGAAACAAAGAAGAATTAAAGATTTAACGCCATGTAAAGAATGTGGAATGCTAACTACTCCAACAGAATATCATCCGTATGCGGCATGTCTTATGTTCAAGGCGTGTCATGATTCCAATACGGTTAGAGATAATCTTGATTTTATTTTGAATAAGAAAATAAAATATAAATACGAGCCAAGCGATTGGTTTGGTAAAATGGGATATAATTTTGGCTATGATAAAATAGAAATGGCGTTCAGGGCTGCAAGGGAAATAAGGGAGTAATTATGAAACAGAGAACAAAATACTTGACATTGTGCGCTGTGCTATGGTTTAGTTCCTTATTCTTTTTTCTGTACCTTGCTTCTAAATGTGAAGCTCAAGAATATACCGAACCAGATGAATATTATTTTAATGTGCCTAAGTTGATTGATTGTCAAACAATTAGGATTGACGAATCATTTATTGGTAAGAAAGTCAGGGAACAAACCGTATGTTTCTGGAAAATTAAGATTAGAGATCAAGAAATGATTATGTGGAAGGAAATTGGTAAAGATAAATTTGGATTTGTGGGGGTAAAATGATGGAAATTATAATTGGTGAATAAGGGGACAATAATGAATAATCTCAAACCAGTTACATTCTACCAGACTCAATGGCAATTATATCTAATCCCTTATAAGATGAAGAGAGAATGTCAACAAGCTCCGTTAGATTTATTCTGCAAATATTCTCATACATGGTATCAAGTAAAATATGATTTGCTTGGGTTGGATTTGAGAGTTGGTGAATGGGATGAAGCAAAAATTAACCTTGAAAAGTATCTTGCCGATTGTGAAGAGAAGGAATTGGAATTTAAAAGAAATGAATTAAGGATTGTGGAGCGGGAAGCAAAGGCGAGTATAAATAAATAATTTAATTAAAATGAGAGAAAATAAATTGAACTTAGCTAAAGAAAAGCCACAACCAATAGTGGAGGAGGCTGGACTTGGGTTATTGGAGATTTAAATATCGTAATTTGATGGCTGAATTTTGGTTGTGGATAGGAAGATGCTCAAAATGTCATACTGTAAATGGAGTCAAAGAATGTCGGATCTGTCAAGGTTTCGGGATTATGTGGTTCAAAAGGTGAATAAATGAAACAATTACAAATTATTGATCCAGAGAGAACACTAACTTGTCTTTCTAATCTTTTATCGGAAATACAAATAGCTGGAGGAGCAGTCCAGTACTTTAGTTGGGAGAGATTGAAAGAAATGTCAGTGGCTGAATTGATTATTACCCTTGGGCAAAATAATATAAAGTTTAGGTATGAAAGGGGCGAATAGGTGGAAGAAGAAACAAAAAATTTAGTGTTTGCCTTTTTAAATCAATCGCCGATAATTAATAATAATGAACAAATTGATTTAAATGACTTAGTAAGTATGGCAAAATTTCACAAAGATAAGGTCAAATTACTTTTCGATAATAGAAAATCTTCCCTTTTTCAAGTAGCCCATAGGTGTTTCAGATGCAATAAAGAAGTCCATATATTTAAAGATAATATAAGTATTCTTAAATTTATAAACGCAATTAGGGGAAATAAGAAACCTCAAGAGGCGTTTAAACAAACGATTGGTTCAGGTATATGTCAATCGTGCTGGGATATTATTGAAAAAAATAAAGAGGAAAAAGAAAAAGCGGAGAAAGAGAGGATAGAAGAAGATAAAGAGAGGATAAAAGAAGAGACTTATGAGTTTATTTTTAATTATTTAAATCCAAGAATAAAATTAGACAACGGCGTAAAACACTTCGAAAGACTTTCTTTGTTGCGAGAGATGAAGAGAAAAATTGATTGGGAATGGGTTGTTGACGAAGCTAAAGATCTTGCTTATAAATATTATGTAAAAACTCCATATTGGCAGATTATCAGTACAGAAGTTAAGAAAAGGGCTGATTTTAAGTGCCAATTATGTAACCATAAAGGTTTTGACTTAAACGCTCACCATAGTAATTATAAAATTTTAGGGTACGAGTTAGATAACCTAAAAGAACTGATTTGTTTATGTACTAAATGTCACAAGAAACATCATGGGATTGGGGAATCTGAATGAGCGAATTTATTGAAGTTCCAATTCTAATCAATTTTGATCAAGGCGAACTGCCAATTGGAAGTGTAAAAATTCTGAAATCTAAGCTACCAAATACCCCCAACTGGTGTTTGTCTTTAGGTTATAGGATTGACGGGGACAATTATGATTTAAAATGTCTTTCTATTGTTAACGATAATTCGTATAACAAATATTTAGAAGAACAAGTTAAAATTAAGCCAACACGAACTCCCAAAGGAATTCCACAACGCACACCTAAAGGAACTCCAAAACACAAACCAGTTGAATCAATCCCTACAATTCCAAAACAAATTCAAAGAACATTAAAACAAAAACCTCCAGCACCTAAACCATTGCCAAAAGTACCAGCCCATATACTGGAATTGATTGAATACTGGAATTCAAAAAAAATTGTTCACCATAAATTTCCAAATACGAATACCTACAAAGAAGCAGTAAAAATGTTGAAGAAATTATTGAGTGCTTCTTTCTTTGATAAAAATGGAAAATTTGGTGAATATGCAGATAGAGTTTTTACTGTAGAAGAAATAAAAACAAGTATTGACAATTTCGCTTTAGCTGCTCTTAATTATAATTATATGCCACTCAATGGGTATAAGAAGGCGCTGCAAAAAACGGGATTGCCTAGTTTTCTACATAACTCTTATGGTTCAGAAGAACGATCATACTTTTTAGAGTATTTGGATAAGAAGCCAGATTTAGCTAAAGTGTCTGGGTATTTGATGGATGATGAAGATCCAGAAGTTACCATTCAGTTGAAGAAAGAATATTTGCGCATAACCAAAAAAGAAAAGATAAACGGTATTGAGGATATTCAAAAAATTAAATTCGATACTGTTGAAGAGAATAAATTCAGGATTGCTACGAAGAAGTTAAACGCTTTTTATAAAGAAAATAAAAAGAAATTTTCTTCGTGGTGCGCTGGTGAGTTGTATAGCGGTACAATGGCGTCAAAGGGGAAAAGAGCACAATATTTCCTTGAATTTATCTTTAAGAGTAAAAATGAAGAAGTTTCGAAAATTTGCCCAGGAAATTTGTGCAGTGATTATAGCTTGGATAATTTTGCGAAATGGTGTAACGATCAGGGATTATTTGAGGGATAATTATCTTGACTTATTGGGTGTAGTTTAGTAAGTTGTGGGTGTTGAATACGGGGGTTAAATTAATTATACAATTTACTATGGAGAACAAAATGAAACTTGAAATTAATAGAAATGTAAAACAATTCAGGTCAGAAGATTACAATTACGATTTTAATATGGTTACGGGAAAATTTGATAGATGGGGAAAAGATAAAAATGATTTTTAGATTTTATTATGGTAACAATACGATGATTATTCCTAGCGATATGGGAGAGTCTTATGTTTACGCTTATTTAGATCCTAGAAAAGATCCTCCAGAAATTTTTTATGTTGGGAAAGGTAAGGGTTACAGGTATAAAAACATCTTCATGAATCAAATTTAAAACAAAATAAAAATTTTATAAAAGACAATAAAATCAGATCTATCCTTAATGACGGCCTTACTCCCAAGATAGTTAAGTTAAAAACAAATTTAAGTGAATATAGAGCATATGAGATAGAGGCTAAACTAATTAATGAAATTGGGACGCTAAAAGATAAAAAAGGACCATTAACAAATTTACAGAAGAATGGTCCCAACCGGATATACGATGATTCCGATAGAAACAAATCAATATATCAAAAAAATAGGAGAAGCAAATAAATTGAGGTGTAAAGATCCTACTTCTGGGTATAATTCGGAAGAAGGTAAGAAAAGGCGCAAGGATAGGTTGAAGGGTAGTGGGAATCCTCGTTATGGCGATCATAGAAAATTTGATGAATTGCACGGACAGGAGAAATCTAAAAGGCTAAAAGAGATTTGTAGGAATAATACCCAAGGTTTCAAAAACCCAAATGCGAAAGAATGGGTATTTGTTTCGCCAAGCGGAGATATAATAAAGGTTAAGGGAGAAGTGAAAAGGTTTTGTAAAGAAAATGGTTTATCTTATACCTCTCTAAAAAGATATGTAAATAAAGTGTTTGACCCTAAAATTATTCATGAAAGATATAAAAATAAAACCTTAAATACAAAGGGATGGTGCTTATATGAAGCCGACTATTATTATAGAAAAAAATAAAAAGTTTTTTAGAAGTTCGGATGTTAATTATGATTTTAATATGGAAAATGGAAATACAAAAGTATGGGGAGAGAAAAAAAGCATCGATCCCGAATATTCTCCGTATGGGCCTTTTATTCTCGATTTAGAGGCATCTAGCATTTGTAGTTTTGGCTGCCAGCACTGTTATAAGTCCAATACATCTAACGGAAAACACATGTTATTTGATACTTTCAAGAGTATTATTGATAAATTTCCTAAATATAACAACATTCACCTACTTACGCAAACGGCATTTGGAATTGGCGATGTAGATGTCTCAGACGAATTATGGAAGATGATGGAATACTGTAGAGAAAATACAATTATCCCTAATGTCACAATAAACGGCGATAGATTGACGGACGATATTGTAGATAAACTTTCTTCTCTGTGTGGAGCAGTTGCGGTTTCTCGCTATGCGGATAAAAATATTTGTTACAATGCCGTTAAACGATTGACTGATAAAGGTATGACCCAAATAAATGTGCATATGCTCATCAGCGAAGAAACTTATAGACAAACGCTAGAAACACTCAGAGATATAAAGAGTGATCCAAGACTTGAGAAATTAAATGCGATTGTTTTTCTTTCTCTAAAACAGAAAGGTCGTGGGACTAATTACCACAAACTGAGTACTGAAAAATTTAGCCATATTGTCAAGTACTGTTTATTCAATGACATAAGATATGGCTGTGATTCTTGTGGTGCAAATAAATTGATGGATATGTTTAGAGATTGGGGTATTTTGAAACATTTTGAACAGTCTATTGAGCCTTGCGAAAGTGCATCTTTTAGCTCTTATATCGATGTAAATGGTGTATTTCATCCTTGTTCTTTTTCAAATAAAGAAACGGATGGGATTGACATGGCAGGTGTAAATAATTTCTTGGAGGATTTATGGTTTAAGAAATCAACTTGTATTGAGCGAAATAAAATTCAAGGCAATAATAGGTCTTGCCCATATTTTGATGTGTAATTAAAGGAGATTTAAATGAAGTCAAGAAACTTTTTCGTAAGTAATTCAAGTTCTTCAAGCTTTATCATCGGAGTAAACAAAATTCCTGAAACTCCAGAAGAAGCGGCAGATGTTTGGTTTGGCGATAAACAAGATTCTGTAAGTATTTCGGTTTTGCGTGGAATATTTGAGGGACTAAAAGAATTCCCATTAGATTTAGAAAAATTAAAAGAATCAGCAGAAAATAAACCATGGGAAGAAATCAGCGGATACGATGAAGATAATGTTTTATCAGAATTGGCTAGTAATTTTTATTATTCAGAAGAATATGGTTCTGGGAATGGTTTCTTTTACTCTTCAAGGCCAACTCCTATGAAACAGTGGGCCGATAATGAAATAACGAAAAGAAAAATTAAACAAGACGATTATAGTGCGAAATATAAGGTAGAAAAAGAATGGTTCGACCTTCCAGAAGTAAGAGTTAGGTTCGTTAAAATAGTAGATGAATTTATTTCTGAATTTAAAGAATATAAACTTTTCATGGTAGGTGAGTTCGGAGACGATACAGAATTAGGGCGTGAAATTGAACATGATTTCAATTGGGAAAAATATTTTACTTATAGACAATTCAGTCACCATTAATTAAAGGATATTAATATGAAATCGAGAAACTTTTTCGTCAGTAACAGTTCAAGTTCTTCATTTATCGTAGCAGTAAACGGAGACAATCCAAAGGTTAAATTGGAAATTGAGGTTGATTTGCGGACATATTCAAGGGATACAATTAAAACGGTTGAAGAATTAGCACGTTATTTTGTGGAAGGATATTGTTATAGTGCCGAAGAGATGTTAGAAGATGATAGATATAATCAGGCCAAGGCTGCTATTCAAGGAGGAAAGGTAATTCTAATGGGTTCGTTCAGCAGTAAAGAAGGTGGGGTAGAAAGCTTTCTATGCAAGAATGGATTAAACAATATCGGTTCAAGTGATATGGTTGTTATCGAAAGTGAGGGAGGTTATTAATTATGAAATCCAGGAACTATTTTGTAAGCAACTCAAGTTCAAGTTCTTTTGTCTGTGAAATTTGTAGTGCAACTGAATCAGGTTGGGATGCAAGTCCAGAGGATTTAGGATTCGCTGAATGTGTCAACGGCCATGTGATTTGCGATGAGCATTTATTGAATGAAGACCAATCGGAAAACGGGTGGGGAGATTCTTGCTACTCTGAATCTTCATGCCCGATTTGCCAATTTAAAGAAATTTCTTATCCGGGAATAGCAAAATATCTTCTAGAAACTTATGGTATTGATAGAGATATTGTGTTCGAAAAAATTAAAGAAGTAAATAAACGTAGAAAGAAATTATACGACCACGAATATGTTGAGTACGTTTTTAAAGAAAAAGGGCTGAATGACGAAACGATGCTTAATGATTTAAAAAATAATTTCGGTACTTATTCAAATTTTATTAACCGCAAACAAATCAACTAAAGCAAAACTAAAGGAAGCAAAATGAAAACACAACTAATTAAGTACATTCGTAAAAACGGGAATCCAGTAGGGTGTTTTATCGCCATTAAGAGCCAAGATGACGGAGTCCGTATCGGGTGGTCAAAGTATTCTAAGCTTGAAGAAAAGTCATTTAGCAAGGAAGAAGCCAAGAAGCTAGCTCTTAGTCGGTCAAAGACTAGCTTCCTCTTCACCATGCACGAAGAGTGGAATACACATTGGAAGGATTGGTCTATGACGATTGTTCCTAATTTCCCTCCTTCAATGCGTAGCGAATTGCTGGAATTTAATGAGCGTGTTTTTAAATTTTTCAAGGTGGACGAAATTCAGAACTATATGTTTACGAAAACCCATGATAAAGAAAAAGTACAAGTTGGGCGATTGGCTACTGGTGGATGGGTTACGTTTGATTTAAGTACAAAGGGAGTTGGCGGGTATATTAAATAAATGAACGAATATCCTCCAGAAAAATATTCTGAAATTGACATTATCGACTTTTGTCTGAATTATTTTAGTAGACATAGCGGTTGTAATATGGTAGAAAGTAATTACTCTTTTAAAGAGATAGAATCTGTATTTGATAAATGGGTTCAATAAACCATACAGATGCTTAAAATTTGATGCGCATAGGCGCTTAATTTAAACGATAAAAAGCACGGCGACAAATGTAGGTTAAATTGAGGGAGTAGGTGATTAAATGTTTATGTACTTATCTAAGAAAGAAGCGGCAGTAATAACATCTTTAGTTGATCGTGTTCTTTATATTGAAAAAGAACTAAAGCAAATGAAATGTCAGCACGGAGAAGTTGAGTTCTCCTCTTGCTTTTCGCATTATTCGGATTGGACACCTAAGTATATCTGGTGTTTATCATGTAAGAATTGTGATAAAACCTTAAACACCTATGAAACAGAAAAAGAATTTAATTCAGCAAAGGCAACGTATCTTAGAAAACAAGCTGACGAATTGGAGAATAAAATATGAGCTTGTCATGTTATTGCGCAGAGTGGGAAGGAGATGGGTGGTTTTACATCCTAGCCGAGAAAGTGCTTACCGAAGGATATGGTAATGTTCCGCCAGAAATGGAATACTTCTTTCCTTTAAATACTAAAAAATCAAGAAAGTGTTGTTCATGCGGAGCGAAAATTAAAGTAAATGATCTATCTTTGCGGTTTAATAGGTGGCGCGGGCCTACGGAATTTGAAGAAGATAAGTTCGGATACACAGAGGTTAAAATATCTCCGTGGTTTATGTGTGAAAAATGTGGAGAAATTTACTTAAATCTGGAAGCACTTGGATTTTGCATCAATATAGAAGAGAATATGAGTGGGCTATTGGAAGATTACCGAGAAATGCAAAAAGATTGATTAAGGAGTCGTTTATGTGGGCAATTATTTTTTTGATTACTTGTGTAGTGGAATTAATTATTTGTGCTTATGCTTTAATTAGGAATCAGTGGGTGTTCAATCAGAGAAGAAAAATTATTAATAGTAGTACATTTGAAAATGGGGAATTTCATCCATTTAGCGATCTTCCAACATGTGAAGAAATGCTAGATGGCCATGGATTCTGTAAATGGGATATTAATTATTATCTTTCTAAGAAATGAGTACTTAAATGCAAAATTATAACGACAAATTTAAAGAAATGGGGTGGTATGGTGGAGTAAAACCTGGCTTTTCTAACGCAGATATTTATTGGTGGAAGAAATATAATACAGAGACAAGATGTAAATGTAACGATGATAAACCAGGAATTCAGATCCTCGTTTATGGGTGGGATATTAAATACAGCAGTGAGGAACACAAAGAATTTGAAATAGAATTATGTGCAGAGCCGAAAGATGGAGAATGGGTTACTTTTAAAGTATATGGAATTAAAGACGAGAGTATTTTTGATGTGCTGGAAGTTCAAATTCAGAAATTAATTAGTGCATGGGAAGCGATCAATAATTGAGGTAAATTATGCAAAACAAATCACTAATATTATTCGGACTAGGTTTTTACATTTTATTTGCTTTCGCCTTCATGCAATCCGAAAAAAAAGCCGATTCACTCCAAGAGCAAGTCAATACCCTAACAAACGAATTAGACGAAAAGTTTAACCTGGATTTTTATTGGATTAGCCCAGAAAATACTAAAAAATTATCCGATGAAGAAGAACACATCCTTGCTTTAAATATTTATTTTGAATCCGGGGTTGAAGATTATTCTGGCAAAATTGCTGTTGCTCAAGTGACATTGAATAGAGTAAATTCAAATAAATATGGCGATACCGTAAAAGAAGTGGTATACTCTCCTAGTCAATTCTCCTGGACCCTTAAAGAACGAGAAAACCCAGAAGGTGTTTTATGGGAAGAGAGTAAACGTGCCGCTAGAGACTTTAACAAGGGATTAAGAATAAAAGAATTAGATACTTGTACTTCGTATCATGCTGATTATGTTAGCCCGAAGTGGGCGAAGTCTTGTGACCCTGTAGTCAAAATTGGGAAACATATTTTTTATAAGGGGTGAGGGTGTGATGGCTGGAATCGGAGAGAAGTGCGAATTTTGTGGCGATGAAATTGATGAAACAGCCTTTTGCGATAACTGTACTATGGAATTACACAACCAATGTACAGATTTCCACATGGATTATGGGCCGTTATGCCCGTACTGTTATGAATCTCTGATTGATTAAGATATTAAGGATAAATTATGAACGCGAAAGACTGTGAAAATATAGGATTGATCTTAGCCGCGTCTCACGCCACCGAGTACGTTAGAGAAGAATTTTTTAAACTTGACCCTCGGATACGGGAAGAGCACTTTGCTTTTGCTCACGGAGAGGCCCAGCAAGAGGCCATTGAGGATAGGATGACTGAAATACTCTGTGATAAATTTGGTAAAAACTACGGGATATTGAAGGCATGTGACAAGGAAGAGTACCGTAAAGCACGTGAACAAGCCGCACGTGAAGTTTACAACGAGGACGATTATGAATAAAATCCCAATAATCCACAAGAAAGGTCCGCAAACCGCCGAAAAATATCTAGGCTTTGGGAAATATGCAAGAATAAATGCTCCCCTATGTGTGGGGGCAAAAGCTTTATACGATGGGAAATCTTTCTATACCCACAGAGAATGGAGATTTGTTACTTGTAAGCATTGTTTAAGGAAACGGGATAAAGGATAAATTATGAGCTATTCAGTAGTAGGTAAATTCGCAAAACAGAAAAGTATTGAGAAAGAAAAATTTTCTAACGGAAATGACACACAAGACGAAAATCAATACTGGTGTGGAACTTGTCAAACGTAACGTGCTCTGGTGGCACGTTACGTTTTATGAAACACACGACACTCGTTATGGCGGTTGTGGAAACGAAGTTTGTTGATTTATAAGGGATTGGATCATGTTTGAAGACAATACAGCTAGGATTTTATAGGTACAATGTCAGCTTTGGTTCTTTCTAGATTAGTTGGGTTATATTTTATTGTATTCAATATGTATACAGGGAATAATGTATCGATAATTTTGTGGGCGCTGGTTGTTATTTTCTTATACGCGTCAATAAATAATTGTTACCAGATATTTAAATCTTCATAAGGCATAGCCAAAATGAATATAGAATCGAAAGAAATTGAAGAAGTCTGTAAATCATGTGGAAATAAATTCTGCCATTGCAGAGATTGTTATATACAGCACGAAGCGTTTGTATGTGATGCTCCCTGTTGCTTTGAAGATACATTAGAGAGCGTTACGAATTGCAATGCAAGTTGGATGAAGAGACAAATCAGAAAATTAGGGGAGTGTAATGATTAGATACAAAACATATACAGAAGAAGTAAAAAGGCCAGAATTAATTACTTGTGATATTTGTAAGAAAGAATATGACTATGATAATTGGATTGAGTTGCAAGAATTCCACTTTGTAAATTTTGTAGGTGGATATGGTAGTGTATTCGGTGATGGGAATACAATACGGTTAGATATTTGCCAACATTGCTTACTTGAAATGATTAATAAATATATCTGATTAAACTGGGTAACCCAATGGAACTAGAAATAAAACATATAGATACCGAAGTTACAGTGAATGAATTGGGATGGGGTCCGATGCTCAGAATTTCCCTGTCGGACCGAATTCAAGAAGATGGGACGTTAAAGAAACAATTAGTAGTTGGCACATCATCTTGTCTGAGTGGGGATTTTGATTCATGCGAAGCTCAAGCAAGGGCATATGTAAACGCGTTTGAATTAGCTCGGAAAGTTCTGTTATCTGAGAGCAGACCATGACAGATTTAGAATTATTCAAACAGTTTTATTTTCAGATTGGTATCAATTTAAAACAATATCAAGATTCTCCCGACAATACCATAATTTATAGAATCGGCGCAGATGATTACGACGATAATGGTGTAAATCATTCTAGTAAATTTGTCGGGTATTTTAATTTCTATTCGAGTATTGAGTTCACACCAGATGGTAAATTTGTTAAACAAGGATTTTGGGAATAAATAATTTATAGGATAAATATGAAAGTTTTAATAACAACAATTTTAATAATTCTTTTTACAACAAATATATGTTTAGCAGATAATGAATACCGTGACATTAATACGAAAGTAGAGAAAAAGAATTTAGGCCAACCAATACATGCCTTAATAGGGGGCAGGTATCACATTTTGGATTTTTGAATATTCTGATCTGCCTTGGTATCAAACAGCATTAATTTCCGTATTGACTTCTTTATCTGTAGGAGTACTTAAAGAATTAACGGATAAGAATTTTGACGCAGAAGATTTAATTGGTTATTGTGTTGGGTCTATGTTGGTATGTGTTTTTAAATTTTAATTAAGGAGAATTATGTTAAGCACAAATGATTTCAAAGGAACAAAAGCAACGCTTCAAACACAATACGGCATTGTTAGTATTGAGATTCCAAAGGGCAATTTGAATATCCAAGAATTATGGGAAGAAATTATTAGCCCATTATTGCTTGGTGCTGGATATGGGGAGAGTATTATAAATGGATTGTTTGACATTGAAGGCAAATAAATGAAAGTAGAATGGATTTATTGTCAGCATTGTGGATATGAAGATTTTGATGTTTTCGTGGCATATAGCAGGTCAGTTGCGAACGGAGATGTTTATCTTTGCCCTGCATGTAATAAAGAAACAATGAGCGTTGAGACGGGAGAGGAGTGATGACGCAATTGAAAGTAAGAAAAGACCTAATATACAGTGCTTGTTCAAGTTATATTCATGCTTTTATGAAGAAGAGAGGAGATGAATTTAAGAAAACAGTTAAATATTATATGCTAAAACAACCGGGATTCTTTTCAAGAGTATTTTTAAAGAAGCAGAAAATGACTTTTAAAGAAGCTGCTATTTATGCCAAGATCTATGGAACCGAGCCTGATTTCTGGTTGACTAAACCGTGGAAATACTGGTATGAAACATCGATTCAAGATGCTAGAAATCTTATTAAGGCGTGTGAGATTGATTGTGAAAATTATGTTATGTTGAGTACTGATGACGCAGCGTTTGTGAATAAATGGTGCAATAAGGGGAACAAATGTTAATTATTACTGGCGTTAAAACAAATAATGGTTATTATATTTCAAGTGACCCTAATGGGGATTCAACGTATTACAATAATGCATTAAATTCTTATTTCATTAATGGGGAACGTCCAGAAACGACGTTCCATAAAAATTGGGTATTCGTAAAAGAAGAGCCAATTACATTATATAAACTGGTTAAACAACCAAGAATAAATCACAGGTATGAACTCAAAAGTGATTTAGAATTCATAGATATTTCTAGTCTCCCTAAAATCCTCCCAAAGAGTGAGGTAATGGAGCAGAATAACGATTACTGTGAATGGAAATCTGAATTTAAACACCTTCAAGGATTCTATGAAGAATTGTCAGATGAACAACCCGATGCAGAAGAACAAATCGAATTTACTTATAAAACTATTTTAGAGATTCCAGATATTAAAAACTTAGAAAATTACAATAATTTTAGAATTGAAAACATTCAGCACCAATTACTAGACAAAATTGTATTCCCGTCTATTGCTCTTCCTAATCAACCCTGTAATTTATCAAGCAAAGAAAGCTATGAAATCGTAAGAGAATATGTCAAACAAAACATTAATGGTAAATATGCAAGGGTCACTTCTGATTATGATTTTTGTTTTACTGTAAAGAAGGTCGTTCCTCTTAATGATATCATACATAATAAAATAGAGATTAAGAAAGATAACGGGACTTCTTATAAAAATAGGAAATATAAGGAGAAGTTCATTAAGGACAGAGAAATAGAAGTATTTGATATGACTAGCGATAAGGATAGATACGGAAAGTATACTGTTCTTCCAGGGTTTGAAGGTAAAGACCATCAAGATTTAAAGAATAATATAGACAAATATCTTTCTGAATTGATTACAATGATTAATGAACCGCTAAAAGAATGCCCTCATTGTAAGGGTTTTGGTGTAATTATTGAGGAAATAGTAGGAGAATAAGAAGGTAAAGAAATGACAATTTATAGAAATATCAAGGATGGTAAACTTTATACTGTGTCAATGGGATATTGCGGTAAGTATACTGGGGATTTGTGGTTTATGGAATCATACAATACTGGTAAAATATGCACTCAAATAACAGAACAATATTTTAATAAATATTTAGTACCATTCGCGGAGAGGTAAAAATAATATGAATTACCACAAATGCTTAATATGTAAATATATTCAATTGGATGATCAACGACCACTATCAATGCTAGCTGGAAATCATTTAAATATTTCTTTTAATTGTCATAACTCTGGTTTGATAGATGCCTATGGGCAATTGCCGCTTGTCAATTCCATGATTTTTGATTTAATCACCGACGAATGTTGGGTCGATGGCGGGGAACTAGTTCCACCTAGCGGCTGTATTAATTATTGTAAAAATCAATTGGTTAATCAAGAAGTCGAGAACTATATTGATTTGGGGCTAAAGAAATAAAATGAATTACCATAAATTTGAAGAAAAACTTCTAGAACTATTGATTTTTACTGAATACGAAAAAGAGAATCCGATCAATGTCAATACTTGCACTGCTGAATCTATAAATATTATCCCTCATAAAGCAAAAGAGTATTATCTACATAATGTCAATTTTCATGCTAGAATTAATTACCTAGTATCTAATATTGTTAAATTGGCAAAGGGGTTGGAGAAAGATTGCGGTGGCTGTGAGCGTTTATCCCAAGATACAGAAAATGACCATAAGAATTATTGCATGTCGGATGATAATGCGTATTCAATTGGGAGTGTTTCTGATACTCTAGTCAAGCCCAATTGGTGCCCTAAGATTATGGACAAATGAATATGTCAATAATTCATAAAAATTGTAGAATAGCCTATGGAACAACAAGGGTAGTATTTCTAATAGGAAAATATGCGTTTAAAATCCCAAGTATTATGTATGAATTCCGCTTGTTCTTATTGGGGCTTTTAGCTAATATGCAAGAAGTTCAATTCAGTAAAATTAACCAACCAGAACTTTGCCCAGTTTTATTTTATATTCCATTTGGATTTCTAGTGGTAATGCCTAGATGCGAACCTTTAACAAGAGAAGAATTCTTTGAAATGGATGCCGAGAATTGGTTACTACGAGAAGATTACACAATTCCGGCAGAACCTAAATTGGATTCGTTTGGTAAGTACAAAGGTAAAATAGTCGCTGTGGATTATGGAAATTAAAACAGGAGGTTATAAATGAAAATCAAGGTAGAATGTGTTTTAGAATTTCGGAATAAGGGATGTGATACAAGATACTGCGTCATTTGCCCACATAATAAGAATAGGAAATAAAGACTTTTAATATTTTTAACTAAAGATAGATAAAATAATTAAAGTTTATGCAAAGAATGCCGATAAGGTACTAGGAGGTTAATTATTTGAAAGATTACATGAATGATAACAATTTAAGCCCAACGGCGAAGAGAATCCTTTACAACTTAATTCTATCTGGCAAAAAATCCAGTAAAAATAATGTTGAGATAGGGAAAATAATTGATAAAAATCCAGTAACGGTAAGCAAAGCAATTAGTTCATTAGAGAATAATGGGTATGTAACGCTAAATTATTATAGGAAAACTAGGAGTATTGTGATTTGTGATTAGGTTGGTTAATAATAATTCTTGGGAGAGAAAGGCGGTTAAAATGTATAAACAGAACGAGGAAAGTTTATAATATATGGCAATTTCAATTAGTGGACGTAAGATCGACCAAGAATCAGAAAAAAATATAGCAATCAATCTCATAATCGATGATGATTTTTGTAAAGCAATTCTACCCATTGCCAAACCAGAATATTTTGATACCCCTCATATCCGCAAAATATTCCTTTGGATTCAAGAGTATTATAATAATTATAAGTCAAGCCCTGGTAAATATATTCAGGATATTTTTAATACTAAAAAAGGTAAATTGCAAGCAGAAGATGCAGAGATTATACAAGACCTACTTGAAAATCTATCGAATAAGTTCATTGAAGAAGGAGAAAAAAGGAATAGTAAATATTTCATTGAACAAGCTATACCATATCTTAAGAAACAATCGTATATCAAATTAGCTGATAATATCTCAAGTTATGCTAAACTTGACCAAATAGAAGAAGTAGAAAAACAAATTAGGAATCATAGAAAAGTAACGGAATTGACTTCTGGTTGCGTAAATCCTCATGATGCTGATTTTATCAAGGAGACGTTTAAGGCAAAAGTAGAAGATATATTATTTACCATTCCTGGTCCATTAGGTACTTTAATTAAGCCGGAAAAAGGGAGGTTGATTGCGATCATGGCACCACCAAAGTGCGGCAAGACCTGGATGCTGCACTTTTTGGGCTTGGTTGCTCGAATGAACAGGCTACGCGTTTTTGAGACGAACCTAGAAATGTCCGCCACTAAGATTAATTACCGTGATCTTAAAATGATTACTGGACAAGGCGATGAATCAAAAGAATATGAAATTAGTTGCTTTGATTGTAAAAAAAATCAGTTAGGGATATGTTCTAAAAGTATTAGAGCCAGTAAAATTCCACTCGTTAATTCTGTTGGAGAGATTCCAGAATTTTCAAATGCCCCGAAGGATTATGTTGTTTGTACTGCTTGTCGTGGAACTTCAGATTACCAAACGGCCAATTGGTTTTTTTCGCAATTTAAAGAAGAATTGACCGTCGATAAAGCAATTAATATGAGCCGAGGTTTTGGGCTAATGTACGGAAATGACAGGTATCGATTAAAATGTTATCCAAAGTTCGGGGTCGGTGTTGCTGAAATTGAGGCAGATTTAGATAATTTAGCATATAGTAGTGGTTTTTATCCTGACGTTTTGATCGTAGATTACGCGGATGTGTTGCGTTCTGTAAATACTGGAAATGACGTGAGATTTCAGCTTGATGAGATTTGGAAGAGCCTTTCCAGAATCGCCACAGAAAGGAATATTTTAGTTTTAACTGCGTCACAGACGAACCGAACGGGAGCAGGTATGAAAAATATTAGCGGTCTGCAAATAGCCGAAGCCTTCACCAAACTAGCCCACCTCGATTCTTTGATCGTTTTGCAGAGCACTCCTACTGAGAAAAAGAACGGATTATTAAGAGCTTCTGTCGCATACAATAGAGAGGGAGACTGTGACCCGAATAATCAAATTTTAATTACTCAAAATCTTGCACTGGCGCAACCGTTCCTCGATAGTGAGTTTATGGGACATTCATATGAGGAGGATTAATTTATGCCGAGAAAACCAAGAGATTTAAGTGAGTATATTGGGCAAACTTGATTGGATGTTTAATTTTGACTAATACGATTAACCTAGGACAAGCCTTCATGATCTATCTTAAACAATAAGACTTCCTGCTTCCAAGATCGTTGCCTAAAGGTCTTACACAATCTCCACAGGCTTAACTCCCCCTAGACCCTAGGGTAGAAATGCGAAATTTAGAATATTGTTGGCGGCTAAAATGTCACGATCATGAATGGTTCCACAAGAACAGGTCCATTCTCGATCTTTTAAGGTGAGTGAATTGTTTAATACTCCACATACATTGCAAAGTTTAGAACTCGGTTCGAACCGTCCAATAGTCTTAACTTCTTTACCGGACCATTCTGCCTTGTATTCACAGAATGTTTTAAATGTTCTCCATCCTGCATCTTGGATGTGTTTTGCTAACCTGCGATTCTTGAGAAGTCCATTGACATTTAAATTTTCAAGACAAACTGCTTGGTTTTCGTCAATCAGTCTTTTAGATAATTTATGCAAGAAATCTTTTCGTGAATTAGTAACTCTTTCATGTAAAATGGTAACTTTAATTCTTGTTTTGTCTCGATTAGAAGAACCTTTCTTTTTGCGTGATAGTTTCCTTTGTGCTCGCTTTAATTGTTTTTCTAATTTCTTAAAATGTCGTGGATTATCAATCTTTTCTCCATTTGATAAGGTTGCGAAAGTTTTGATCCCTAAGTCAACGCCAATAGAGAACTCTTTAACTGCTTTAATCTTTGATGGTAATTCTTTTCTATCATCAACTAAAACTGAGGCATAGTATTTACCAGAAGGAACTTTACTAATTGTGACGGTTTTAATTTTACCTTCAAACGATCTGTCAATTTTTATTTTAATGTTTTTAATTTTGGGGATATTTAATTTATTTGTTTCAAAATTAATTGAACATGCCTGTGGACATTGGAAAGATTGGTTGTTTCTTTTAGATTTAAATTTAGGGAACCCTTTCTTTTCTCTAAAGAAGCGAGTAAATGCGTTATCAAGATTTCTTAGAGACATTTGAAGCGATTGGGAATTGACTTCTTTTAACCATATATTTTCAGATTTTAAAGAGGTTGTTTCTTTTGTTAAATCAAAGAAAGACAAGGTCTTTTTTGATACTTCATATTCTTTAACTTTGCGATTGAGGCCCCAATTATAAATAAATCTAGCGCAACCAAAATGCTTATTAAACATTTCCTCTTGACTTTTGTTGGGATATATTCTATATTTGAATGACTTGATCATGTTAATCCTTTTGCAGAGAATGAATCGTTTCTATAAATACCTTATCGGAATAATAGTATAAAAACTTTAATATTATTTGTAAACCTAGCCTTCCTAGACAGCGAATGGCTAGGTAACAATAACGATGAGGAATAATAAGGATTAAGTATGGAAACTAAATTAATAAACGGTAAAGTTATGAAGATGTTTGAAGTAAGCACAGAAGCTGTTTCTAATGAAGATCATTTTAAGCACGACTTTGAACAAATTATTCAGCATTATGCAATGATACTTGATGTTGAAGAAATGAAAGAATTTTCCGAAAACGTTATTAATTCTTATTTTTGAGACACTAATATGCACCAATACGACACAGAATATACATTTGAACCAGTTTGCCCGCATTGTGGTAAAACTGAACGGGATTCCTGGGAAATTGATTTCGGAGACGGAGCAGACGGAGACGCGACAATAACATGTTCTTCTTGTGAGAAAGATTATTCTTGTACTAGAAACGTAAATGTTAGTTATAGTACTAAATGGACTTGTTTTCGATGTTTCTTTTTGGATTTGGGATAGGTGGTTTAATTGGGAATAACTGGCGAAAATTCATTAAAGATTAAAATGAAATTAATAAAACTTCAAATGGCAGCGTATGTTTCTGATTATATTATTCAAGATTATGATAATATGATTGCAATTAATGAATTAATATTGGGTTTGTATCCAGACGGTACAGATATAAATAAAAGAATAACCGTAGAAAAATTTTATAGGAATAACCAAGTAAGGGTTTCTAAATTAAAATAAATTCACGGAGGCCACAAAATGGGCGTATCAATTCACCTCAAATGTGACTTGTGTAAAGAAGAGGATAACACTTACCTCTTAGGGGAAAACCAAGAACACTACGGCTGGACAGTTAATAACAATTACTGTATTTGTCCAGAATGTAACTCTAAAGTATTTGACGATCACGCACAAGGCCAAGCAGAGAAAGCTATCCATATAGAAAATATTCAGAAGTTGAAGGAGGAATAATGTATACAATAGAAATTACATATCAAACAGGTGATTATTTCGGCTCTCATGAAGAAACCGACATTGTAGGATATTCTTGGGACTCGCTGGATGATGCGAAAGAAAGTTTAAAAAGAATCAAAGAGCACTATTCGTACTATCAAGCAAAAAATAGTAGATATAGAGAAAAAGTCGATAAGCCAAACTATTATAAAGATGATTATTCGGTAGTAATCGTTGGAAATTCTAAAGATAAAGTAGAATCAATTTCTGCATTTTGGTGCGGATACTTTGAAACATTATATGAAGCAAAAATAATTGAAGAGGAAGACAACGATATGAGTTTTTCTTTTAGGTGAATAAAGTGAAATTAGAAGAAATCGGATTTTACACTCTTTCAGATGACAGGGCCATGAATTCAAGTGCTACTTCTCCTTTGTGGAGATGCGAACTAATTCTCACGGATGAATGCAATTTTAAATGTCCTTATTGTCGTGGTTTGCGTTCTGATATAGCGGGAGAATTGCCGTTTGATTCCGCTATGGAGACACTGAAATATTGGGTAAAAGATGGATTGAAGAATGTTCGTTTTTCTGGTGGGGAACCTACTCTATATCCAGGATTGGATTTGTTAATAAAATTTTGTAAAGAAAATAACGTAGAGAATATAGCTATTTCCACAAATGGATCAGCAGATATTGATTATTATAAATACTTAATCAAGTGTGGGGTAAATGATTTTTCTATTTCTCTAGATAGCGGCTGTTGCTCTATCGGGGATAAAATGACAGGCGGGATAACAGGTGCTTGGAATAAAGTAGTTGACAATATCCGAGAATTATCGAAAATTACCTATGTTACTGTAGGCGTTGTTTTTACAGATGACAATGTTTATGATGCTCATAATACTGTAAGATTAGCTGATTCGTTAGGAGTATCAGACATTAGAGTTATTCCTGCTGCCCAATATGATAAAGCACTAAAAATGCTGACAGAAGTTTCTCCTAATTTAATTAATAAATATCCTATTTTGAAGTACAGAGCCAACAAAGTACAAAATGGAGAACATGTTAGAGGATTAGGAGGCAGTAAAAATCTTTGTCGGTTGGTTCTTGATGATATGGCTGTAGCGGGTGGTTATCACTTCCCATGTATTATTTATATGCGCGAAGGTGGAGATCCAATTGGTGTCGTGGGTAAGAATATGAGAAAAGAAAGAGAAGAATGGATGTATAATAATCCGCCACATAAAGATAAAATTTGTTCTAAAATGTGTTTAGACGTTTGCGTGGCATTTAATAAAATTGCCGCTATGAGCAAATAATGACGGAAGGGACACTTGTTCTTAACCAAGACGGAAGAAGGCAACAACTTCGGGCTATTCGTAATGGGGAGTGGACATATGATGAAGTCATTAAATACGTATCAGATAAGGAAAAACACCTTGAAGAAGTTTATCTGAAATGTGATTTGCCATATTCGCCGGAGCAAAATATGCCGAAAATCAAAGAAATTCTTTTGACTTGTTTAGAAATGTGGTATGAAGATGCAAGAACATTAATAACCGACGAAAATAATTCTACTCAATTAATCCTTTCTGATCTGCAAAATATTATTGATAAGTACAAGGAGTAAAATGGATACGTTTGATATTTTGTCATTATGGGTTGGAAGGTCTATTATTTGCTCATTAATTTCGTTTGTATTAATTATTTGTGTTTATCTTTTATACAGTTATGTTTTGCAAACCACTCGTTTCTTCTCATTGATGTTGAGAGTGAACAAATTTCATAATTTAAAAGAACAGAAAATATTAAAACTAATTTGGTATGTATTTTTTAAAAACGGGCTTGACCTTGCTTTGATGGAAGACAGTTCAAATTGGAGCGGAAAATATTTTTACTTCTCTCCAAAGAAAATGTATGTAAAAGGTAAGATAAGTGAGTAAGATAAATAATCGTTGACAAAATAAGCACGATTTAGTACAATAACACAATGAAAAAATTCAAACGTTACATAGATATGGCTATTGAAATAGCGTCCAAGAATAATCAAAAATTCAGACTAGGCGCTATCGCAATTGATAAGCACGGTACTGTATTATCTACCGGCCAGAACAGTTCTAAGACGCATACAGCTATGTCCAAATTGGCTAACAAACATGGGCATAAAGACCAAATTAAGCTTCATGCCGAACTCTCTGCGATTTTGAAATCTAGAGGTAAAATACATTCTCTTATTGTTGTCAGGTTATTGAGGAACGGTAAGATAGCCAATGCGAAACCGTGCCCTATTTGCTCCGCTGCAATTAGTTTTTCAGGAATAAAGAACGTTGTGTTCAGTAATGAATTTAATAGTTATACATTAGAAAAAAGGAATAACTAACATGCACCCAGAAATAGTAGATAAAATCGTGAAAACAGTATTGGCGAAATTGTGTGAATTTGATCAAGGAGAATTATTTCATTTTATTGTATCATACGAAAGAGCCGATGAAGAACGTAAACAAGATATCCGTAAAAGAATTAGTTCTAATTAAGGCAATAGAATGAGAATGAAAATCACGACCCAGAAAGACATGGTAAATATTGATAATTTTGAAATATGTTATGGCAATATTAGGAATATGTATACGACAGGCAACGGTAACGGCAACGGGTTGCAATTATCAGAACGCCTTGAACATAAACGCGGAGAAATAATTGATATTTGTGCTGAGATAGCAAATAAGATTTATGAATTGCAAGATATTATGGGAGGAAAGTAATGGATCTGAAATTAGAATGGGTAAATAATTTCGTAACCGGCAATGAAGAAGACGGCTATACAGCATGGGACGAAACACAAGCATATGAATTAGGAACATTTGAAACTAAAAACCAAGCAGTTATTATGGTTTTAAAACATGCAGATGAATTATATCATATAGGATAAGGGAGAAAAGTAATGGAAGAAGTAACAATTATTTATTCCAAGGCCGATTATATAAATTGTCCGAATTGTAATGCAAAGCAAGATGGGTGGCGCGGAGATCCTAGAGGAGATACAGAAAAATGTGATGAATGTGGAAATGAATATAAGATTTCTCAACATGCAGATATTGAACTCGGATAAAACAGGAGAAAAGGAATGGAAGAGATTAAGGAAAAGTATTTCGTAACTTCTAATGGCGATGCTCCTGAATCAATTTACTTTAATAAAGATGAAGTGTTTCAAGAAGATAATGATTATATTGATTCGTTTGATGAAGACGGGGTAAAGGTGAGTTCATATAAGCTAGTTGGTGATAGTTATACGGAAGATTTTTAGGATAGAGAAATAAAATGAACATTAAAGAAATAACTGATATTGTTTTTGATATTAATAATGAAATTTATGATGCGATTGGAGAAACATATCCTGATTATTACTTATTTGAGTTAAGCGTTAAAACAAATGGATATTCTGCAATTATTGAATATCTTGGGTTCTGTATCTGGTCAGAAGACGATGATGAAAGGAAAGAAATCCAAGAAGATATTTATGAACCACTGGAAGTATATCTTAAACGTAAAATCAAAGAAATTTCTTCCGTAGCTAATCTTATTAATTTAAATTAGGAATCTAAATGTATCAAATCCCCGCTGTTTATTCTCTAAGGTACGTCAAGGCGTTATACGGAAATGGATATGAAGATAAATATCGTTTTAAAGAATGGCAATTAATGGCACAAGGGTACATGTGTTTAGATTTTAATGTAGGTTAAAGAATGATAAATCTTAAAATTGATGCTGGTCACGAATCGCAATGTACAGGAAAAGTATATAAAGCTAGTGTTCAGAAATTTCCGACCACTAAAGGTTTCGGAATGTCTATTAGATTAAATGAGTTGAAAAGAAAATCATGTAGTTGTGATAAATGCCAGTGTCTTGAAGATGAGATTTCTGAATCTATGTGTGATGAAGGGATTATTGGGCTTGAAGATGTAAAAGACGGTAAATTATATACGGTTGGATATACAAATATCACAACCGATTGGGAATCAGGGATTGTGGATGGTTGGGATTTAGAGTTAATTGAGATTGAGGAAAGGTAATGTACGAAAATTTTGGTGATTTAAAAGAAGCGCTTATTATTCTTGATGAATTAATAGCTAGTTTACACACAAGATGCATGGTGATTGAAGATGATCCATCAGAAAGGACGATTCGGGCAAAAGCAACGCGAGATGCTTATGAATTTTGTAGGAACCTATTGCTGAATTTAAATAAAATAAATGCCAGCAAGAATGAATAACTTTAATTTTATAAAGTTTTTTGACGAAAATGATATTAAATATAAGACTTCTGGCAAGAACATAGGTGGAAATGGTTGGATTGGAATTGAAACTTGTCCTAGATGCGGAAAGGATAACTATCACGCTGCTGCTAATGAAAAAACCGGCAAATTGAACTGTTGGGGCTGCGGGGGGTTTAATTTAAATGAATTTATCAAATTAACTTTAAAATGCGATTATCGTAAATTAAACAAAGTCCTTAAACAGTACGAGCTTGAACCGCAAGAAATTTTAAATAATATTGAAGAGCAAGAAAATCAAGAAGAAAAACAAAATACGGTTTTAAAATTTCCAAGTACATTCACATCTATCTTACCTAAAGAGGCAAAGGATTATTTAGAGAAAAGAAGATTTTCGTTTTTGGAAATTCAAAAGAAGTATGATGTTATGTGGAGCGGAACGACAGGCAGAAATAAATTCAGAATAATCTGGCCTGTCTATGAAAATAATAAACTCGTAAATTACATAGGGAATTCTATTATTAATGGCAAAAATATAATTCCTTATCAGTTTTGCCTCGATGATGAAGCGGTTACTAGGCGAAGAGACTTAATATTTAACTTAGATAATTGTAATTCCGATAAGGTTATTTTAGTAGAAGGATTGATGAATTCTTGTCGGTTAGGAGACGGAACAGCGGCGTTACTTTCTGTAAACTTCTCAAAATCGCAAATAATTAAGCTCCGAGATAAGGGATTTAAGAAATTTTATTTAGGCTTTGATAATGATGATCCGGGAAGAAGAGCCTCTAAACGCCTTGAATCTCAACTTGTTTTTGCTGATGAAATAAATTACATTGAGTATGGAAAAGAAAATTCGGATATTGCCGATTTGTGCGATGAAGATGTGAAATTGATCAGGCGAATGATTTTCTGATTGACATAAGTACTGATAAGTGTTAAGGTGTTAGAAATAATAACATCGGTCAAAGGGGATAATATGAACGAAAAATGCCGTGGGCGATCTTTTACTGCAAAAGATAACAATAAAAGTATTATGTCTGTAATTGGGGCCACCAGTGTATAGAAACAGAACAAGTTAATGGAATATGTCCTGAATGTGGTAGGGAGATTGATGCTATGGTCTATGGTATTAGAGATATTCGCATTTGCAGAGTGATAGATTTTTCTGACTTGAGCAATGTGCTACTTCCATAAATATAATTTTAAAGGTAAATATGAAAATAAATAAACACATAGGCAAAACTGATAAATGCCCCGAATGTGGATTTGATTTCCGGGGTGAAGATATTTACGAATGCTTTCTAAAGAAAGGAAAATCGGAGCAAGAAGCATTTGAAATCGCGTCAGCATGTTACGGGTATTCATGGAAAAATAAAAAATGTTTTAGGAAAGAAATCGCTATTGAGACTATAGGTGGCGGATATGACGGCGCAACATTTTATCATTGCCCAGAGTGTAAGGTGTACTGGAAAAGATTTGAGTGGAGTAATGAATTATCATTACTGAATAAATTCTAGATTAAATAAAGGAAATTATGATAATGGCTGATTGGTTTGAAGAGGAAGAAAAATTAGTAAAAGAAGCAGAACAAAATAAACAATCTACGCTAAATAATATTTTAAGCGAATTTGAGATTGATTCAAATAAAAACGAAGAAGAAATTCCAGAGGATAAAGATATTTATTTATCTCAAGGCGGGTTTGTTAACGCGCCTATTATTCGGGGTTGGTTTGAAATTCTTCCGTTAATAAACACAATCAAAGATAATAATTTAGATTATTTTATTATGGGCGGATATGTTAGATGGATGTGTTCAAAGCACCATAATCCCACTCCTGCTGGAGATTGTGACATTTATTCACAGACAGAGGATTCGTTTAATACTTTCGTTAAAGTTCTCAAAGAAACGCATAAACTGACGGTAAAACATGAAAACGATGTTTCTATGACATTTGCTAAAGTCGAATCGTCTGACCATCCACTATTCGCATGTCCAATTATCCAGTTAATTAAGCCAGTTAAGAAAGGGGCCATTGTAGCGACTGGCAGTATGGAGGAGATTCTTTCTAATTTTGATTTCACGGTGATTCGTTGTGGAGTTATTTCTTACGATCCTCCAACAGCAATGGTCGATGCAGATTTTGATAACGATGAAAAGAAAAAACTTCTCAGAATTAAGAATATTCATTGCCCCATTTCTAGCACATTGCGCTGTATGAAGTACGCTAAGAAAGGATATTGGATTCCGCCCATGCATGTTATTCCTCTTTTCCTGAATTGGGAACAAAGAGACCAAGGGTATAGGGATAAATTGGTAGATTATTTAAGTAAAGCGAATGCCGGGAAAGGATTAACCCAAACGCAAGTAGACGAATTAGAATCTTTATTGATGGTTGATTAGGAGAAACAAAATGAGCTTCAATTACAAGAAACAGTTACTAGACGGACTAAGTTCATTGAGTAATTTTACTTATTCGGTATCTTTGCGGTTAGATTACAATCCAGAGCAAGAACAGAAGTGGGTACAAATTAATCAAGACGTAGAAGAGCTAATTGAGAAAATTGAAAATAAGTATTTTAGTGAGAAATAAAATGAAGAACATTATTGAAGAAAAAATATTTCTTTTCCGAGACTATGATTTTGATACTTTAACTCTTTTGTCATTTAAAAACATTATTGAATCTCTTATTGAAAAATATGGAGAAAAAGCAATAATGGAAAACGATTCTTATGAAAATGTTAATTATGTAATTCTCCATAATAGAGAAGAGACAGACATTGAATATCAATCAAGGATAAACAAGGAAAATAAAAAGAAAGAGGCTGCGTTGGAAAAGAAGCGTGCTCAGTATTTAAAATTACAGAAAGAACTAGGACTTGACAATGCTTGTTAAAATTGGCAAATATTATACTTACTGGGGAGTTTTCCAGCTATCAGACCTTCTCCAGCACTTGGGATTTTCTGAAGACGCTTGCTATAAGATTGGGAAATACCTTTCTAATACAAAACTGAACAACTTCTGTGAATGGGTATATTCTAAACGAAAACGTAAAGTAAAAATTCACATAGATGAATACGATGTGTGGTCGCTAGACAGTACTCTTTCGTTAATTATTCTGCCCTGCTTGATTAAAATCCGTGAAGATAAACATGGAGCACCATATGTTGATGATGCAGATGTGCCGGATGAATTAAAAAGCACTTATGTTACTCAGAAAGAGAACATTTGGGACACCGATGAAAATTGGTTTAAGCGATGGGATTATGTACTTGAACAAATGATCTGGAGTTTTGAAAGGATTTGTGATGCAGATGATGAAGATCAATTTCATACGGGGAATATAGATATTCAATGGAAAGAATGTAAAGATAATCCTAATTTGAGTGAAATGATTTCTGGCCCAGATGACACTCATGTTTTTAACCGTGAAGGATACCTTGAACATCAAACTAAAATCCAAAATGGGCTAAGACTTTTTGGAAAATATTTCCGTTCACTTTGGACATAAATTAAAAGGAATAAAATGTTAAAACTGAATAGTTATAAAGTTGAGTTCGGGAAATTTCCGAATAGCGAAAATTACCTACCAATTGACCAATTAGAATTTTATGACCGGGCGAATGTAGTAGAGTTAATTTACCAAAACGACGATGATTTTATTAAATTAGCTATTCTTAAAAATTTTCTTGATGAAATGAATGCACCAGCGGAATTACATTTACCATATATGCCTCATTCAAGGATGGACAGGCCGAACGGTTCTTATGCGGTAAGCCTAAAAGCCATTTGCTCTATCATAAATTCTTTAAATTTCTATAAAGTTATCGTAAGAGAACCACATTCGTCCGCTACTACAAATTTAATCAATAATATTGAAGTAGAAGAGTGGTGCATTGGAAGAGCTAAATCTATTTTTATTAGAGGTGGTTTTGATTCTATTTGCTTCCCGGATTATGGAGCAAAAGAAAGATACAATTGGAACGGTGAAGAGAAAATTTCGTATGGTAAAAAAGATAGAGATTTTCTAACAGGGGATATAAAAGGATTAAAATTACTAGGTGAATGCGGAAAGAATGTTTTAATAATTGACGATATTTGTAGCAAAGGAGGCACATTTGTTAGGATTGCAAAATTATTAAAAGAAAAAGGAGTTAATAGAATTGGACTGCTCGTTTCTTACGTTGAAAATACAATCTTCCAAGGAGAAATTTTTGATTTTGTAGATATTGTTTATACCAATAAAGATTTTGAATTAGAAATTAAACATCCTAGGATTGAACAAACTAATTAAAAGGAAAACAAAATGATCGTGTTCCCAGAAAGGCTTAAAGATTTAGATGTATTAGTTTCGGGTGATTTTAGACTATGTATGAAAAGACCAATTCCCGTAAAAGCGGCACAGGTCAATAAAGAATTTAGGGTAAAAACGCTCGAAGGGGATTATAAACTTGGAAAATCTGGCGATTATCTTATGTGTGGTGTAGATGATGAACTTTACATTTGCGACCGTGAAATTTTTGAAAAAAACTTATGATTTTATTTAATTAAAGGAAAGGAAATGAAAACAATTTATCCAGCAACTCTTCTATGTGATTTTTATAAGGTTTCTCACCGAGAGCAGTATCCGATTGGGACAGAAAAGGTTTATTCTACTTGGACTCCCAGAAGCAACAAGTATCATCCCACCACAGATAAAGTTGTAGTTTTTGGCATTCAGGCATTTGTTAAGAAGTATCTTATTAATTACTTTAATACACATTTCTTTTCTCGGAGCAAGGAGGAAGTTCTTAATGAATACACCCGCGTTCTAAAATTTGCTCTTGGGATTAAGGAACCACATACTCAGCATATTGAAGACCTACACGACCTTGGCTATTTGCCTCTTTTGATTAAGTCATTGCCGGAGGGAACAAAGGTTTCAATTCGGGTTCCAATGTTAACTATTGAAAATACTAATCCTAGATTCTTTTGGCTGACTAATTTTGTAGAAACTATTCTTTCTACTGAGTTATGGATGGCTAGTACTTCAGCGACTACCGCTTCTGAATATCGAACCATTTTGGATTCTTATGCTGAAGAAACTGGAGACCCTGAATTCGTACAATTCCAAGCTCATGATTTTTCTATGAGGGGAATGAGCTGTCTTGAGTCCGCCGCTTCTAGTGGCGCAGGACATTTACTTTCGTTCGTTGGTACTGATACGATTCCAGCAATTTTTCATCTCGAAGAATACTATAATGCGGATATTGAAAAAGAACTTGTCGGCTGTAGTGTAAATGCCACTGAGCATTCTGTGATGTGTGCTGGTGGTGATGGCGAAAATGAATTTAATACTTATAAACGCCTATTAACTGAGGTTTATCCAAGTGGTATCGTGAGTATTGTTTCTGATACTTGGAACCTGTGGTCTTGTGTTGAAAATATTATCAAGCCACTTAAAAGTGAAATTATGGCGCGGGATGGAAAGGCCGTGATTAGACCTGATTCCGGCGACCCAGTTAAGATCATTTGCGGTGATAAATTTTCTAGCAATCCGATGATTCAGAAAGGGCTGATTGAATGTCTCTGGGATATTTTTGGTGGCGTAGTAAATGAAAAGGGTTATAAAGTACTAGATCCTCATATTGGGGCAATTTATGGTGATTCTATTACTCTTGACCGCTGTACTCGTATTTGTCATGGGTTGAAGGAGAAAGGCTTTTCTTCAACGAATATTGTATTTGGTGTGGGTAGTTATACATACCAATACAATACTAAGGACTCTTTCGGTTTTGCTCTGAAATCAACTATGTGCCAGATTAATGGAGAAGAAAAACAGATTTATAAAAATCCAGCTACCGATGATGGAACTAAAAAATCTAATACTGGTTGTGTTGCTGTGATTAAGGAAGACGGCGAATTTAAGTGTATTGATGGTCTTTCTTTTGATCATGAGATAAAATGTGAAATGCTATCAGTGTTTGAGAATGGAGTTCTTTTAGTTGATGATTCACTTGCTGATATTCGGAAACGTATTAGAGAATAAAATGACAAAGATAGATAAAGAAATAATCGACGCCGCATCAAACCTAATTCATGAATATGCTATCTCACTAAGGGATTGTAATACTATTGATAACAAGTGGGATGATGAAGAATTAGAAAAGGAATTTTTAAATCATTTAGAATTATCTTATCAACTTAAGCTAATTTATTTAGGAGAAAGCAATGAGTAAGTCAACTTTTCCAAAGAAGAAGCAAAATCATTCTCGTCATATTAAGGTTCCAATTAATGCAACCCTAGTACCTATGTTTATCGGTGTGTTGAATGTGGGTATACGGAAGAGTTCAATAATTTAATGGATTAAAGGTTATTGAAGTATTTAAAGAAAATCATTTCAATATTTGTTGAGAGTTAATCATGTCAGATAAAATAGAAGCCATATGGAGCATTTCTCTTGATTGCGATTGCCAATCTTGCGGAGAGTGTGTTGATTTGCTTGATGGTGACGATTTCTTGAGCGGCAGAGATTTTGCTGCTCAAGAATCATGTACTGGCGAGACAAGGGATGTAGGAGTTTGGTGCCCTAAATGTGGGCATGAATTTGTGGTTGATTTTGAGTATTGAGAGATTAAATAATTTTAGTGCAATTACTCTAATGAGGGTTGAAGATGGCAAATTTTAATAGAGAAACTAGATATACTGTGCTTGGCAATAAGGATATTAGTAAGTATTTAACGAATCAAGAATTAGGTGTTCTTGATTCGTTGTGTAAAAAGATTGAAGTCAAAAGATTCCAAGACGGCAAGAATGATTTGAAATGTGTGGTAGTGGAAGACAGTTGGCCTATGTATGAAGAAGTATGGAGTATGATTGAGAATTGGGATGAAGTATTGAATAATTAACATCTTCAACCATTATGCGAGACACCCCGTATTTGATGTTGTATAAGCACTAGATTACGCGATTACTTGTAATAGCGTATGGTACAATGGTAGAGAGTGAAAACGGCTGTATGGTCGTACTGTATTGTTTAAATTAAAAGGTTACTAATGATTAACAATTTAAAATATACCCCCCTCCATATTCACAACGAATTATCACCGCTCGATGGCATGTTTTCATCTGAGCAGTGGGCCGAGAGATCAAAGGAAATTGGCTTCACTCACCTAGCTTTGACCAACCATCATAACATGGATGGGGCTATCAAACATCAAGCCGCTTGCGATAAATTTGGAATCATCCCCATTCAAGGGGTAGAATTCTATATCGTTCCCAATCCAGAAATAAAAGAAAAAGGAGAATTCCGCTCACACTGTACTGTATGGGTAAAATCGCAGGAAGGATTTGAGAATTGTTTAAGGTTATTAACTTCTTCAAATCTGGATTATTTCTATTATATGGGTAGGATAGGTTTTGATATGTTGCTGGATAATTGTGCGGGCCTTTGTATTAGCACGGCATGTTCAGCGTCTTGGCTACACCAACAAGATTCCATTCCATTTTTAGAAAAATTATATAAAAAAATAGGTGACGATTTATACTTAGAGTTGATGCCATTTTCAGATGAGAAACAGATACTTACAAATAATTTATGTTTGGATCTTTCAGAAAAATATGGAATTAAAACTATCGTATCTAGCGATGCTCATTACATAAATAAAGAAGATTCTGACATTCACGATACTCTTCTGGCTATGCAGACGAAAAAGTTAAAGAGCGATTTAACACGCTGGAAATTTTCTGGTTCTGATTTCTTTTTATCTACTCCAGAAGAGTTATATGAACAATTTGTCAATCAGGGGGTTTTGTATCCAGAAGAAATTAAACAAGCATTTAATAACACATTAGAAATTGCAGAAAAATGTGGAAGTTTTAGGATAGATAAGAAAGAAATTATTCTTCCAACACCTCCACAATTTAAGGGAATGGATGAAGAAACGGTATTAAGAGATCTATGCGAAGAAGGGTTTAAAAATAAACTAGACGTAGTAACTGAAGAGTATAGAGAAAGATTTGAGTATGAATTATCTGTTATTAAAGATTTTGGAGTAATAAAATACTTTTTAATAATTTATGATTTGGTCAATTTTTGTAATGATTCCGGTATCTTAACTGGCCCAGGCCGTGGCAGTGCAGCGGGTTGCTTGATAAGTTATCTGTTGGGGATAACTAAAGTAGACCCAATCGTATTCGGACTTTTGTTCGAACGGTTTTTAAACCCCGGAAGACGAGGAGCCATGCCCGATTGCGATCTGGATTTCGAACACCACAAAAGAGATCAAGTAGTAAATTATTTAAAAAATGTTTACGGGGAAGGCCATGTTTGTGGAATTTCTACATACTTGAAGATAGAGGCGAAAGGTGCGATTAGAGATGTTTGCAGGACATTTGAAATTCCATTAAAAGAAGCAGATGTATTTTCTAAATCTGTAACCGATAATATTGAAATTGCTTTTCAATCAGCAGAAGGGGTAGAGTTTAAAGCTAAGTACCCAGAGGCATCTATTCACATTGCTAGGTTGGCCGGTTTATGCAAAAGTTATGGCCGTCACGCAGCAGCTTCTCTAATTAGCCCCGTAGACCTACGTCTTGGTACTAGGACGGCTCTAGCAGAACGTAATGGACAGTTAGTAGCATGTCTTGATGGTAACGATTGTGAGGCACAAGGGCTTGTCAAGCTAGATATTTTGGGGCTTAACGCAATGAGTATTCTTGCTATGACAATCGATTTAATTAAGCAAAATCATGGCAAAGATATCATCCTTGAGAAAATTCCGCTTGATGATAAAAAAGTATATGAAGAAATTTCTAATGCCAATACGGTAGGTGGATTTCAGATTAACACATTCTCTCTTAAGCAGCTTTTGAAGAGGATGAAACCAAAAGATATCTTTCAATTATCTGATGTCGTGGCCGGAGTAAGGCCGGGAGCGCAAGATTCAGGGGCAACAGATACATATATCGCTAGAAAGAATGGGGAAAAGTGGGAGCCAAAACATCCAATTTATGAAGAAATATGTCAAAAGACATTCGGGGTTATATTTTATCAAGAACAAGTAATTCAAACGATTCATAAAATAGCTGGCTTTTCTCTAGCGGAAGCAGATGAAGTAAGAAGGATTGTAGCCAAGAAGAAAGATGTAACACTACTAGAGAAATTTAAGGATAAATTTATTTCTGGATGTTTAGAACAAAAAACATTTAGCGAAGAAGAGGCGGAAAGATTCTGGGATGATTTAGGACACCATGCGGACTATTCGTTTAACCTATCACATTCTATCTGTTACAGCATTATTGCTTATTGGACTATTTGGCTAAAGTTATACTATAGTGATTGTTTTATTTGTGCATCATTGACATATGGTGGTGACGCTGAAAAACATGATTTAATTACCGAAGCACAACGCCTTGGTTTAAAAATCCAGACCCCAAAACTAGAGACCAGTCATGTTTATAACTGGGTAGCTAGAAAGGGAAGGTTGGAAATACCTTTCTCAGAATGTAAAGGACTCGGCCCGAAAATCTTAGAAACAATTAAACAATACCAAGATTCTCAAGTACCTGGATTTTTTAAGAAAGAAAAACCCGTCTTAAAAGATAAACTTTTGAAAATTCTCCAGGAAATTGGAGCTTTTGGTTCAGAACAAGACGAATTGCCAGAAACAATAGACAGTTATTTCCTTGATTTGGGAATAACTCTAAACTATAAATACAAATACAAGAACCTGTATGCGCTAATAGGTGATAAAGAAGTAATAGATATAAACAATTACTTATCTGCTGATCTCATTGGACATCACTACGGAAGAGAATTAAAAGAAGACGAAAAAATAATTAACCATCCAGAATTAATAGCTTGCATTTCTTGCTCACAAAGAGTAAAGTGTAAAAGCAATGAGCATCCAATACAACAGAGCGCGGGACAGTATAACGTAGCAATCATAACCGAGGCTCCTAATTATGATGAAGTTAAAAGTAATAAATACTTAGAATCCAGAGATGGCGATATCCTATGGAATGAGCTAAATAAGTACGGTTTTGAAAAAGAATTCTTTCACAGAACGTCATTTGTTAAGTGTCCATGTAAGAAGCCTGATATAAAAGTGATCAAAGAATGTGGTTCAAGATATCTTAAGAAAGAACTTGAAAATATCAGATTCGTGCTTAGTATTGGGAACACAGGGCTAGGATATTTTGGTGAGGAGAACAAGGGTATAATCCGTAAAAATGGTACTTGTGAATGGAATGAAGAAAATAGTTGTTGGGTTGTATACGTGATCCCTCCTGGCTGGGTATCGTGGAAATCGGAAGACTTTAAGAAACCATTCAAGGATGGGATTAAAAAATTCGTGGATGTTTTAGAAAGAACGGGAGGATTCATTTAAATGGAACATACATGGCATAAATGTGATTGTGGAGAAGGACCGTGTGTATATTGTGGTGGAGGTCTTGGAGTATGTGATGTTTGCGGAGGGGTCGAAGGCTCTTTGTCTTCTGAATGTTGCGGATATAAACTAGATGAATTTGTTCTTGAGGCAATTTATAATGGTGGATTAGATTTTAAGGACGGGAAATGGATAGTTTTAAAACAAGAATGTCCAAACTGTAGGGAGTTTAAAATCAAGTCTCTTATGTGTAAATGTCTTGAACTGCCGAGAAAGGGTAATAATTGCAAATATTTTAAATACTGGAAATAACCATGCAAAACCCACCAGACCTTTTTAAAACATATCCCATATCCTTTAAAGATAGGGAAGAGTTTAATAAAGCACTTTGTCTTCACCATATGGCAGACGATATTGGTTATTCCGATATGATATTAACTTACTCAAACGAATACCACAGAGATAGGTTCATAGGGTATTTAAGTTTAATGGGGTTTATGAGTACTTGTGTGGTATAGGAGGGAATTATGATGAGATTTGAAGACGCTGAAACAAAAGTCTATTTTGAGCAAGGATTTATTGAAGAATCTGACTTTTGTTCACCGTGTAATATGTGTAAAAATAATAGTAATAGAGATGACGAACACCCTTGCCTATATTGCGACCAGATACGAAAAGATGACCATTGCGTGGATTAAAATGAAAGTATATTGTTCATGTTGTGCAAGACAAATATGCCGTACCATTTTCGATACTAAAATACAAGCACCACTACCAGCTAGGTATTTAGGATGTGGTAAATATGCCTGTGCTGATTGTTCAAGAGACTTAGACGAGAACGGATTATTCCCAGAAGAAAGAGGATATTATGAGGTATGCAAATGATTAATAAATATTGGTACATGACATACATTATAGAATGCCCAGTTTGTGGAAGCACAGATAGATATCGAGAAAGGAAATATACCGAAAGACCTTTAGATATAGAAGAAAGATTTGATTACAAACAACAATATGACCATTGTGAAGATTAAATGGAAACTGATTACGGCTATTGCCATTATTGTGAACATGAATTATCCTATAGTAAAGAACATGATGCAAAATATTGTCGAATTTGTGATATATGGGTTGAGATTGAATGTGGCGATCCAGATTGTAATTTTTGCATAGGCAGGCCAGAGAAACCATCTGATTATTATGATAAGTAAGTAAATGATTATTCCACATATCCTACAAGAAATGATAGATGAATTCAGTGAGAATTATTTAGATGTTGTTTTAATCCCAAGTAAGGATCATAATACCGCAATGGATGGTGGAATGATAAGAGTTGCCCAAAACCGCAATCCTGAATGGTACAGGAATTTATGCAGTAATCATCCTAAAAAGAAACAAAGAACAAGGAAGAAGCCACAAACGTCAATTAAGAAAGAGGATATAATTTCTATTATAAGGAATCTTATAAAGACAGGGGATAGTAAGTCAAAATATGTTTACTTTATATTAGATGAAATAAATACTAGATTTGAATTGAATACGTTAAATGAGTTCGTTGAATTTAAAGATCAATTTTAAGGAGAAGCAAATGGATTGTTTTAAAGTTAGTAAGCGTAGTTGGCATTGGAAGATTTATAATTTCTTTAACTACAAAGTTCCCAGAAACTTTTGTGATTATTTCTGGGAAATCGCCCTCCCAATTATTGGAACCGGTTTCATCGTAAATTTCATCATAAACCTCTTCGTTGATTTTTATCTTCACTTATCTGTTTTTATTTTTGTACTCGCTATTATGGGTTTGTGCCATGCTGCCATTTCTTTAAAGAGAAAGGTATTTGACAAGAATAACCCCAAAGAAAATAAAGACGGATTCTTTAAAACTAAGTTCAAATCATTTAAGGGTAAATATTGTCCCGGAATTGAGATTGTTGATTAATCGGCAAAAATATCATTACTTTACAAAATAAGTATATAGAATCACTCAATAAACATCGGCAACAGGATCGGCAAAATGCAAGTATACGATATTATTAAATTACTAGAACAGACATCTTCTACTAATGCTAAATTAGAAATACTTAGAGAACATAAAGATAATGAAGAACTACGTGTATTCTTTTACTTAGCTCTTTCGCCAGAGGAAATATTTTATATTAAGAAAATCCCTAAGTATTTTAATGAAGATAATTTATCTTTGTCATGGGGAATGAATTCTCTTTATAGTTTGTCTAGTAGGGAATATACTGGAGATATGGGTATTAATTATCTATGCCGAATTTTATCTTGCATAATTCCAGAAAACGCTAATCTTATCGAGCGAATCATCCGAAAAGATCCAGATTGTGGGGTTGATTACAAGACAGTTAATAAAATCTGGCCGAACTTAATTAAAGTATTCCCAGTCGCATTGTGCGAAAGGAATAATGAAAAGACTAGAAAAAATATCTCATTTCCGGCATTTATCCAAACCAAAATGGATGGGTTAAGAGTTTGTGTCATTGTAGAAAATGGGAATGTTTCTTTTAGATCAAGGAACGGGAAATTAATTGACTTAAAAGGGTGTCTAGAAAAAGAATTTATTAGCATGGCGGGTGTTGGTAATTTCATGTTTGATGGAGAAGCTATTTGTTATAGAGATGGAGAGCTTTTACCGAGGAAAGAGAGTAATGGCCTTATTAACAAATCGATAAAAGGGACGATTGCTTTAGAGGAAGCTGAACTTATCCACATTGTATTGTGGGATATGATTCCACTAGATGATTTTTGGAATGAGAAATGTACCGCTCCATACAACTATAGACTATCTGAGCTGGAAGATAGGATAGGATTGATTAATTCTATTTGGGATCATCCATTAAAATTCTGCAAAATAGAATTGATTAATACCCAAGTAATTAATTCTTGGAATGAAGCAGAAGTAATTTTTCAAGAATATTTATCAGAGGGACTAGAAGGTTGTATTGTTAAAGAAAAGAGTTCTATTTGGGATAACAAGCGATTAAAGAATCACATTAAACTCAAAGCTGAGAAATCTGCTGACCTGCTGTGTGTAGGGGTTGAGCCACATTCCAAAAACCCGGATATGATAGGAAGTTTAATTCTACAAACATCGTGTGGTAAATTGGAATGTGGTTGTGGATCAGGGTTGACAGATAAGGATAGGTTAAAGCCTAAAGAATACTTCATTGACAAAGTGGTTGAGGTGAAGTATAATGAAATAATTGAGAAAGAGAATAGTAATATTAAAAGTTTGTTTTTGCCTATTTATAAAACAGTTAGACTTGATAAATCAACCGCAAACTCATTGGAGGAGTTGGTATGAAAATTTCAGAAACGAAAGTAGATACTAAACAGTTTGAGCCAATTACACTTAACATTACGTTTGAAACAAGAGAAGAATTGGAATATTTTTATGGAATGACAAACGCATCAATTGCTACCATTAAAGAATGGTCAATATGTAAATGTCAAGTTAATAAGTGGGATGATAATCGGCTAGAAGTGTTCCAAATGCAGATGTTTTGGTGGGCGAATAATAAGTTGGAAGGGCTAAAATAATGGAACTAAAACCGGAAGTGGATTCAAAAATCGACCTTTATAATCTTCACATTGAATCACAGAATATTTCCCATACAATTACACTATATGATCATGAGTGGCATGAATATAATAAGGCATCCAATAAGCTAGAAGCACAGATAAAGAATATCGAAGACTCCCTCAAAGTTTTACGACTCCAGTTGTTTGTGAAAGCAAAACAAGAGCAAGAAAAGGTTACTGACAAAGCTGCTGATGCAACAGCTTACAATAATCCAGAATATATTGAAATGTTTGAACAATTAGTCCATAAACGATTAGAATATGCAGATGCTAAAACGAATGCTGACTTGTTCCAAAATTTTCACTATTCTCTTTTGGACAAGTCAAAACAGATCGACTTATTGTTCAAAATGTGGAGCGCACAATATTTTTCCACTGACCGTGCTGGAGGTTCAAACGAGCAACCGATTAAACAAGAAACAACAAGTCCAACAAAACAACCAAACAGAACACTTAAAAGGAGAGAAAAGTGAAAATTAATTCTAAAGAAGCGCAAGAAGGATTTAAGCCAATTGAATTAAGCATCGTATTTGAAACAGTACAAGAATTAGAAATGTTTTATGGTGCCGTAGGGTGTTCTTGGGTAGCTATGGAAGATGCTGCGGAAAGTCATGATGGAGTAGATACCAAGAAGTGGGACAGCAGTAAAGATATTACAGAAGATTTGTTCCATTGGGCAGATTCAAAACTAGACGAAATTTATAATACTTGTCCTTTTTAATATGCAAGAACTAATCAATAAATTCCTAATTTCAAACCCTTGGATATGGGTATTGGCGGGTATAATTTTGGGGATCGTTATTCTTCATATTATACCAAAAATCTATAAGGAGGTAATTGGAACATTCTATAATGTTAAATATTTTAATTATTATCAGCAAAAACTAAGTTATTATTTAGCATTACAAGATTTTAAAGAAAGTTCAATAAAGAACTTAAAAACAACAAAAGAAAAGGAGCAACAAAATGGAAAGTAATCTTAAGGCACTACTGGAACAGATCAACGAAATGATGCAGGAGTTTAACGAGCAAGCGCAGAAGCGTGTAGAGAAAGGAAACGCTGCTGCTGGTATGCGTAGCCGGAAGGCAAGTTCAGCAATTGCGAAGCTAATGAAGGATTGGCGTGCTGAATCTGTAAAGAAGGATTAAAATCATGGGACTATCATTCGAAGAGAAATTCAGTATTGGTGGGATTATTCTCATTATCGCAATTATCGTTATTGGTTTTATTGGATGGTGCCAAAATATCTCTAAACTCATTGATTGTGATTTTGAGTCACCGTATAAAACAGAGGTAATTAGAACGGTTAGTCTAGTCCCTATGATTGGTGCAATTACAGGGTATATGACGATTGGAGAGGAAAACAAATAATGTGCGCGACAAATGTTTGTTTTTGAAAACATCCGGTAATCTGAATGAAGTGGAAATTACATAAAATTTTTTATCATAATTAAAAGGGAGAATTAAGAACAATGGCAATTGATCGGAAACAGATGCAAGGACAACTCAAGAAGCGAATTGAGGAACAGAACAAGGCGAAGGATCGTGGCGTAAACGATTATGAATCTTATTTCAACGTACCTGAAGGGGTTTTCTCATATATGGTTAAGCCAACTGAAGCAGGGCTAGAATTAGGGTTTGATATTATCCCATTTATGGCTGGCTCAAATTACCCTACTAAGGATTATAATATCAATGAAGGAGACTTGACTTATATTCTTGATGTTTGGATTCACCGTAATGTAGGTGCTTCTAACAAGCCCGTAGTGTGCCCGTTGAAGAACTATGACCTCCCTTGTCCGATTTGTGAGAAGCGTGTTGAACTGATGTACAAGCAAGGGCAAATGGAGAAGAAGGAATTCCAAGATTTCAAGAAAGATCACGCTGAACTTTGGCCTTCTCGCCGGGTTCTTTATAATGTAATCATCCGCAATGATGAAAAGGAAGAAAAGAAGGGTATTCAGATTCTTGAAAATTCTCACTTCTTCTTTGAGAAGAAGATGCAGGAAGTAGCAAAGCGCCCCCGTGGTGGTGGTCTTATTCCGTACCCTGATCCAGATGAAGGTAAGACTGTATGGATGAATCTAAAGAAGGTTGGGGACAATTGGGAAGTAACCCCTCCTGTTTTTGAGGATCGGAAGTACATTATTACTGATGAAGAAATTGAAGCAGCTCACGCTCTTGACAATCTTCTCGTTCTTCATGATTATGATAAGATCGTACAGATCATGAGCATTGCCAAGGGTAAGACGGAAAATACTGGTGGTAGTGCCGATGACGATAAGCCTGTTGTTAATCGCAGAGAACTTAAACCTCCTGTCCAAGAAGCGAAGCAGGAATCTTCAATGGGTGATGATATTCCACTCTATGCTGATAACGGCGTAAATACAGAAACCGGAGAAATGAAGTGCCCTATTGAAGCAGAATTTGGAATTGATTTTGACAATTATGAGGAATGCGATAAGTGCGCAATCAATATGGAGTGTAAGATTGCTAACGAGCCTCCTGTACAGGAACCAGAACCTGAACCAACTCCTGTTCGGCGTAAGCGTACTTTGAAGAGTTAATTTAAATTTGAAATTGGTGGCGGAAAAGGTAGACGCTCTACATAGTTTATGCGAGGCTTGGTAGAATAGTGTGGCCATAGAAGACCACTTAAAGTGAATAAAGCTAATGCAGGTTTGAATCCTGCCCAATTTCAATTAAAGGGAGTAAAAGATGAAACTTTTAGATGCACTTATGGATGCTACATCTATGCCTATTAGGTTAGCGGTTGATGTAGTAAAGATGCCAGCAAAGATTATGAACGGAGAAGATGGCCTTCTGGAGAATACGATGGAAGGTATTGAGGATATTGAAGACGATCTTAAAAATAAATAAGGGGAAATAATGGAATTTATTAAAACTGGTCTTAAAGAAATGGTAGATGCGTTTACTGAATTTGAAAACGCTAAAGAAGACATGAAAATTCGTGTAGATGCTGCTTATGACACTATGCTAGAAAAGAGTCAAATGGTAAAAGCACACGACATTGATAAAAAGGTGTTTACCAAAATTGCTAAAAGTATCGTTGCTAATAAAATTGGGGATTTGAATGAAGAGAATGAACTAACAAGTATGATCCTTGAACAAGCACTGGGTGTTGTTAGCCCTGACTTGGGTGGTGGGAATGAGTGATTTGCATTGCAGTAATTGTGGGAAAAGCATGACGTACAATGGAGCCAAATCAGTTGTCGGAGTTTCAATTCAGAATGTCTGGACCGAAGATGCCTTATTCAACGAATTTCTTGCAGAACAATTTGGCAAATACGCATATAGTCAAACAATCCAATTTTGTTATGAATGTTGGATTGATTCCATGATGGATAAGGAGTAACAATGAATAGACCAAGAAACGAAAATGAAACGTATGAAGAATACCAAATGAACCTTGCGATGGATGAATTTAAACTCAGTAATTATTTGAAGGGGAAAGTAGTTTGGACTTCTTCGACTAAAGGAACTTATATAGATAAGACAAAGGCTTTTGCCAAATTAGCGAAGGGAACACGGAGGGTTAATCAATAATATGAAAGGGGGGATATGGGGTGTTTTATATGCGGCATGTTTTGCTCTAGGGTGGTTGTGTAGTCCAATGGTTCGTGAATTTCTAAATAAGGTATTTTAATATGCCTCCTAAAAAGAAAGATAAGTTAAGTGCTTTGGCGGGTGAGATTAAGGATAATATTGATGCTCCTGTGGAGGTGGATGTAGAAAGTATTTTTGATAACGGAACAATTTCTACTGGGTCTACATTACTTGATCTTGAAATTTCAGGCTCTCGTATTAGGGGCGGAGGAATTCCAAGCGGGGTAATTGTGGAAATATTTGGACCGTCTGGTGCTGGGAAAACGAGTATCCTTGCGGAGATTTGTGCTAATGCTAAAGCAAAGGGTGGTGATTTTAAAATCGCAGATCCAGAAGCGAGACTAGATGCCGAGTACGCTAAAATTTATGGTCTTAAGATTGATAAGACCCGTTATTTCCGCCCAGATACGGTTCCAGAGATGTTTAGTGCAGTATGGGACTGGGAACCGAAACCAGAAAAGCAAGGCGCAATCTCAGTGTTCGCTGGTGATTCCCTTGCCGCTCTTTCTACCTCTATGGAATTAGAAGATGATACTGGCGACAAGATGGGGATGCGAAGGGCAAAGGAATTTTCGGAATGGATGAGGAAGACTTGCAGGAAGATTGCAGGTAGTAACACCATTGTTGTATTGACTAACCAAGAAAGAGAAAGTCCAACTGGTGTTACTACTCCTGGTGGGAAAGCAATCCCATACTATGCTTCTCTTAGAATTCGCGTCTCCCCACAAATGTCTAATAAGTACATTAAGTCCACCAAGAAAGTAGGCTCTCAAACTATCGAGAAGAAGAAGGGTATCAGGTCTAAAGCGCAGATTAAAAAGAGCAGTATTGGAGACCCCCATGGAGAGTGTCCTTATAGTATTGTATTCGGTTATGGACTCGATGACATGCGCGAGAACCTACAATACTTAAAAGAAGTTAACGGAGAATCTAAGTACGTTGTGGGGGACCAAGAATTCTCTTCTGTTGAAAAGGCTATTATATATGCAGAGCAGAATGATTCTCAAAACGAAATTAAAGAGAAGGTGATTGATCGTTGGGAAGAAATTCAAGCATCATTTGTCACGGAAGAAAGGGTTATGAAGCGGAGGTGAAATGGCAAAGGAAGAAGTAATTGGGAATATATATGGCAGATGGGAGGTAATAGGCAATTCTGATTCTCGAAATGGGGCAAGGTACGTTTTGTGCCGTTGTTCTTGTAAAAAGAAGACTATTAAAGAAATTCATCTGGGGAGTTTAAAGGCGGGTAGGTCAAGTTCATGCGGATGCTATAATCTAGAACTTCTTATTGAACGAAACGGGACACATGGATTAGCAAAGTATCCGCTGTATTCACTATGGGGATATATAAAAAATAGATGTTATAACAAAAATTATAAAAGATATAAGGATTGGGGTGGTCGTGGCATTATTATGTGCGATGAGTGGTTACATAATCCAAGGTTATTTATGGATTGGTGTATGAATAACGGATGGGAAGATGGATTGGAGATCGATAGAAAAGATAATGATGGTAATTACGAACCTAGTAATTGTCGTTTTGTCACTAGTGAAGTAAATAATCTAAACCAAAGAACTTTGACCGTCAGGAACAAAACAGGATTTAGAGGTATTTATTGGAGAGAGGAGGGAACTGCATATTGTGCAACAGTTAGATATAAAGGAAAATTAATTTTAAATAAATCTGGGTTCAAGATTGCGAAAGAAGCTGCAATCTATAGGGATAAATTTATTGTACAAAACAGATTAAAACATCCACTTAACTTTCCAGAACTGGCAATTAACGGAACATTATAATAGGAGATAGGCAATGAGCGGAGAAATTAACGTAGAGATTGACGAAAAGAAACTAAAGGAACTTGTGCTAGATTACCTATCTGATATTATGCCGAACATAAATATTGAGGAAAGTGATGTTAGCATTTTGACTAAATCAAAACAAAATTACCGTTCCGAATGGGAATCCGCCGCGTTTAAGGCTACAATTACTAAACGAATTTAATATGACCAAACACAAAATCCTGATAATTGACACCTCTAGTTTGTTCTACAGGCTTGTTTTCAGTATGCCAGAACTCAACTCAGAAGACGCACAAACGCATATCCTCTTTGGATTTGTCAAAGATATCCTAGCACTTGCTAAGAAATTCAACACAAATAAATTTGTTTTTTGTTTTGATACTAAAGAAAGTAAACGCAAGCAGATGTTCCCTGATTATAAAAAGAAGAGGAATAGCAAAAAACAGGAACGAACAGTAGAAGAAATTGAATTATTTAAGGAAGCATTCCGACAATTCAACCTCTTACAACATGAAATTCTCCCCGCTTTGGGGTTTAAGAATTGTTTCGTTGATCCAGGATTCGAGAGTGATGATATTATTACGGATATTGTACAGGCGTATAGTGATGATTGTGAATTTATCTTAATTAGTAAAGACGAAGATTTTCTGCAACTCCTCGATCATTGTTCTATGTATAATATCAAAACTCAAGAATTTTATACTAAACAAGATTTGCTAAATGAATATGGCATTGTCCCAGAACAATGGGCAGATGCAAAAGCAATAAGTGGTTGCCGAACTGACGAGGTTCCAGGAGTCGCTGGGGTAGCGGAGAAGACAGCCTGTAAATATCTACTCGGGCAATTGAAAAGTACCTCTAAAAAGTACCAAGCTATCGTTTCTGAAGAAGGCAAGAAAATTTATGAAAGAAATCTACCTTTAGTAAAATTGCCACTTGAAGGAACTAAAGAATTTGAGATTGATTTCACAGAAAAATTTAAATTAAGCTCGTTTATTTGTTTATGTGAAGAATTGGAATTTCGGTCATTGTTAAATGGCGAGGGGATTTCTACGTGGGGAACCGTCTTCGTGAAAGGAAATAATAAATGATAAATATCTTCTGTAAAGACGATGAAGGGTTCTATGAAATATCAATCAAATCATTCGATTACATATTATTTAAAAGAAACTTAAAAAAGAAAGAATTTCAGTTGTTCTTAATCCCAGAGGGGAAATGGTACAGAACCACAGAGGCTGAATACGAAAATCTTTGCAACGAATCAGAAATTGAAGATACTAAACCTAGTGACCTTGAGTTCGAAATGGACATGGATTTAGAAGACGACGAACCCGTTGATGAATGTGAGGTTGAGAAATGAATATCAAATAAGCTATTGAATTGAGAGAACAGGCTGAAATTAATATTTTAAAGTTTATCTCTTCGGAAATCAACAATCTAAAAAGTGCTACAGGGATTAGTGTTGACGATATAGATCTTAATTTTGTTAGCGTATTTGGAATGGGGGAGAGAAGAGAAAGGATATTGTCAAATGTTTTCATTGAGATGAAGTTATAATGTCCGATAAAGAATTAATACAACTCAAGCATTCTGATTTACCTATTCTCAAAAAGAAGATGTATGAAGAGCAGAATGGAATTTGCCCTATCCTTAAAGTAAAGTTCCCACTAGAAAGTTTCGTAATTGACCATATGCACGGTTCTAAGGGGAAAGAAATAGGAGAAAATGGAAGTTCCTGTTGCCGGGGTGCCATTTCAGCCCAAAGTAACTCTTGGGAGGGGAAGGTAACTAATTCTTTTATTCGTTATGGGTTACATAAATTTGGAGTAGATATTTGGGATGTATTAAGAAACCTAGCTGATTATTTAGAAAATGCTAGGACTAATTTTATTCATCCTACCGAACGCCCAAAAGTTCCTAAGTTCACAAAAGTTTCATATAATAATTTAGTTAAAGAAATAAAGAAAAAGAACCGGAAAGAAAAAATCCCAGATTACCCGAAAAGCGGTAAGCTAACGAAGAAATTTGGCGAGTTGTTTAGGAAGTATAAAATAGAAGTTAAATATTATAAATAGAAATAATATGCAAAACACACTAGATAAAGTTACAGTCAAAAATTTTCAAACGCATTGTAACTCAGAATTACCATTGCATTCTGGGGTTTCGATCATCAGCGGCAATTCCGACAGCGGAAAATCATCCTTGCTCAGGGCTGTTAATCTAGTTTTGTCCAATCGTCCCACGGGATTTGGATTTAAGCCCTGGTCCGCAAAAAAGAAGGATGTTACTGAATGCAAATTGGAATTCTCTGACGGCACTGTTGAGCGTAGGAAGTCTGAAACAATAGATGAATATATTCTAACCATCGGAGATGAAGTAAAAGAATTCAAATCACTTAATCGCACCGTACCCGACGAAATCAAAGATTTTTTAAACCTTGCTGATTACAATTTCCAAGACCAAGAAGAAGGGAGGCACTTCTTCATCAGCGAGTCACCCGCCCATCGTGCTCAGATGCTAAACGAAATTTCGGGCCTCGGGATTATCGACCAATCTCTATCCAATGTCAATTCATTAATTAGAGAGAATAATTCAAAACAAAAACAAGTAGAAGATACTATCAAATCTTTATCCTCTGAGATTGATAAAATTAAATTCATTGATGAAGCAGATAAATTACTTGTTCAGATAGAAGAGTTGTTCATTAATTGTGAACTCCTAGAATTAATGAACAACAATCTAAATACCTATATCCAAGAAATACAGGAAATTGAATCCAAGATACTTGAATACAATAAAGTCCTAAAACACAAGAAAGAATTGCAAGAACTACAAGAATTAATCAAAAAACATAATGAATTAGAAACAAAACAGAAATCCCTAAATGAATACGTTGCGAATATCAATAATGTTCAAGAAGTAATACAAAGTAATACCGAATTTTTGAAATGCAAAGAACTATATACCGAAATAATTTCTCTTATTAAGAAACATAATGAATTAGAAACTAATCACAACACCCTTAAAAAGTTTGTTATAGAACTCACAGACGTTGATTCAGTGATAAGTAATACATCCGTATGGTTGGAATGTAAAACGTCTGTACGGTCCTTATACGAGCTAATTACGGCACATGGGATAAAAGAGTGCGAAAATAAAGAGCTAAATGAGTATATTGATGGTGTTGAAGAAAACAATAAATTAATTAAATGCTTAAATACTAAAGTACAAGAAGCTAAAGAGAAAAGAAAGCAATTTATGATTGATATGGGCGAGTGTCCGTTATGCGGGAATAAGGTACAGTAATTATGGGAAGAAAATTAGAAATCAAGCCGGGAAATAAATTCGGAAGATGGACAGTTATTAAAGAAGTCGAGAAAAAGAAATGGAGACGATACTTTCTTTGCGAATGTTCGTGTGAAAAGAAAACAAGGAGGGACGTTATTCTAAGTGGGTTAAAAAATGAGACATCTAAATCTTGTGGCTGTTTAAAAATAGAAATATTGAGTAGGATGGAAGATGTTATTGGGCGTGTATATGGTAGAGTGACCATTATTTCAGAATATCCAAAGGGGAAGAATGACTGTAGAAGAATTATTGGTAAATGCTCTTGCAATGGCAATATCAAGGACTACAATTTATACCAATTAAAAAGCGGGCACACAACATCATGTGGGTGTTATCAAATAGAGAAGTTAAAAAATAGGCGAGAGAATGCCGTTGGCAAAATATATGGGAGAATAACTGTTGTTTCTGATTTAGATACTAATGGACGGAGAAGAATTGTTTTAGGAAGATGTTCTTGCAATGGCAATATCAAGGGATATAGATTAAGCAGCCTAAAAAGAGGAATAACTAATTCTTGTGGGTGTTACGCTAAAGAAAGGATTAAGGAATCCCATACTTATCGCAAGAAAGATTACGAAGAAAAGTATCCATTTTTCTGCCGAATAGAAGAAATTATGGACGATCCGAATGGGTATGGGATTTTAGTCCAGTGTAAGTATTGTAGCGAATGGTTTAAACCGACTACAGACCAATTATGGAATAGAATAAAAGCGGTTGAGGATGATCTTGCTGCCATTGAAAATAATTTTTATTGTTCTGATAAATGTAAAACTTTATGCCCTTTGTATAGAGCAAGGAAAACGCGAATAAGGGGTGAAATAGATGACAATACCCCTTCTAAACATGAATTAAGTATCTGGTCTGATGAAGTTTTCTTCCGTCAATTCCAAGAATACGGGTACAATTTCTGTACTAAATGTCAGTCAATAGAGAATTTAGCCGCGCATCATATCGACCCGAAGAAAACTGAGCCATTCTTTGCCCTTGATCCTGAAAATGGCATTATCTTTTGCAGAGACTGTCTTTTAGTGACGGGCATAACGGAATATGTGGCTCTGGGAAGTTGGCTTATAAGGTATGCGATAAAGGAAATAATTAAATGAAAATATTGATGATCTCTGATATCCATCTGCGCGATTCTGGAAGTAGATTTAGAATCGATAATTATAGAGAAACCCAATTCAAGAAATTAGAATGGTGTTTAAAATTAGGTGTAGAAAAAAAATGTGACTTAATGTTACAAGCAGGAGATTTGTTTGATTCTGTCAGGGCAAGCAACTGGCTTATCAGTGACACCATTAATTTATTCAAAAAATCAAAATTAAATATTTTAGCTGTAAGTGGGAACCATGATCAAAGACATTTAGATAGGAGTTTAGTTAATACACCTATAAAGGTGGTAGAATCAGCAGACGTAATTAAACTGTTAGAGGCAATCCCTTCTTCTTATGAAAATGTGGATATTTATGGGTGCCATTGGGGAGATACAATCCCTGAGATTATAGATAAAAATAAATTTAATATCTTGGTAATTCATAAAATGGTTATTCGGGACGAAGACGAAAAAATTTGGTGCGGACAGACTGGACATATTACAGCTCGTGTATTATTGTCTAAGAACAAGTTTGACGTAATTCTAAGTGCGGACAATCATAAATACTTCGTTCACGAGTATAATGGCAAAACGTTATTGAATATGGGGTCTCTAACTAGATTGAATATATCCCAAATAGATTACATCCCTAAAATTGCTGTATTTGATACAGATACTAAAACCTATGAGTTATTTGAAATACCTTGTGAACACTCTTCAATTTCGTTCAACCTCGAAGAAGTCCTAAAAAATAAAGATAAAAAAGAAACTTCAGAACAAATTAAAGAGTACATAGATATTTTAAGTGCTGATTCAGGAGCAAAGGAATTTAGCTTTGTTGATAATCTTAATAATTTTATACTTAAAAATGAAATAAGACAATCTGTTCAAGATATTATTAAATCTACATTGGAGGTAAAATAATAAATGCAGTTTGATAAAGAAGCGAATATAATTGTCACAAATGACTTGTATTATGATCTGTTTAATGGTACAATAGGTCCAGAAGATTTGTTACTAGAACAAAAAGATATTGATAAAGTTGAGAATGCAATTGAAATTCTTGAAACATTCATGGATGGGGCGATTACAAACAAACTGATAAAGGTGTATGAATGAGTCCAATATACTCCTATAAGTGTAAACATTGTAAATTTGAGATACTAGATAAATTAATGTTTAAAGATATAAAAGAAATAGAATGTACTAATTGCGGATCGACTGCCGTTAGAATTCCGACTTTCGCGAATTTTGTAATACACGGCTATTCAGAAGCCAACGATTATATGGGGAATAAACCAAAGGCCAATAAGAAATGAATCAATTAAATTGTTGCTCCTGTTCTTGTACTAATTACAATTGTGGTTTAGAAACCCTAGCAGAACCTTATTCGTACTGTGCTAGTTGCGGGTGTCTCCTAGAGCCAATAGACGAATTTGGTAATTTTGGACATATCGACGATGAGGAGTTGCCAAATGGATAAGCCGTATAGAGCGTTAGTAAAATTAATTATGGTTATAGAATCTTGTGAAACTGTGGAGCACTATAACTCGGCAGTTAAAATGTGGACAAACCTGAATGTAACTGTATGTAATTATAATATGTATGATGAAATAGAATCTATTATATTAAAAAAGAAAAACAAATTACAGGAGAAAGAGAATGCCAACAGTTAATGAAATCTACGATGATTTAAACGAATTAGAAAGCGAGATAATTCAGGCCGAAAAGGAACTGAACACTGCACAGGCTCAAATGGATTTGTTAACCAAGCAGGGTGTTAATCTTGGGGTTAAGAATACCAATGACGCCAAGAAAATGATCCAAGATAACGAGAAAATGTTACGAGATTATAAAGAACAGATTGAAACTAAGTACACAAAATTGAAAAATGAGTATTCTTGGGGAGACGATTAATGCATTATTTAAAATGGCTGTTGTCAAATGGAATATTTGCCATTTGTATCTTCCTTGGATTCGTCAATGAGATTGAAGGGTTTAAAAATATAGCATTGTTTATGGGATGGTCAACTGCAATTACTGCATGGGCATTCTCAATTGATAAAGTACTAATAGAGCATTTTAAAAGGGGCGCCAAGTTAGTACCTCAGTTATTAGATCAATCGTTTGATTTTGTGGTATTGTGTGCTTTTACATACTATGGACATTTTGTGCTTTCTATCTTTTACCTTCTTCATATAGCACTATTAATGAGATTGAGAGATAAAGAATTAATAGCCAGATTATTGGGACAAAATAATGAATAAAATTAAAGAATCTACAAAATTTTTCTTCCTTTCATTATGGGGCGGAACAAAGATTATATTAATTGTAGCTGGATTGTCTTTTTGGTTGGGGTTCGGATTTTACTTAGGATTCAAGACAGCCTACAAATATGATATTGACCTATATCATAGCCCGATGGTTTTCTCCGTTATTACTTTTGACGGTGATAAGAGTGAATAAACAAGAACTCCTAAATTTTAGAGATAAAGTTAATTCAATTAAAGCCGAAAAGAAAGTACTTAGTTCTCAATTAGATACTAAGGTAAAAGAATTAGAAGCGATTAAGATTTTTTCAACCGATTCTCTCGAAGCAAGAGCTGTAATTCAGTCGGTTGCCGAGAAAACACAACAACATATGATTGGCTATTTTGAAAATTTAATTACGCCGCTTATTCAAAATATTTGGCAAGACGACAGGAGATTTTGCCTTCGCTTCGTTCAGAAAAGAGGCGGCACCGAATGTGAGGCATTTATCCTGAAAGATGGGAATGAAGCTAGTATATTTGGTTCAAGCGGCGGAGGATTGGCGAATATCATAAGTATCGGTTGCCGCCTAGCATTCCTTGTATTAGAAAGAAAAACACGAAAACTGATGATTTTAGATGAGCCGTTTAGTGCATTAAATTCTTCAGAATATCAGCAAAGGATTTCCGACACATTAAAAGAGATTAGTACAAGAATGGGTATTCAGTTTTTAATTGTGACTGATCAAATTGATATTGAAGGGGATCGGTTATTTAGGGTTGAAAATGGACAAGTAAAGGTGATTAATTAATACGTTTAATAAATTAAATTGCAGTACAAGCAAAATAATGTTAAAGTATTGCATACATTATGCCGATAAGGTATATTAAGGAGGTAATATGGATTACCAAGAATTTGAGAACGTTAGGAAGAAAATAGGATGGAATAAGAGGGAATTGGCAAATAGATTAGGAATCGGAGAAAGGACCATTCATGGTTATATTAGAAACGAGGTTATCATTCCCAAACCAATAGCAAAATTAATTACAGCTTACATGGATGGATATAGACCGAAGGAGGAATAGTGCCAGCTAAAATTATATTTGCTGATTAACAAATAAAACGAGGAGGGAAGTCTGGCACGGTGACTTGAAAAGAGGGCGTTCTCAATCTTGTGGTTGCTATAATAAAGAAAGAGTAATAGAAACAAATTTCAACTCCGGCATTGATTATACTGGGCATATATTTGGTAGGCTGACTGTATTGTCCGAAGTTGAAAGATGGAAGAGCGAAGATAGGAAAATGCTGGATCAATGCTCTTGCCCTAATAAAACAATTAGAGAATATACTTTAGCGAGCCTAAGGGGAGGGAAGACAACATCTTGTGGTTGCTATAAAACAGAGACTACGATAGAAAGGCAGACGATGCAAGTTAAAGACTACCAAGAAAGACATCCTATATTCTGTCAAGTTGAAGATATAATGGACGACCCCAACGGATTGGGTATTTTGGTACGTTGTAAATATTCCGAATGTCATGGGTGGATGAAGCCAACAAGAGATCAATTATCTGGGAGGATAGCCGCAATTGAAAAACTTAATAAAAAATCCCCAGGCACAGAACTAAACTTTTATTGCTCCAATGGATGTAAATATAGTTGCGACACTTATAGGGCACAAACAACCCCTAAATTGTTAAGAAATGTTAGGAGGCGGGCTAGATGTAATCAACATATTAATAGAAAAGCATTACTAGACCTTCAAATAGATGAATTCGGTTATAATTATTGTGAAAAGTGCGGGAAGCGATTCGATTCAAAAGATTTAGCATTACACCACAATATTATGGTGAGCTTAGATCCTGGAATGGCAGACGACATGAGTCATCAATTACTTTGCTGTGTAGAACACCACGAACATAAAGGATGTTAATGAATGGATAATTTTATAGGATATAGAGAAGTGATAAACACAAAGAAAAATCTCATAATCATAAATTCATACCCCAGAAGTGGAAAAGATACGTTTGCTAATTTTTTAATTAAGCACTTAGATAATTATAATATTTGTGGCGCTTTAGTTTCAAGCGTAGAGGTCGTTAAGGAATGCGCTACTCTTATGGGATGGGACGGAAATAAGACAGAATATAATAGGGACATGTTATCCTCGCTGAAGGATTGGAGTTCTGAGTGGCTAGATCATCCCTTTAAGATGATGTGCGATAATGCCGATTCATTAAAACCAGAAGAAGCAATTATCTATATGATTAGAGAGCCAAATGAAATTTCTAGATTTAAAGAACGCTACCCAGAAACAATAACAATCTTTATAGAGAGGGATCAACACGAAACAGCAAATAACCATGCAGACCAAAATGTAAACGATTTTAATTATGATTTACGAGTTGAAAATAATAGAACTTTAGAACAATTAGAAGAAAGTGCTAAACAATTAGTACATAATTTATTTAACAAAGGAGAATAAAATGAGTAAATCATGGGTAAGAGTAACTGGACCAAATCTTGATACTACAGCAAAAGAAAAACAAGCGGAGAATAAAAATGTGTTTGAGTCCGACAAATTTAAGAATGCTTGTTCGAAAGCGGAAGTACCTGTTACGAAACGTCAAGCGTCGAAGTTTAAGAATAAGAAAGGAGCGGCTTTTAAGAGTACACAATATGGAAAGTAATTTTGTAAAATGGCATTTGCTATTAATAAAATCTTGGAGTGGATTCCAGCTTGCCATGAGGAGTTTATTGAAATGAGTAAAGGAGAACAAATTATAAATGAGTTTGGCGTATGGTACGACTACGAGGAAATAATTCATAATTACCAAGAAATTGGGTTTAAAGAAAGTGGTATGTATTTTAATGATGAACTTCTTTTCACATGGGAAGAATTAGACGATATTAAAAGTAAATTAGGAAATAACAATGGATGACTTTAAGGTAATTATCACTAAGCATACTGATATTGAAGAGGCTCATTCTTGTATAGAATCTACAATGGGGGCTGAATTTGTAGCTAAATCAACATTGAAACAAATATATTCATGGGAACATTCAATTACGAGGAGCCAAATATTTTCAGTCCAATTAATTAATATTCCAACATTCGTAAGCGTCCATTTAGTCAGGCATGTTACTACTACACCATTCGTAAGGTCTAAGAGAATTGATCGTGGTGGAGATGGGACAGAGGATCGGTTCACTCCAGTAAATCATAGACTTATTGCGAATGCTGAATCAATCCTTCATATCGCCAGGAAGAGATTATGCTATAAAGCAAGCAAAGAGACTCGGGATGTTGTATTAGCTTTACGTGAAGAAATGAAATCGATTGATCCTGACCTTGCATATTATATGGTTCCAAATTGCATATATAGGGGATTTATCTGCCCAGAACCCAAACCTTGCGGCAATTACAAAGTGAGGAGATTTAAAGGAATTGAGGACGAAGAAATTGCAAAAATTAAAAGATAAAGATTATTTAAGGAGATTAAATGAAGAGGGAAATAATTGGGATATACTTAATAAAAAATAAAATAAACAACAAGTTATATGTTGGCCAAAGTACAAATGTTAAAAGAAGATGGAAAAGACATATAACAACCGTAAAGAATAAAAATTATCCAATCTATAACTCGATCAACAAATACGGAATAGAAAACTTTGACTTTTCTATTTTAGAAGAATGTGAAATTGTGGAGCTGGATGAAAGAGAAATATCTTGGATTCAAGAATTAAAAACAATGGTCCCAAACGGATATAATCTTACTTCCGGTGGTGGGCAAGGGCATTTCCGAAGTGAGGAGACAAAGGAGAAAATAAGAGAAGCATTAAGTGGAGAAAACAATCCCATGTATGGCAAAATTTTCTCTGAACAACATCGTGAAAGGCTTTCTTTATCCTCTAAGAATAAAATAGTATCTGAAGAAACAAAAAGAAAACAGTCTATTTCTCTAAGTGGTGAAAACAATCCCATGTATGGCAAAACATTATCAGAAGAGACTAAAAAGAAAATAAGCGAAGCATTAAGCGGAGGCAATAACGGTTTTTACGGGAGAACACATTCAGAAGAGACTAAAAAGAAATCTGGAAGAAGCAAAATGAAAGGAAGAAAGATCGGATGCGATAATGGGAAAACTTATTTGAGTATTTATGAAGCAAATATTGATACAAATACTACTTCTCATGGGATTTGTGATGTTTTACATGAGAGAAAGAAGACAACAAAAGGCCTTGTCTTTTGGTATGAATAATGAAGATTATCTAATGATTTATCTTGACTTTGATAGTACTTTAAACAATCTAGCACATGAATGGGTAAAGTACATCAACACCCGATACCAAGCAAATATCACGGTACAACATATTAAGCATTGGGATTGGATAGAAGAAACATTTGGTAAAGAAGCCAACGATTTCTGGAAGAACCCAGATATTTATTCAAATATCAAACCATTAGAAGGAGCAATTGACTTTGTAACTGAACTAAGAGAACAATACAATGTATCCATCATAACGCATTCCTGGCCCGGAACAGAAGAAGCGAAAGATGATAATATTAAAAGGTTCTTTGGTGATATCAATGTCATCCATGAATCAGAAAAGCACAAAGTCACTAGAGACGGAATATTAATTGATGATAATCCACATACTATTGTAAAGCATTGTGAATCTAATTACCAATATGGGATTGTATTCACGAATAACAATCTAAATTCTTGGTCAAGTATTGAAATAATTAAAGACGATATCAACAATGTATCAAAATACATTAGATTTAAAAGAAACTATACTGAAATTTTAGACTTTTTAAAGAGATAGGAGAAAGCATGACATGTATCGCAGGCCTGGTTGATAAAGGCAAAGTATATATTGGTGGAGATTCAGCAGGAGTAACTGGATTTGATGTGTGCATTAGAACAGATGAGAAAGTATTTAAGAAAAATAATATGATTTTTGGGTTTACGTCTTCTTTCAGAATGGGGCAGTTAATCCGTTATAAACTAAAAATTCCAGACCATGATCCAAGAATTGATGATTACGAATACCTTTGTTCAAACTTTATTGATGAGTTAATTAAATGTTTTAAGGATAACGGTTACGCAACAATCAATAACAACGAAGTTCAAGGAGGGGTATTTCTATTAGGCTATAATAAAAATCTATATAAAATAGAATCTGATTTCCAGGTAGGTAAAATAATTGATAAATTTAATGCTTGTGGATGTGGTGAAAGTTTTGCATTAGGTGCTCTTTATGCAACGAAAGAAGATATAATTGATCCAGAAGTAAGAGTAATTCAGGCATTAAAATCAGCAGAATATTTTTCTGGTGGAGTAAGAGGGCCGTTTAATATTGTTTCAATTTAATCTGAATTAGTAAGAAATATTTAAAGATTTTAAACAAAATACCGATAAGGAGATAATAAAGGTGGTCTTTCTTCATTATAAAAAACTAGATAAAACACTCCCTGATTTAAAATACAACTACGAAACTGATTGTTGTTTTGATTTCGTATCAGCTATTGATGAAACTATTTACCCGAATAAACCACCAGTAATTGTCCCTACTGGTATGATTTTTGATATTCCTGTAGGATATGAATTACAAATTAGATCGAGGTCTGGGTTAGCGGCAAAGCATGGTGTCTTTGTAACAAACAGTCCTGGGTGTGCGGACGCCGGTTTTATCGGAGAAATTAAAGTAATTTTATCGAATACCGGGATTTACCCATTTGAAATTTCTAAGGGTGATAGGATTGCACAAGGTAAAATTTCTATGAAACCTCATGTAGTGTTAGAAGAAGTTGATGAAATTAAGTCTACAGATAGAGGAGAGAATGGTATTGGGAGCACAGGAGTAAAGTAATCGTTTAGTCTAAAATAATCAGCAATCACCAAGGGAGTCGGCGCAAGCTACCTCCCTTTTATTAACTCTACAGTAGGAGAAGAGATGGAATTAACTGGAACGGCAGAAGTTGTGCTTAAAAAAAGATACTACCTACCAGACGAAAACACATGGAGTGATTTATGTAATCGGGTATCTAATTTCTTTGGAAAAACAGAAGAAGAAAAGAAATCATTTTTTGATGTAATGTTCAATGGCGATTTTCTCCCCAATTCACCAGCGTTGATGAATGCAGGCACATCGATTAATTCATTCTCTGCCTGTTTTGTTTTGCCTATTGAAGACTCTATTGATTCAATCTACAAGTTCTATGCTGATGCTGCTAAGATTTCTAAAAGTGGTGGGGGGGTAGGGGCTAACTACTCAAATCTCAGAGCGAAGAACGCAAGCGTAAATTCAACTAAAGGAGTGGCTTCTGGGCCATTGTCCTTTATGGAGGTGCAAGATACCAGCACTAATACCATCAAACAAGGCGGGAGGCGCAAGGGTGCGAATATGGGGATTTTGGATGCTTCCCATGCAGACATCCTTGATTTTATTCGTTACAAAGAACAAAAAGACAAGCTGACCAATTACAATTTATCCGTTCTGCTATCAGATGATTTCATGAATAAGATTGACGAAGACGGGAAGGAAAAAGAACTATGGGATTTGTTGTGCCAGAAAGCATGGAAAAGTGCGGAACCTGGAGTTTTATTTGGAGATACAGCAGAAAGAGCAAATACAGTCCCACACCTTGGCAGATTAAAGACAACAAATCCTTGCGGCGAACAGTGGCTTTTATTTTACGAATCGTGTTCTTTAGGTTCGATTAATGTCGGAAATTTTATAAAAAATGGGAAAGTAGATTTGGATAGGCTTGAAAAAGTTATAAAAATTGCAACTTTGTTCAAGAATAGAGTATTAGACATGACATTAATGCCCATCCCTGAATGCCAAGAAGCGTTAGAAAGAACCAGAAAAATCGGCATCGGGCTTATGGGATTGCATGACCTTCTTATCCAAATGGGTTTATGTTATGATTCAGAAGACGGGAGAGAATTCGCTGGGGGCGTTATGAGATTCATTGCAGAAAAAAGCAATGAAATGAGCGTTGAATTAGGTGAAAAAGAAGGTGTTTACAAAGGATGGGTTGAAGGATGTCCCAAGCGGAGAAACGCCAACCTTACTACAATTGCGCCTACTGGTTGCCAATCTCCATCTACATTAGTGATAACAGACAAAGGGATTCTTAAATTAGGCGAAATTGTAAATGAAAAAGGAGAAAAATGGCAACCAATAGAATATGAAGTACCCCAAGAAAATATAAAAACTAAAGCAACAAAGGGGTATGTCAATGGAGAGCAACCGACAAAAAAAATATTAACAAAAACGGGCATGGAACTTGAAAGCACATTTAATCATCAATATAGGATATATGACTTTGAGGAAAAGACATACTATTGGGAAAGAGCAGATAATTTAAAGGCCGGAGACTTTTTAGCCTCAAAAATAGGGGGGTATGCCAAAACAGCCAACGAGCAACTTACGAGTGATGGGATTAAATTCAACACTAGCGCGAATAAAGAGATATCTTTCCCCAATGAGATAACTCCTGAATTCGCCACCCTTCTAGGGTTGATCTATGCCGATGGAAGTGTCCATGGTAAGGGGATAAGGATACACATTGATAGAAAAGAATCAAAACTAATTTCAGAAATCAAACTGCTGATAAAGAATACGATAAACATTGATGCTACAGATGATGATTCTGGAACTTGCATGAGTATATGCATTAATTCTATCCCATTTGTTAAGTTTTTAGAGATGAATGAAATTCTGAAACCCAAGGCCCATTTAGTATCAATACCTTTAAAAGTGAGAATGTCTTCTGTTAAAAGCATTGAATCGTTTATCCATGGATATTGGTTAGGAGACGGATCAAAAACTGGAAATACAGAATACATAGATACTTGTTCAAAGAATATGGCTCTCGATTTAGCAATATGCCTGAGGGCATTGGGAACTAATACATATATTAAACCTTATGATAAGGAATCTGATCCTTCCAGTTTTGGCGACAGAATAATGTATAGGGTGTATAAAAAGGGGTTTGGGTCGGTGGGCTTTGGAAAAGATAAATATAGATACATCAAGGGGAATGACAGACTTAAAAAGGAATTTTGTGATACAATAGGGATGGATTTGTTTTTTGACGAAATAATGTCCATAGAAGATTCCGCATCTATGACATTAGATATAGAAGTTCCACAAAATAACACATATGTCGCAAATTCATTCATTAGCCACAACACTCTATCAATGATATGCGACTGTTCCAGTGGGGTCGAACCTTACTACTCAGTTATCACAATGAAACATGTATTAGATGGCAAAAAACTTGTATTAGTAAATAAATGGTTTGAGAAAAAACTATTGGAATCTTATACCACAGAAGAAGCATCTGCAATCATTAATAAAGTGAAAGAAGCCGGAACAATCAATATCCCAGAAGTACCGGATAGCTTAAAAAACATCTTCAAAGGGGCTAATGATATTTCCCCAGAAGACCATATTTTAATGCAAGCAGAAATGCAAAAATATGTGGACTCGTCTATCTCAAAGACGATTAATATGCCGTCTACAGCAACAGTGGAAGATGTAGACCGTGTTTATCGCATGGCATGGGAATTAGGTTGTAAGGGTGTTACTGTTTATCGTGACGGATCAAGAGACGAACAGGTTCTCTACAATTCAGCGGCAAAAACAAAAATGAATGAAGAAAGACCAGATGGGGTAAAATTTAACCTTTCTCCGAAAAGACCAAAAGAATTAGAAGCAGATATCCATCATTGTACAATTAAGGGAGTCCCATGGGTTGTCGCTGTAGGATTGTTTAACAACATGCCATATGAATTATTTGCTGGGGAATTGAACGATCTATACATTCCCAAAACTTGCAAGTCTGGGGTGATCGCAAAGGAAAAGAATGGTTTATATTCCTTAACTATTCAAATCAGGAATTCTAAGGTTAAATTTGACGATATAGCCCACACATTAATGGATTCGGATCAACGGGCTTTGACTAGAATGGTTTCGTTAGCATTGCGCCATGGAGTTCATTACGAATTTATTGTTAAGCAATTAAAAAAGTCAAGCGGGGATATTACAGATTTTGCAGCAGTTGTGAATAGAGTGTTGAAAACTTATATTAAACAATATCTATATGAACATGAAAAACCTTGCCATGAGTGCGGTGGTAAAATAATCAAGGTAGAAGGGTGCGAAAAGTGTTCTTCTTGTGGCATTTCTAAATGTGGGTAACAAAATGCAAGAACAAACGGAAGAAGTAATAGAAAAACCTAGAAAACATATATTAAAAGGAATTAAACAAATACACGAATACTTGGTTGAAAAATATTCAATTCATTTCAACCAGATGAACCAAAGAAAAAGGCTAATAACAATATACGGGTTTCCTGTTGTATATGCTGGAGTGATCATCCTCTCTTCGCAGGAAGACATTGATGATTGGATTCAAGCACTGGTGAATAAGGAAATTCTTGCTGATATTATCGATTTTACAAGGCCAACAATTAAAAACAGACCAAGAAATTTAGAGTCCATAAGGAGGGATTCTGAAAAGAAAGCAAATAAAATAAGAAAGAAGATTACAAAAGTTCAATTATATAGAAAATTAAAAAAGGAGAAGACAAGAGTAGCAGATAGAGACAGGGAAATTAAGAAAATAATCTTCTCTGTAGATAGGATCTATGATTTTCAAGACCCAGAGGCAAGAGAATTATTTATAAAGACAATCAGAAAGTGTAAGAAATTAAAAATAAAATCTAATGATGTTTCTTTTATAATTAGATGTATAATGAGAGCGAGTTTTAAAGAATGCGGGAAGAAAATAACACACAATGGATTCGTAAAATTATTGAAAGATATAGAGAAGACGGAGGAGTAAAGAAGATATTTTTATCTCCGCAAATGTATCTTGAAATATTAGAAGAAAATAAGGGAATAATTAAAAATAGGGAGGCATATATTTGGGGGAAGCAAGTTCCTATTAAATACGATGAAAACAAATTACCACTATGGGGAGACATCCCGATTGAGATAGATGAACATGTTAATGGAGTAGCAATAGTCGAAGAATAAAAATACCCCTATTAATTTAAGTAATTAATAGGGGTATTTTTATAAATTAATGTGTTTCTATGGTGCTATATGAATTTCTCTTTCCGTACCATTCTTAGCCATATCACTTGCCATCAGTCTAACAGCCTTATACCAAATCCAGGCCCTAGGCTTGAACATCCCATCTTCAATGCAAATATCATACAAAACATCATCTGCTTGTTCTCTGCATTTTTCTGGTAAAATACCTATACGCATTAATTGATATAGTGCATCATGAATGAGGCTTGCCCTCATAGAACTTTTACTATCCCAAGTTGGACCGCTAGGCCCATCCCAAGCATATCCAGCTTCTATAATAAGCATTGCCCCACTTATTTTAAGAAAGTCTGCTTCGTAATTAAGATGTTCCGTCAACCATGGAAAGTTTATAGTATAAGTATTGTGTAGTTGGTACTTAAAGCCACTTTTATATTGTATCATAATACAGGTAATCCTATAGTGGTAGAAGGATCAGTTACCTGTATATCTTTTCTAGCATCTATATCTACATTTGATGACTGGCAAACATAATTAACTGTGCAGCTTGTGCAAAATAGGAACATAACTAAGTAAATTAAACAAATATTTTTATTCATATCAACCCTCCATATTATACTCTACACAGCTATACTTCTATTTCTCCAACCATTCGCGTAAATCTTTAATTTTGGATTCCTTTCAATTAACATAGCATAATGTTTTTGTTCGAGTAAATCATATTCTGCATCAAATACTTTCTCATCAAAATTATTCAATGTCTTTATTGTCTTTGCTCTTACGTCACCATCTGGACTAATTCCTACTAATTTTTGTGCTGTTTTAATAGCCACTGGCATCCCTGAGTTAACCCCAAATATAAAAATCTCATTTGATATTTTTTGAGAGTTAATTAAATCAAGATTTGCTTTATCCCAAAACGTCTTTTTATAAAACAAATTAACCAAGAAGGTTAATGGTTCATTTATATATAAATTTTTAGAAGCAATTTTAATATTTTTATATTTTTCTAAATACTCTAAAACAATCTTCCACCCTTCCCATTTAGGATGAGCTTTCTGATATATTCCCATATAAGTATACCCAGATTCTGTCTTGTTTTTATGTAGTGCATTTCCTGGATTATTGAACTCTAATTCCATCAGTATTTTTATCGAATCTTTAAAATCAGCCATTATTTTACTCTGGGGCAACAAACTTCAATGGCACTCCATAAATCGTCACATTCTTTTATTAAAGAATCACGTTCGTCTTTAATCCTTGAGGAACATGAGTTGCATTTCTTTTCATCTTCTATTTTAAAATTATTCAATAAATTTAAAGAATCGTTTTTTATCATTTTTATTTCAGCCCTTAAATCCTTCCAAATAACACCGCCCAATACACAAATTACAGATAACAAAAATACAATTACAGTTCCAAATATCTTCATTAAAACGATTACGGTTGATACAATTTCCGGTGTTATTACCATTTTTATTCCTCCATTGTTAACGCCTCCAAATAACATTTGTCTAGGGCTTTTAATATTTTACCTTTATTTAAATCATATTCCTCTTTATTTAATTCTAATTTATTGATTTCTAATCTTTTTATTATATCTTTTCCTAAAATATATTCACAATTTCCGCAACCAACACATAATTTAGTATTTCTTTTTATTATTGGCATTAAGTACTTTAGTCTCATAAGATTAATTTGCAGAACGTCTATTGGAACGCCTTGTCCTCGGGTCTCTGCTCTGCGGCTTGCCTTTCGGCTTTGGTGATCCAGGCATGACTTCCTCCTTTTGTTATGAGTTTACCATCCAACCTGAATATCATATCCAGCAAGGTCGATTAATTTCTGCTCATCAGACTTTAGCAAGTCCTCATAAATCGCACATATCGCATCTTTGTGCGCCCACCGCTGATTTGTAATGGCCTGTTTCATAGACAACACCGAAAGCCCTATAGCGGCCATTTGCGCCGCTGTTACAGCCTGATTCACATCATCAATGGTGCGATATACCATTTGCGTTTCACCTTGACCCAACGCAACAAGAGCAGTGGCACCGGCGCAGACACTCTCCAAGTTTGATCTGTCGGTATTATCCCGGAACTGGATTACTTTATCACCAGCCGGAAATGTCACCGCGACATCCGTGAATATCTTAGAGGAGTAAAGCATGTCTACTTCTTTGCATCTTGATAAACAAGCAGTAGAGCATAGTTCCGCCGCCGTGGGGGTTGGAGGGATAATTTCTACAAACCCCACCCCATACGTCAGCGTAACCCACGCCAAGTCGCGGTCAAGTGCATCCTGAATTTCCAGTCCATCTGAGGTTCTCCGATATATTTTCACGTGTTCCCCCTATTATGCAAATGCAGTTATTTGCAAATTTATTGTGCCGGTCGGCGTACCAGATTTGGTCCAGGCAATAGTCACTTCTCCTGGGCTACTAGACGCCACAACACCAGCTTGGGCATTAGTAACTCCGCTGTCGGTAGATACTATTACGGCATAATTTGTTCCTGACCACCAATTTGTTCCGTCGTGGTAATCGCAATAATTAGTCCCAACCTTGCCAATACCCCTAGAGCTTAGTGTGGCCCCAGCTTTGATTCCTGTGATTAGTATACTTTTCGGAGTAAAAGTAAAACCGGTATAACTAACATTTCCCGATGCCGCCGCTAAGTCTCGCGTGAAGTGAATGCTTTCGGCCCACGTCACCCTATGAATTATCCCGTGAATAACGCCGGATAAATCCTTTGAGTAAGAAATTATATCGCCAGCGGTGCAAGTGTAATCCGACCCGGTGTTAAGTTTATTCATTGTCGCATGATAAGTCAATGGCCATGCTCCATCGGCCACGACAACCATCTGTTGGCCGGTGTTCATTGTCACGGCACTTGTAGGCGTTGTCCCGGTGATCCGTGGGGAGTTGCCGGTGGCAGCCGTGAGGTCAATAGTGGCAGCGGAGGCTATGTCTGCCCCAGCAGCTAAATTAACGAGGCCTGTAAATGTTTGCCCCCACGTATTAGTCGTAGGATTTATTGACCCAACAAGTATATCATCAGTCCCATCAAAATAGTATATTTCATGCAGCGTTCCCGAAACTGTCTTAATCCAAATCATACCTGTTACAGCATAAGATGGCCTAGAAGCACCACTATGATTTGTATTTTGCGACGACTCTTCACTTGCTAAATCAAGTGCTAATTGGGTCCCAGTCTCTGTATCTGGATTGATTACCCCATGTGTGAATTGACTCATTCAAAACCTCCTTTAATTAACGTACCCAAAACCCTTAGCAACAAAATCAAATGTTTTTTCTATCCCAACTGCCGAAGAATTATAAAAAGTTATATCAAATCCAGAAGCAGACTGATTTGATATAACATAATAATCACCTGTTCCCATATTTTGCCCAGAAACAGCGATGGCTGGTTTTTCTTTAAATGCCGGAGAGAATAATACAGAAAGTCCAGTGTTCAGACAAACAACATCATCATCTCCATATACCCTGTCTGGCATATCTATTCTGACCGATAATGATGACACGTCTGGCGTTATTGATGAAGACGTAGAAATTAAATTCAACCTAAATTCATACGCCCTAGCTAAATAGTCTCCTACTATAAATGGTTGCCACCCACTCCACGTAGGAGTGGCGGATGGGTCATCATTAGTAGTCCTCAATTCTAAATAAGCAGCCCACATTGAAGGATCTGTCCCAGACAAACTCTCGACAGAAGAAAGAGCTAGCCAACCAGACATAAAATTTGCTATATTATTTCCACTTACTAACATTGTTGCTGATAATCTACTAGAATAAACGTCTCCTAAGTCTTGTGAGTTATAAAACTCGTACATTCCTGAAGTATTAATCCCATTTACTCCAAAATACAAATTTCTAACCGAAGATAGTGTTGTCCAATCAGATAATGTATCTACAGATGATAATCTTAAGTTTGATCCTACAACTTCACAATTAGTTTTTGTACCTAAAAATGAAGAGTGTTCTGTAAGTGTACTAACCACATTTAAATTTTCCAATCCTGGAACAGTTGTAGAAATAACCGTAGCGTTAATACTTTCTATAGCTGGAGTAGAAAAATCGACAGCCTTAATTAAATAACTCCCAGTCATTGCAGGGACAGAAATACTTGTGTTTGGTTTTCCTATTTTTTCAACCAAAGAAACTGAACTACCCCAAGTAGCGCCAGCCACAGCGGTTGAAAATTTTATAATATAATGCGACAAATCAGAGTCTGTCACCGCATCCCAAGACAAATAAGCAGTTTGCCCTAAAATATTTACATTAAAATTTTCAACATCTGATGGATTTGTGGACAACCCCACAACCGTATGTGTTTGGCATGGACTCCAAAGTCCAGCCTTCCCGTCTATATGATATCTAGCTTGGATAGTATAAGTTTTCCCCTGGAATATTTCGTCTTCAAGAGAAATATCATTATTTATAGAAAATACAGAAATACAAGGGTTTTGAGTTCCCTTCAATCTATACTGGACTTCTATACTGTCTATAAGTCCAGGTGGAACTACTTGACTCTGAAATGTCGCCACTATCCTCGGAACGAAAGTATTCCCGATAATTATTAGTGTAGATTCATCTGACCTTAATGTGAATTGAGGAATATAAACAGATGCCCTGTCTACTGGGATAGTTATATTCGTAGAAAATGAAGGAATAGTCCCAGTATCTGAACTATGAACTTCTGGTGCATAAGACAAACACGTTAATTGAGCAGTATAATCTGATTGGGGAGATATATCTTTTACTATAAGATCAATTGATTCTGATTCCGTTTCTCCATACATCATAATGGCTCCTATATCAGGAGCATTTGCAATCGGGAGGGTCATATTAACAGTGAATGTATCACTTGTTCCGACTGAAGTGACTAATGGTATTTCTAATGAATCACCATCATGTTGTCTTATTCTGAATTGGTATGTTTTCCCAGATTCCATTGATAATTCTTCATCAACCGTGACGGTAGTTACATTCGTCCCATCATCAGTATAGCTTTTTACTCTCCCGTAACCCAGACCGACAGAAATAACATCATTTGTAAATTTTATTCTGTCTCCCCTAGTACATGTAAGATATTCGAAATCAGAATTAAATGTATGTCTTTCTGGTCTAAGCCTAGCAGTGGCTATATGATATCTACCGTGTTTCCAAGCTAATGCGGAAGTATTTATTCCAGGCAGAGACATTTCTTCAAATAAAGTAGCATTAGCCTCAGAATATCCATCATCATAAACTATTCTTTCGTCTTCTCTCCAATCAGCGTCTTTGTTCCAAAATTTGACTCTAAAAGCGTGCGGTCTGTCTAAAAATGCTTTATTATAAGAATACCCCCAAGAGTTCCTAGGGGTAAAATGTTGTGCAATATTTGATTGTATCCTATCCATTACTACAGCATATTTCCCGTCCACATAGCCAGGAGCGGCTCTTCCGGCGGCAGCAACCATTTGCAAAACGGCATCAACACTTGTCCTATAATCGAAATAGTGATTGAAAGAAAATCCATTGCTTTCGCAAACACCATGCCATTCCGCCAATATGTCCAGATCAACTTCGGAATCCACCAATGGTCTCTTATTTGCTGGACCTTGCAATACATATCTATATAAAGATGCAGGGTTTGATGTTGGGCGAGTTATCCATGTATCTGTGGTCACATCATAATCAGGGCAAATCAACTGTGCTATGCAATTATAATTATCAATAGCTCCATTTAATTGATCAGTAGCCCTTATCCTTAAAGCGGTCCTAGCCATATTTTGTTCTAGAATCGGACTACCAGTTTGAAATGATCTTAGAGCTGTCCATTGAACATCATCCAAAATCCTATCGGAACTTGTGTCGGCAGAAACCCTTCTCATCCTTACATCATATTGTCCAGCCGAAACTGGGATAGACAGAGTTCTCCTTATAATTGATGTTGTTGCTCCAGAGATATTAAAGAAATCGGAAACTAAAACACCAGCTCCTACAGAAAAAGCTAATCCAGAAATATGAGATGGGACAAAATACCCCGCAGTTACAAATGATGTCTTTCTTATATCTGTAAATGCGGAAATAGCCGACTCGCCAACATCCCAGCTTGCAAGTCCTTCGGCCCAGCTTGGTATTGTTGGCGACAAAGCTGGCCAATACGAACCAGGATACCCTACCTGACCACTTATAATGGATAACGTCCCAGATATTTTATCCATTATAAGGATATCTTTCCTTTCTTGTAATGGATCTGTATAATAAGACCCAGATATATTACGGCTTACGAACGACACACCACTAACGCTACCATGCCATACTCCTGAATCTTTGACTGCATATTGAAATTCTAGCTGAGATGTAACAGTTGCTCTTGAACCATCATCATTAAAACTCACTAAACCCCTAGGATAGGTTACGTCAACTGATATTCTCGTTGTATCCGGCTGCGTTGTCCTTACGCTCCAACTTTCTGATTGTACCAATGTAACTGCTAAATCCTGCTGAAAAACATCGCCTGGATACAATGATGTGTTCGTGCTGTCGCTACCATCTCTTGTTTCTATCTCCACATCGGAAAATGAGGCTATTGGTGTCTCACCAAGTTTATGATCTGAATATACTAGCCTCCCATATCCGTTACAAAATAGGCATCTTAGAAACTGATCATCTCCTAAATTTTCTGTATATGGCAATGCACCATATGGGGGTGTAATTCTATGTCTCCCTAATAACATAGGGATTACACCATATGGAGATATTGTATTTCTTGCACCAGACAAAGCATAAGAAGGAGAATCTTTATATGTTTGTTGAGAACCTGAAAGAGATGAAGGAATTGGGGGAGGTGCGATGGCGTTGACTATCAACATGCCTACCGTCATCACGACCCCGGCAGCGACGTAGGCCCCGGCAGCACCACCTATATATCCAGCAGTGACCCAATGTTGTTGGGTTATAGTCGCCAAGGCAATAACAACAATAGTTAAAATCGTTCTCAATGGGCTTTTACTCCCACCGCCACCAGTAGGAACAGTCCTCATTGTAACCAAAGAACCTTTTGCCGGGATAATATGTTTATACTGATCTGCTGGGGCGGGAACTCCGTCAATAGAAACCAATACACTAACATAATATGGGATATTGACTACTTCCAGCATTTGGGCAATAGTCAACCCTTCGCAAAAAACGTAATCAGTTTTTTGCATAGTAAGCGGATTTTTACACGCAATTACGGATACTTTATTTTGAGTAACGATAGAATCCAATTATTCTGTCTCTCCAAGTTAATGATTTTAATTTCTCTACCGTTGTTCCTACGTTTTCCATACAGTGCAAAAATTTACCATTCCCAATACAAACACCAACGTGCATTGGCTGGTTCTTTAGTCTCAAATTAACTAAATCATATGGCTCGGGGTTATCAACCTCCTCCCACATCAATTTTTCTTTTCCTATTAAACGCCCAAGTTCTTTCTCATCTTCAGTGTTTTTATATCTATCTGTATATAAAGGAAGCTCTATCCCTAGTCTGTTTTTATAAATGATATATGCAGGCCCCCAACAATCCCAACCTTCTATAGACCGACCTTTCTCTAAAAATGGCACATCACAATATTCGCTAACATCTATTTCAATCATTAGAAAATACCAGGAAAGTTTGATGGAAGTATTGTCCCACCTGGAAAAGGCTCATTAAGAAAATTACTCAATGATAGGGTTCCGCTTATTACTAAAGAATCAGCAGTTACGTCTCTCAAAACAAAGTTATTGAATTGAGCTTCGTATGTATTTGGAGAAGATGCCAACACAACCTGAATTGAAACAGTAGGAGGAGATTCAAGTGACCTTATACTTCTTAAAATATCTCTATCTATATTATCTATAGATATTTTTGCCTGTGATATAGACTCATCACTATCATCAGGCAATGTTATCTCCATTGGAAGATAAATAAAATTATTTCCATTTGATATAGTACCCCTTACCGTTGTGCTATCTACAGTAAATGTATCATTATTATCAGTAGAAACTCTAATCGGCGTTGTTAAATCATCGTGATTAACAGTTAATAATAAAACATAAACCTCACCAGTCTCTGGGCGATATACAGCGTCCCTAAACGTAGCAGATGTAGAACGACTCATGGTATCTGCTCTAATTCAAGAGGAACAATATAATACGCTCCTTGTTTAGACCATTGAGGCGCTTTTTTTATCCTCCATGAATAATTTGTCCCTGATCTTGGATGATCCCAAGTATAAGATAATGAGCCAGATAATAAGGTAGTTTCGTAGAATGTTTTAAAATCTGACAATTGGGCAGATGTCATGATAAATTGCATTTGGTGATCTCTAGTCCCGGCAGAAATCCTACGCCTAACTTTAGCTGGGCCAACGTCCATAGATGTTCTAATGGACGTATCTATTGTGCTCTCAGAATACCCTGCTTCTAAAGGTAATTGTGGTAATGTTGCAGGCCAAGTAGCCATATTTTATCTCCCAGCCAATATCGGATTAGCGCCAAATGTAGAGCGCATAGCTTTATTAGTCTTACCCCTTCCAGACATTATCAAGTTGCCAACTACTTCATCAATCATTACTGTTATATCTTTTCCCCCGGAAGAATTCTGTGTTTCAGAAGTGGTTGCTGTTGCAGAGGTATTATTATTTATAATTACATTTGTAACAGCTCCACCACCTTCAGAGACTACACCTAACGCCCCACTGGAGGTTCTCTTTAGTGGCATAATCGCTTCTGGACCAGCTTCGCCCATTAAGCCTACTCCATTGGCGAATGGGAAAATGGTAGGCTTAGAGACCACTGAATTAGTAAATGCTCCTCCATTAGCGAATTTTTGGAATCCACTTTGGTTGAAGATATTGCCATTTGCTGATCCCATAGAAAATGGTTGTGAAGTGCCGACCATCGAATCATAGGAACTTACTTGGGAAAATGCTTCTGGCGTGCCACCTCCGCCCCCCCCGAAATAACTAGCTATCGCGGCTCCTGCCAATCCTAACAACGAACTAGAACCTTCTGCTAATGGGGTAGTAATGCTTTGTTGAACTTGATATCTAATTAGATCATTCACCATACTATCAACCATATCGGTAAAGCTAATTTTACCAGTTTTTACAAATTCGACTAATGCGTCTTCCATACCCTTAAAGGCTCGTTGAACAGAATCTGACGCAGTTTTAAAAGCAGAAGTTGTGTTTGTTGCATATTTATCGAATCCATCTCTTGCTCCATTAAAAAAAGTATCTTGTTGAGCAGCTATACCATCATATGCTTTTGTCCAATCTTCTTCCGTCATTTCAGAGAGTTTCTTTTGCTCTTCAGTATATGTGTTCCATAACGCTTTTTCTTTATCTAATTTATCTTTTAATGTCTCTCCCTTTAATTCTCTCTTTTGATTAGGAAAGATTTGCTCCATTAATTTATCTGTTCTGATATTTGAATCTTTTACTTCTTTTTGGCCTAACTTTGCTTTTGTTTTGCCCATCGTTTCATCAAATTTTGCCATTTTTTCATATAATTTATCAAGCTCTTCCGAAGTTATTGAAACAGAATTACCAGCAGCAAACATTGCTTCCGTAAATTTATCTTCCCAATTTAATAATTGTTCGGTCTCTCCTGGTGATGCTTCTAGCGATTCTAATTTATTCTGAAGCTTACCGAAATAATCGTCTGCTGTTTTGGAAGATTTTTCTAATCTATCTTTTTCTTCTTTGTAAAGACTTCTTTTTAAATCTTCATACCTTTCTAATGATTGTATTCTATCTCGGTCTGCTTTTTCTTGGGCAGAAACTGCGTCTTTATTGGCTTTAGTTCTTGCTTCTAATTCATCTTTAGTCCTTGCCTCCATTAAAAGAGAACGTTTCCATGCATCAGCCGTAGTTTTTTGCCCCGTAGATTCTAAATCCCTAATTGTTTTTGCTAAATCCCCAAGCGACAACCTATATTTCATTGAGGATTCATTATTTTTCTCATATAGCGCATTTTGGTCTGATAATTGCAACTTTAATTTTTTGAGTGATTCTATACCATTGTCTAATTCTTCTTTATCCACTTCGCCCCTAGCTGTTGCCAATTGAGCAGTTTGTGTGCCAGAAGTCAAACTTACGTCTCTACTTATGAGAGGTACTTGTGGTTTATCCATACCTCCAATTCCTCTAACGTCTATGCCTTTCAATTTATTTAGTTCAGTGTATAATGTGCTTGCCTTCTTTGTCGCTTCATCCAAGAAGGCAAGCAGTCCATTATTTTTACTAGACGATCCAGTTTTATTTATTTCTTGGTTTAATCCATAAGTTGAATTCGTAAGCTCTTTTGTTTTATCATTAAGGGAATCTTGTGATTTTGCCAAATCATATACGGTTTTAGCGGTTAATGCCATTGTCACCACAACCAAACCAGCAGTCAACGGATTCGCCAACATAGTTATAGTCAAGGCACTTATCGCAAAGTTCAACACTCCGAATGCCGCTGCAATAAGACCAACTATTGCAGCTATTGGGGTAATTATAGCAACCATTGTGACAAAATTCTCCACGAACTTTGAAATAAACCCGATAACAAAACTTAGTGTTTTCGCAAAGTTCGTCAATGTCCCGTCTACATTCATCAACATAGCATTCCATGCCTTGGCGGATTCGATTAGAGATTCGTAGGTCGGTCTAAAAGCATCCCTTAAAACTCTATTGTGGATCGTTTCCATCGTACTACCAACAACGGCCCAAGTATTGCCTAAGTCTTTTGCAGCAGGGCCGAAACCCTTCAATAGAATGCCAACATTTTCCAGAACGGTTCCTTGTTGTTTCCACAGTTTTATATGTTCTTTAATTTGCGGATCAATCCCTTTCAATGTCTGAACAAGAATATTTTGGTCTCTTACTTGCCCTTGAGACAGCGCCCTGATTTCTTGGCGCATTTGGATTTCTTGGTTCTGCCCCTTTGTTAATAATTTTAAGGCGTTAGCAATATTTACAAATCCGTCCATGGCGGCTTTATTTTGGGTATCAATCTTGATTCCGCCCTTAATAAACTGCTCGGCCATTGTGGTTAAATCTTTACCAGATGCAATAGTCCTAGCGTCCAATATTTCCATAGTTTGGACAAGTTTTTGCGCTTCGGCATTAGATTGTCGATAGACTTCAGATGCATTTGTCTTTGTGAGATTTTTACTAAAGGTAGTCAAGAAAGCAGACATTGATGCGACTTTTAATTCATAGTCTTCTACTGCTGCCAATCCAGCCATAAACTCAGCACGAATAGCCCTCATAGAGCCATAAAAAATAGTCAATGCGGCAGATGTCACTAGAATACGTTTTGTTAACGCCTCAACGTTTTTCGCAAAAAAGCTGGTTTCGTCTCCCTTTGCTGCGGCAGATTCTTCTTTTAATCTCTGTTGATTTAATGCTTTTTTTGAAGCCAGAATAGAAGCATTTAGTTTTTCATCTATTTGTAGCTGTGCAGCAGCAGCTTTTTGTGCCAACTGCGTCCTGGTATATTGAGCTTTGGCATCATAAGAAGTATAATCGTCTGACACCTTTCGCAACAATGCATCTTGCCTTACATTATTGCTCATTATTGCAGCGGCAGCTTTGTCTTGAGTCGCTATCATAGCAGCAGCAGACCTTTGAGTTAATCTATCTTTATCTGCGATGAATTTATCGTATGCCGATAGTTGTTTAGAGCCGGAATCAACTTGCGATTGAACAATTTTTTGATTAGAGGAAACATTCGCTTTCTCAATCCTCTGGGCGGAAGTCAGCGCCGCTTGCTCCTGTTTTTTTAAATCAGAAGCATACTGAGAATAGTCCAGCTTTAGAGAGACAAAAATCTCACCTAATTTAATCATGGAAACTCACCAAACTTAATCACTACTTAGAATTCCTCATAGCTCTTTGCCTCATCTCTATTCCATGAAAATGTTCAAACACTTTCAGGACTTTAATAAACGTTTTTATTCTATCTTGTACTTTGAATTCATCTAAAAGTTTCCACAACGCTGCTTGCTCAAGAGCTACAGAAATTGGTTCCCCCATCCCGCCACCAACCCAAATCCGTTGATCTTGCACTAGATTCCAAATCTTAGCTGCGTCTCGGTTACTTTCATATAATTCTGGCACACATTCGCTACACGGTGGAGGAGAGTTCCGATGCTGTTTCAATTTCCTGCAAGTACTACATCTAGGCTTTTTCTCAATCCTCTCCATGTAGCTGATTAGTTTTTTACTTCTACTTCCTCAATTTCATCAACCTTTGACTGCATCTTAGCTAAACAATTATTCGCCCATTTAGAGAAAACCGGAGAGCCATAGTACAACTTCTTCTTGTTCTCATCGGTACATGGAATTTCTAATCCAGTAGGTTGTTTAAGATTCCAATTATCAATCTGGTAACAAATAATGGCATCATTGAACTTAGTCATTAGATCATCGTTGAAGTCCATATCCTGTACTACATCCATGCGTTTGGTATTCGGATTAGGAATATAACGCTGCTTTGTTTTCAGGCCAACTTCTTTGCGGATTTCCTGCATCTTCTCATCACTAACCAATCTAAAATCTACGTACTCATCGTCGTTGAAGTTGTGCCTGACGCTTGGATTAATATTTTCGAGATCCCATGTCATTTATTCATTACCTCCATCATATTTTTTAAAACTACGCCACTCATCTCCCATAGATGTAGTGTCTTCTAAAACAAAAGCATCTGCTTTGATTTCAACAATGTTTGGTACTATGGTTAGTATTACAGTAGGAGTATCATTAATATCAGCCTTGAACTCTACCCTCTTGCATTTCATAATTTTACCATCTACTTCTACGATTCCAGTAGTACTAGAACCGTTTTTTAATGTAATTTTTACATTATGCAAGGCGGTCTCCTAAGTTGTGGTTACTCTTTAGGTACTTATTAACGATGTTTAGATATTTGGTTAGATAGTTTCTTAACTGAATACTTAAATACTTGGTAAAATTTTTAATTGATAGTCTTAAGCAACTTTTGTTTTCTACGTAGTGCCTTATTCATGGCTTTATGCAATTCTTTATGACATTCCTTACAAAGTGTGATTCCATTATCTATATCCCATAAAGCGTCACATGCTATGGCTTGTTCAAGAGTGGTAATATTATAATCATCTAAAATTTGCTTAAATTGATATATGTGGTGAGCATTAAACCTGGATTTTGTGTCTCCACATTCTTGGCAAGCGAACCCGTCTCTGGTGAATGTTTTAAGTCTCCAATATTGATATTTTTCACAATTTCTTATTGTCTGGTAGATCGGGTGTATTCCACCTTTCCAATTATTAGCTTTTTCTCCTGTCTTTCCCATCGCAATAGCTAATAGACTTAATTTTTCTTTAGTTTCTTTTGAATGACATTTCCCGTAAAATGGATTTTTCTCTCCGACCAACTCTTTCCCAATATCAGATAACTTTTGTTTAGTAATTTCTGATACTTTTCTAACCTTTGGGAAATGACCAACTAAATAATCGTTCCACTTTGAATGATTCCTATTCATCGATACTTTTCCACCACAACCACAGGCGCAATCAGGAGGATGGCCCAATTCCTTTATCCTATTCATTCTTTTGGTTTCGTTACTTTTAATTTTCGCTTTTGAAATATTTTTTACTGCTTGTTCTGTAGGGACGTAATGATTATTTACAAATTTATTCCACCGATTTTTCCAATGATCAAATTCAACTCTCTGCCCACAATTACAAGCACACAACGGAGGTTCTTGGTTAGCTAGATTCTTAGCATGACCCGATAAAAATCGATACCTATTATTTTTAACTCTCTCACCACAATTGCATTCACAAAACCTTAATTCTTCCATATTTTCTCCTAGCAGAAACCTAGAAATTGTAAAGAGTGGGAAACATAGCTAGGTCTATGCTTATCGGATGGCCGTCCTATCCCACAATTATTTAATTTATTATACGAGTACCATCTTGCCAGACACGGCGAGTGAAAATGTAGCAGTGACTAAGCCACCGACCTCAGAGCCAACATCAAAGCCAGTCACCCAGCAATATGATAATGGATTTGTGGTACTCGGCGTATAATAGCTGGTATCATCCACGTATAACTTAATGTCAGTCACGCTAGTATTGTTAGCGTTATAATTCCGAAGGGCGGTTTGGCCCGCAGTATCGGTGCCATCGTACAAACCGTTAAAAGAAATAGTGCCTCCGCTCTTCAAACCGGGCAAAAACTGACGATAGGTGTCTCCGAAAGCAGTTTGCTCCAAAAGCTCAACTTCCTGCCCATTAAGAGTCCAAGACCCTAAAAGACTAATTGTGCCACCATTCAATGTTACCTGTGTTTCACGTCCAGCATATGCTTGTGCCATATTTATACCTCCTGCTTATTTATAATTGCTTATTTATAATTTCTTATTTTCATCTTCTTTTTGTAGTTTCTTTAAGTGGCCGTAAAGCCGATATGTCGCCCAATTTATTTCTAAATTGCTTAAATGCCCAATATCAATAGACGTATCACAATATATCTTATATCCATTTTGCTTCAATTTATAACAAAAATTTACATCCTCTCCTATGACATCGCCGCCTTCAGTTCTTGAAAATTCAAACCAAGCTGGCGGGATTTTTAAAAATACTTCAGTCTTGTAAAGTAAACAACCTCCACCTGTCGCGTCTATTTCAATTAGGTGGTTATCTAATTCTCTTGCTGCTAAAATTTCTTCATCTGGAACCATTAAGTACTTCCCAGGTTCACCCCTTAGAGTGATGGGATCAAAGCCAGGATAGCGCCTATGTACGATAGCTGATACAACATCTTTATCGTGTTCCAGCATTTTACTAATCATATCTGGGTCATGGTATACCTGATCCGTATCTAGCATCAACAAATGAGTACAACCAGATTCTAATGCTTGCTTAACCAATTGATTTCTAATTACATCAATCTGCATTGATGGGAATGTTGGCCTAATATATACGAAATTTGGCTTCTTCATCATCACAAAGGAATCTAAAAATGCAGTGTGTACCTTGTCGTCTACCAATGGAAGCCCAATTCCCAAACGGATGTTCTCTTTATCCACCAAAATTCTCTCCTAAAAATTGGTTAATATACTCACTTGACTTATTTTGCTTCTTCAAATAATACAACGCTTTATTTCTATTCAATCTCTTTTCATAATCAGGCAATTTATCAAACACACTTCCATGATCTTGATGCAATGTTAAAAATGAATCAGTTGCTATGAATTGAATCCCTGCTTTATTTATTGTTTCTCTGAAATCGTCATCATCGTATGCAATACCTAATGAATATATTTCATCAAATCCCCCAATTTCTTCATACTGTCTCTTCGACAAGCAGGAACAGAAATGGAATAAAGCATTTCTATATTTTAAATGTTGATACCACATTTTTGGTTTAAAAGTAAATTCATCAAAATCAGATACACTTTTAGGATACTCATCAACATTAAGGCAAGAAAATACTATATAATGGTCATCGTATTTAGACAATATATCATCACATGCACTCAATATATTATCTTTATGGAATATCTCTGGATTTGTTATAATTAAATATTCGCCACTAGCGTTTTTCACTCCTAAATTAAATAAAGGAGCTGGATTATAACAATTCTCAAAGCTCGATTTTATCAGTTTTATATTAACTACCTTATCGGCATTTTGTGTATAAAACTTTAATACTTTTAATAGTTTTTCGTGTTCTTCTGCATTATTATAGTTTTTAATATCTTCAACGACAATTACTTCATAATCATTTCTATCTTTATAGTGATGTTGGAACGAAATAAGTGAATTATGGAGTTGACTAGATCTTTTATAATAAGGAAACACAATACTATATTTCTTCAAGTAATTCACACATTAGTTTTAGAAGGAATTTATCTTTATTAAGGTGGATATTTTCTTCTGTAATTTTATTCTCTACACTAGATGTTATTGGAGATCCAGCAAACCAATGTACGCCAACTGTATTTTCTGGTAATCGCTGTTTGTTATCGCCAAATATTAAATCTATCTGGTTCCATTGTAGTGGATATACCGTTTCAAATGTAATGTTTGCAATGTTACAATTGAATTTAATTGAATAATTAATCGCTTTATAATCATTATATTTAAAAAAATAATTATATAAATCCCTACCTAAATTTTGGTATTGTAGATTTTCAGCATTTTTTATATTATATATTGCCATTTTATATAGTTCTTCAAAGAATTTATTATTCCCAGAACTCATTAAAAACCCGATACTATGATAACTAGTGAAGCAAACAAATGTATCTTTTAATTTATTGTCAGTATTATTTAGATCGAATTCATTAATCGATTTTGTATAAAAAATATCAAAATCTGACCAAACCCCACCTGATGTTGATAATATTTTAAGCCTAATGAGATCTGATTTATGTACTTCTGATAAGTTTGAAAATTCACCAAACTCGGTTTTCCTTAAAGATAAATTTTTAATATTACTTAATCTATCAAAATAATCAATGTCATCATAATTATATTCTTTTTGTTCATTGCTATCCCACAATATTTTACTTTCTACCACAGATGGGTAATAAACTATTATCTCCCAATCTGGGTTATGTTTCACAAAAGATAAAGCGGTCAGGTACTTCATAAAAGATAATGGTTTATTTTTACCCCAATACAAATTGAGAACCTTAGGGATCGACATACTCCAGCTATTCATAAGCCTCTCTTCTATCTTTCTTAATTTTAACAGACCTATTATTCTGGGCCTCAAATTCAGATATATCTAAATGTTCAATATGAATATATCCACTTTTACAACAATCCATTACAAGTTTATCCGCTGTTGTGGTCATCGCCACAACCATATTAGTTCCATTGCTATCGTTATTTAATACTTTTTGCATCCATGCATCGCCAACACATATGTCTGCTTCTTCCGAAATCATTCTGGTGCACACCTTGCATTTTGGTAGCATTTGCATATATTTTTTTACATAATTATCCCATCCCTCTATATGGTCAATCTTAATTTCCTGGTCTTCATTGGTAATTATTTTTTCAAACCCAGGCCATCCAGATCCTCTATATTCGAAATGTTTTACATCTATTTCACTCAGGTTTGCTTTATCTAAAACACTTTTATAATATTTATTGTCTGATGTATGATTGCAGAATAAAGATATTGTTATAATTCGGATATTGTGTTTGCTGCAATATTTTTTAACTGAGTAAATATGACATGGCAAACCTACAAAAATATAACTTTCGTTTTTATTCAAACTAGATAAAATGGATAATGGATTAGTTTTATCATATATAGAATTACTCTTCGTAGACATTATCTTCTCTATATCATCAGTAATTATAGTTCTTGGGATTAAAGCTTCTTCTCCTTCTCCAAGAATTGTTAGTATTGACTTATCTATTATTTTCCCCTCTATGCAAAAACGTAAAAATTCTTTGCAAAATCCCCCAGTTGACGCTTTATGTCTTACATCTGGATTTGCTGAATATGCTAAATAACACTTCATAGTATTACGGGAAATGCCTTTATTATTGTTCCCTGATATTCTTTAGTAATTGGACGTATATCTTTCTGAACACTGTTCCACCAAGCCCAACCATCTTCTATACTCTCACACAATACTATTTTCTTTGTTATGCCCATATTCAATAATGTATCATGCCACTTCCACTCTTTAACTAAATCAGTCTCTCTCTTGGCTACCATTGCAAAGGGAATACCATAAGAATAAGCAACTATAGCTACGTGCATAGAGCTAGTCATTACTATATTTGCGTTACATATACTATTCAATATGTATTTAAACTGATTGTCAAAAGAACCATTAATGTCTGAGTCCATCAAAGACGATATATGAATATCTATTCCTTTCATCGGTTTTTTAACATTATCATAATGATGATTAATGAGTACATTCTTCTTCTTCTCATTTACTGGGAATTTAAAAAAATAAGAAGCTAAGTAGCCAGCATCACCTAGTGTAATATCATCTTTGATCCCGTAATAATCCCTGGTCATCGGACCTCTTAAAGCAGTTATAATACATTTGTTCTTTATGATGTCTTCCGATAATTTATGCCAAGGTAAAGGAATGCAATGAACTCCGCTACCCCACACATACCACTTCTTGGCTTTAGTTAAATATAAAGAATGGATTTCATTGTTTAGAAATCCACCTATCCCAGTCATTATATAATCAATTGGTTCTGTTATCTGGTTAACATTAGAATAATTATTAAGTCCAAACCCCATCTTTTGTATAACACTCTTACATAAGTATTCTCCGAAATTTTCTTTTCCTTCTGCCTTAAATAAAAAAATATTTCTTTTAGTCATTATAACCCTCATTTTTAATGATTTCTGTCATACTACAATCTCTACTGAAACCATTGTTATTTACGTAGTCCTTACTATACTTGTGGCCGTTAAACCAATGTACACCAATAACCGAGTCTGTTATATACGTTAAGTCCGTACTTAAATACAGCGCGTCCATATTAAAAATAGAATACGGGAAAAATGTTTCATATTTTAAATTAATCATATCTGGGAATTTACTCAAGGCGTCTTCAGGCTTAGGGAATGCTTTATTAAAAATTGAATTCCCGAACTCCTGATGGTCCGGGTTTTCTGTTATTTTATTTTTTATTTCATTGCATAAATATATGGCATACCTATAAAATTCGTGGCCTTTGGAACTGACCAATACACTTACATTATGATGTTTCTTTTTCCCATCGTACATGCATAAAGTAACCCCAAATGAATCAGTTCCAGCTATAGTGCTTAAATAATGAATAGGTTTTAACCAAATAACATCAAAATCTGACCAAACACCTCCCTCATTATATAGCCAATGATACCTCAATATATCTGATCTTAATATCGGATGTAAATCTCCACTGACGCCATAATCAGAAAGATTTACTTCATCTATATTAACTTGTTTATTATCCTTCACTATATGGAAATAATCTTCTCGTACATAGGAAGGTATATATTTATTGTTCCCACGATACCTTAATTTATCAAGATGTACTATTACTTTCCAATCTGGATTTAACCTACAAAAAGAAGTTACAGTAAAAGTCTGTAGTTTAGACATAGGTGTTCCGTCCCAATACATATGAACTATCTTAGGTATTCTTTTCATTGCTTCACTAATAACACATTAACCGTTATCATTATTTATGCCATACGGTTCTATTAATGTATCCAGTATGACTATATATCAATTTTAATATATGGGTAGATACATCTTGTTTATTGTATTCATCAATCGCATGTGGCTTGCCGCATTTTATAGCAACATCTACCGAATCCATTATTGACCCAGTATCTACACCAGACATGATTAAAACACCATTATCCATTCCCTCTGGCCTTTCATGAGTATTCCTAATAGTAACAGCAGGAAAACCGAGTAGAGAACTCTCTTCTGTTATTGTACCGCTATCTGAGACAACACATTTTGCATTGATTTGCAACTTTATGTAATCAAATAACCCAAACGGCTTACTAAAAATAATCTTTTCATCTGTACTAATATTTAAATCATCTAATGCTTTCTTTGTTCTAGGGTGAGTGGATACTATAACAGGGAGGTTATATGTTGCAGATACTGCCTTTATCGATTTAATTATAGTTTTTAAATTATCTATGTCGTCAATATTTTCTTCCCTATGAAAACTAAACACAAAATAACTTGAACTTTTTAATTTTAATCTATTTAGTACGTCTGACCTATACACATCAGACATGTAGTAATCTAAAACTTCTTTCATATGAGAACCAGACTTAAATATAGTTTCTGGTCTTATTCCTTCTAGTACAAGATTTTCTCTAGCTCTATCAGATAAAACAATATTAATATCAGATAACTGGTCTATTATCTTTCTATTTAATTCTTCTGGAACTCTTTGATCAAAACACCTATTGCCTGCTTCCATATGGAATACAGGCACTTTTCTCCTTTTGGCTGAAATTACAGAAAGACACGAATTGGTATCTCCGTATATTACAAAAGCATCTGGACTTTCTGCCTCTATTACCTTATCTGTTCTTTCGATAATGTTTGCTATCGTTTGTGCTGTATTTTCACCAGCAACTTCTAAAAAATAATCTGGTTTTCTTATTTTAAGTTCGTCGAAAAAAATCTGATTCAACTCATAGTCATAATTCTGACCAGTATGTACTAAAATATGATTTGTATTTTTATCTAATTTATCTATAACCCTAGACATTTTTATTAATTCGGGCCTAGTCCCAACAATTGTCATCACCTTAAGCATTCAACTCTTCCTTAATATAATCCAATGAAAACAACAATTCTTTAGTTTCTTCAATGCTCAATCTAGTAGTATTATGTGAAGTGTAATCTTGTATCTTATCAATATTCGTATTTCCTGAATCGAAATACTTATTATAATTTAAATCCCTATTATCCGGATTAATACAATAATAATCCCCATGATCAACGGCTCTTACCATCTCTTCCCTTGAAATAAGTGATTCAAATAATTTTTCTCCGTGTCGAGTTCCAATAATTTTTATATTATTATCTTTTGCAAACATTTCTTTTAATGCTTGGGCCAAAACACCCACGGTCGATGCTGGAGACTTTTGAACAAAAATATCACCTTGTCCACCATTTATCAAAGCATAAAATACCAAATCTATTGAATCGTCTAAGGACATAAGAAATCTTGTCATATCTGGGTCTGTTACCGTTAATTCCTCATTATTTTTTAATTGAGATACAAACAAGGGAATTACAGATCCACGGGAAGCCATTACATTACCATATCTAGTAGCACATAATACCGTTTCTCCAGCACGTTGTTTCATCGCCTTTGAGACCATTACCTTTTCAGAAATAGCTTTCGTCATGCCCATTGCATTAATTGGATAAACAGATTTATCAGTACTTAAAATAACAACCCGCTCTACATTATTCTTTATTGCAGAACTCATCACATTATCGGCACCAATAACATTGGTTTTTATCGCCTCCATTGGGAAAAATTCGCATGAAGGTACTTGCTTAAGTGCGGCGGCATTGAATACATAATTGACCCCTATCATCGCAGAATCAACACTACCGTAATCTCTGACATCACCAATATAGAATTTCAATCTCGCATCGTTCACCGAGATTCTCATATCTTCTTGTTTCTTTTCGTCGCGGCTAAATATCCGAACTTCTTTTACGTTGTTAGTCAGTAACCGTTTCGCGACAACGCTCCCAAATGATCCCGTTCCACCTGTTATTAATACCGTTTTGTTACTAAACATTAATACCTCTCATTGTATTAATCATGCTTTCCCAATTAGGAGTTATGTACCCAGACTTTAAATTAAATTTAGAACCATCTAAAGACCTATCGATTGTAAAATCTTTATAGTCATTAATTTTAATATCTTTTTTATAAATATCAGCTATTAATCTCAGTAAATCAAATTTTGAAATTTTTTCAGAAGCAATGTTATATAACCCACTAATCGACTCATCGTGAATAATGATATCTCTTAATATCTGGGACAATACTACAGTTGGGAAACCACTAAAAACCGCATTGCTATACCCATTGCATTCTTTTCCTTGACTTAAAAACCAGTTAAGTAATCCATGGTTCGTTTTTAACTCTGGGCCAATTATAGAGGTTCTTATCGTTAACGATCTATCTGAAATAACCTCTCCTAAATATTTAGTCTTGCCATAAAAATCTGTACAGTCAGAGACATCTTCTTCTTTATACATCCCATATTTACCAGAGAATACACAATCTGTACTGATATGTATTAACCTAGAATCAAAAGAATCGCATAATGATTTCAATTTATGGGGGAACAAAGAATTTATAGCTATAGATTTTAACGGACTATTCGCGTCATCAATTTGCTTTACTATCCCAACACAATTAATAACTACGTCTGGCTTTAAAGAAACGAACAATCCATTTAATGTATTTTCATTTTCTATATTTACGTTATGGAGAACTTTATCTTGGATTTGTTGGGTAAAAAATTTCTTATCTGATTTTCCCCTTACTGTTCCGAATACATCTAATTTTTTATTTTCGCTCATTACATTTAGCATAGAACTGCCAAGCATCCCACTAGCACCTAAGACCAAAATTTTCATTTAATTAACTCACCCGATAAATTATTAGTCTCATCAGTATTAGTTGATTTGATAGCGTCATAAAATCCTTCATTAGTTTCTGAAATATCATCTTTTTTTGTTAGAACATTTTACAAAAAAGAACCTAGAATCCATTAAAATAGAAACCAATTCTACATTTTTATAGTATTCATTTAGTTTTTCAATCCAAAAGTTAACACCTTGGACTATCTGGTGAATTTGCATACCGCACAAAAATTCATTGTGATTAGCAATTCCAAATAAACAATCGCCACTTAATTTAACAATTGATTTTAACACGCTGTCTAAATCTTCAATATAAATATGTTCAATAAAATCGTTGCATATTGCATAATCAAATTTAGGAGTGGTATTGAATTTAGAATATTTAATTATATCTGTACATTTATGTGGTAAGCTTGTTAGATATTTTTCACAGCAAATATCACTAACTTCTATACCGAAGGCGTGTATTCCATGATTAATCAATGAGGATAAATAATAACCAGAACCAGAACCGATATCCAATACCGTCCCATCTTTGTTATCGATAAAGTCCAAAATAACTTTTTCTTTTAAATCTGGCCTTGAATGCTTTATGTCTCCATAATCATCTTTTTCAGAATAAACTTTATTGTATACATCTTTATAGTTTAACATTAATTAGCACCATTCCATTTTTTATAAATATCTCCATCTACTTCAATTTGTCCAATGTGTTTATTAGTACAGCTTGTGTCTACATAAATTTTATATCCTGCTTGTTTTGCCTTATTGCAGAATACTACGTCTTCTCCTATTCCATATTTTGCAGTTGGGTCGGGATTTTCCATAAATTTGAAATATGGCCTTTGTATGTCGTTAAATACTTTCATATCAACTAATAAACAGGCAGCGCCAACACTATCTACTTCAACCAAAGAATTTTCTTCCCACTCTGTAATCGTTTCATATTTATTTATCATCCCACGAAACATACATGGTTCATAATCAGCATTGCGCATATATGAAAGACCTGAGACAATGGGCAATTTATGAGATAATAGTTTTGTAATTGTTTCTGGATGATGCCGATGGTCTACATCAAGGAATAATATATGTGAACAATTGTATACTATTGCTCCTTCAATTAACTGATTGCGCATATGATCGACACCTTGATAGCTACTAGCATGAATGAACATATGTCTACATGGCTTCAACATCGCTACATATGACTCGAAGAACTGTAATGGAACGCTGTTATGACTTAATGGGACTGCTATTGCAAGTTTAATATTTTTCATGAATTGCTTATCGGTAAAAATTGCAGAAACTTTAATTTTTTTGTAATTGCACTTGATAAATTACGGAAGAAATATAACCTTGGATGTCTTCTACCCACATAGGGGGGATTTTATGAGTTCTATACAAATCAAAGCAATAATATCCAGATACAGTTAAGTTAGCGAAATCAAATCTATCCGTTAAATATCCATCTATGGTATTAATTTCACTTGTGGACTGATTTTGAGAATAAATATTAAACTGTAAACTAATATTTAATACTGCATTTGCCGCTACAGCTTGTTCGTTCATAAAATGCGTAATGGTATCGACAGGGAAGAAGAATATAACAAATGGATATGTAGGATTTTGAGGAGCACGAACTTGATAAACCCTACCATTGATACTCGTTTTAAAATTACTCGCTACTTGTGAATAATTATATACCCCTGTTGCTAATTCGCTTATACTCATATTTTATTTTTCCCAAGTATTCTGATTAATTCATCTTCGCTTTCAGTGAATGCTGGTCTTATAAACGGTCTTTTAGCTCCGTCAATCGTCCAAGCCATCTCATGGAGAATACCTTTTCCGTTAGTTGTTCCTATTTTCCCAGCAATGATATTGGTATTCGCGCCGTAAAAAGGTGCGGTTACTTTTTCACTACCTTCTCCCCCACCGCTACTACCAGTTGATGCCGCCCAAGAAATTGAATTTTTCAATTCTTCCGTATCTGGGGCTGGTGCTGTATTAGGGATCGAAGCTTGGTGTAAAGAGCCATCGCCCTTTTTAGAAGGCCACCATCTACCAGTTCCAGGCTTCATGGAATCCTTTATTTTATCACTTAAAAATTCACAAGCGTCATTCATCGACTGTGATTGAGTTGCTTTTATAGAATCTATAACTTGTTTACTATTCCAGGTAACTCTTGCCATTATCCACCTATTCTATCTTAGCTAGAAAGAATTCCCAAAATCTATTTTTTAAAGCAACATTATCAACTAAAATAATTTCATAAATTTCAGAACCATTTCTAAACCTATCTTTTGAAGTTGGTACAATTCCTTCCTGGTATCTCACATGGAACCAATGCGTAGATTTCACCTTAGTAGAATCAGCAATAAATTTTTCCCATTTATCAACTGAAGTAAATGTACCCTTTAGGCTTGCCTTACCATACCATACAGAAGTAAAACCACCCATTCCATCACTAACATCAGTTTTCCTCTGCAACTCTAAAGTAGCTTTTGGTCCAGGCATTATGTATGAAACCTTTTATATCTCATTAATATCATTTTAGCTTCTTTTGGAATTGTTTCTTCTTTGTTAAACGAAGCCCATAAATTATGCGCTCTGTACTCTTCCACTCCATAGCTATCATCATCCATTTTATTATAGAAAAATTTTACTAGAATTTTTACAGCTAATTTTAAATCATTCGGCATATTGTCAGATGTAAATCCAGCAGTATAATCTATATAAATATTTCTAGTTCCTTTAGGCCACCCTCCATATTTTAATATTTGCCCTCTTTCAAGGTAAACATCAATATCATCTAATGGGTCATCAACCATCGACAGATCTACCCAATTTGTATCAATCGCATTCAATCCATACCTTGGGATAATTTCGGTTGATTTAAAATTACCGTAAATACTAGAATTAAGTCTAGCCGCCCATCCATTTCCTAACGCGTTCACAGCGTTTACTACAGCCGTCATAGTCGCGTTTGCGGCATAAGTAATACTGGTATCCGCCGTGCCGTCTAAAACAAGCCTGAGACCCGTAGTAGTAGCAGAAACGGAAGCTGTAGAAGTCTGGTTGGAATTGCTAATCTGAATAACATCTAAAGTCCCAATTGAAACTTTATCTACCGCTGTAACCGGGAAATTTTTAAGAGTTAAAATACCTTTATTATTTCCGTCATATCTCTCACAAGTATAAGATGTTTCTTCAAATATCCTATTACAATATTCCGAAACGAGTGTTTCAGTAGAATCCTTGATACTAGATACAATTTGACTAGGATCTCCAGCTTCTATGTCAGATACTATGGTTTGCGCAGCGGTTTTATTTGCTGTAAAACCAAACGTTAAACCAGCATCAGAAGATGTATGAGTGTACGCAACAGTTTTGCCAGTTCCAGAATTGATTGTGAATTTTCTTGTTGTAGTGCTATATGATATAGCAAATGTTATTGTTCCTGTCCCAGTTAATGTCGTATTGGCGTTCATTTGCGTTTGTAAATGAGAGGCCAATGTTACCCCATCATAATTACCATCTGTCAATGTGATATCGACAGGGCCACCCGAAGATGAAGTAAAATTTAATACATTATTTGATGGCGTAATAACAAAATATGCCGTATCCAGATCCAGAAACTCTAAAATATCATCTAGTGTAGTTATCGCCATATCATTCACTTACTTCAAAGAATTTATAATATTAACAAATACAATAAACACTTCAGACATTTTCCAAATCGCGAATGGTAAAGAAAATATAGAAAATTTAATTATACTACCTATAACATTTTCTACGTGTAACCCAGAAATTCTATATCCTAATTTCATTTAAAATAGCTCCTTCCATCTAATAGAAAATTCAGTATCGTTTGATCCAGCAGAATTGACGACAACTACAGCAGTTTGACCAGGATACATATGCCCTCCAAGAGATTCTACATCTTCAAAAAATGAATCTGCTTTTGCCATATTCCATTCTGTCCCTATTTCTCCAGTCCCAAATGTTATAGTTGCATTTGTTGAATACTCAATTATTGAGTCTGAATTTATTGCTGCCCATGTTGGGGTATTTGTAAATGTTGGATTGAAAACAATCTTCCACCTAACTGGCTTTGTTCCTTCCGTCGCAGAAGTCAATAGTTGCGCTATTGCCTTTACCCTATTCGTTCTACCTGCAAATGTAGTTATATTTCTAAAAGCAACCAACATGTTATCTCCAGCAGATATTGTGGCAGTTCCCCTGCTATATGTATAACTTCTTGCGCTTGGGTCATCATCACCGCCATCAATAATACCAGCAGTAATGCTTCCACTTTTAACTACAATATCTGTATTATTACCTGTATTGCCTACTTCTCCCCTCATTGGAAGATTTGTACTTGCAATGCTAGTCTCAGTATATGCATTTGGGAATTCAATCTGCCCAATTGAATTCCATTCTCCCTCTGGATTCATTATTTCAAAATTTATTGTTGCAAATCCGAGATATCCGAAACTTATTTTATATACATTACCTTTTGTTGGATCAAATGCTTCTAATGGTAGAACTTTTGAAACATCAATAGTTTGTGGGTAGTCAATTTGATTTATTCTTCTAGTAATTTTAAAATCAGTACATTCATACCCGATAAAAAATCCATTTTTAGAGTCAAATATCCCGGCTCTTTGATATGAATTTACCTTTGGAGTAGAAAATATAGCTGTAAAAAATGCGTACGCTTCATTACCTGGGACATACCTTAAAGAATCTACTGTTTCAGCAGCAGCAACTCCACCAACATTCGTACTTGTAGATAATATAATAACACTATCAGAAGAAGTTACAGTTCCTCCATTTGTTTGTGTTAATGTAAAATCTCTTGTTCTAAAGCCATAATTAAATTGGAATGCCATTGAAGTTTTTTTCCATCCTACTATCCTATCTCCAAAAATTGAATTCTGAGCAGCTCTTCCAGAATGATCAGTATCTATAAAATGTATAGGGTGACTTTTATTATTTGGGTCAATTTTTACAGTTTTAATTTTTGGAATAAATATTTGTGTTACTTCAACTATATCAGCGGTATAAAATTCTATTTTTAATGATTCTACCCTGTGTATATCTTCAAAGTTATACGTTTTATTTGTTAGATTAGTGGAATCGCTAGACTCATCTACAACTATCGTTTCAATTATACCTGGATTTCTAACAGTCACTTTGACATTACTAAAATTACCTCCATCTGCACTACCTATGGTGACTGAACCAAACTCAATCGTTCTTTCAAAATGAATAATAATTGTTTTAGGATTACTAGAACCTGTATTTTCTATACCAGAATGAACACCAGTGAATAAATCAAGTACTGTCCCTGTCCATCCAGTTATATTACACCTATCTAAATCAATATCTTTATAATAAACAGAATCTCCATTAGTAGGCAATGGGCTATTTATACCAATATTAAATCCATTACCATCATTAATCGATATCCCAAATGGGTACCATGATGAATCATGGAATTTAAAAGTATTTCCTGTGTCTAATTCAAAAAATTCAGAACCAGATGGAACATCGGTATCTGGCTTGGAATCAGAAGATATCCCAGAAAATCTTTTTATGGAAGATTCAAGTATCATGGATTATATATTGTCTGGAACCCAAAACGCTTCTATCCCATAAGTAACATTACTTGCATTAGCCCATGCAATTACAACTTTATCACCATCTACAAATGGGATCGGGTTGTCTGGTACATAAATATAATCTGTTACGGCGGTCATATCTTGAAGAGTTAATACTGCGTCATAAGTAGCCCCGATAATTGAATCTGTCGTTGCGGTTAAATTGCCAGCCCCACCGACTGCGCTCAAATGCACTTTAATGGCTATTAACCTAAATGGAATACCAGGATCAACTGTTAGTGATATTGCCCCGGATGCTGCTGTCTCTCTACTCACTCTCATATATTGTCCCTCTTATAATTTAATTATTTAATCTGACAAAATATCATAAATCATCTACCGTCACATAGTTTGGTCTATATATTGCGGCACATACGGTAGCTCGTCGCCATCCTCGTATACCGTCCACAACTACTGTGACAATATCTCATGCAACCTCTTCGCCACATACTCTCCGATCATCCTGTGGCCGGTGTCGGTAGGATGAATATCCACAGCAGAGGTGGTAATCAGATCGCAGTTGCCTATCCCGGTAGGCACAGCGGCATTTCCGGTCCCGGTCCAAAATGAGTTGCCAACCGGAGTCACGGCATCGCCGATACTGTGCGCCTGGTAAATAGTGCCAGCACTCTGTAATGTGTAGGTGAACGGACCGGTCCCGCTTACAGATGAATAACGCACGCGGTCAGTACCGATGGTTACTGTTCCAGGCACTGCGAAAAGTGTATCAGCAACAAACGTGGTTGCTCCAGCCGTGATATTCGAGGTCAGCAACCCAGCAGCAGCCAGTGGCGTACCTATAGGCAGATCCATTTCGAGCATGTCACAGAAATGGCAGCTATACAATGCTGCCGCATCTCTCAGGGCATCACGTATTGGTATAATGTCAGCAGCCGCTGATTTAAACGACGTGCATCCCTTGTACCAGAATGGTGAGAAAACAATTACTTCAGCAAACGGGAGGGCATCACGTACCTGTTTAAAAAGCAAGCAGGCCTCTGCATAAATAGCCGCCCCTGTCTGTGCTCTGTCATTGTATCCACCTGTGAAAACAATCACGTCTGGGGCGTTATCAATCACGTCATGTTGCACTCTTTGGCGGTATGTGGTTGCAACGCCTGACGCATCCGCCAAATATCCGGTTGATCCAATGCCTGAAACGATTACGTCATCCCATCCAATCAGATCAGCAAACCATGCCGGGAACGCCCCCCGCAGCCCCATCTCGGCTGATGTGCCCGTTCCACCAGAAAACGAATCGCCAACTATTACAGTTTTCGGCCCCTTTGCTGGGGCTGATGAAATAGTATCGGTGGCCCCCGTATACACGCCGCCGAACAGCCCAGATGTAAGAACTACCTCAACAAGCCTGGTGGCTACAGACCCAAAATCGATGTAGTTATACAGTATGCCAGTGATTGCGATTGGCGTTAGCGATGTATATTCTCCATCAACTTTAACCATCATCAAGCCATTCGCAGTTTTAATGTCCAAATACCTGCCGGTGTGATAAAACCTCACACCAAATTCCAAGCGGTTATATGTAGGGGTTGTAGTCCACTGAATGGTATCGGCAGTGACCAGAGTAGTTCCGGTTGCAGAGTATGGTCTGACATTTTTACCGCATCTGGTGTATGTAAAATTTCCACCGGTTAAAACATTGCTTGTTCCGCTAGCAAAGTTTGTTGCTGGCCACAGCAGGGGAGCAGTCGCAGAGGTGTTTGTGGCATTTGATGTGATTGTAACAGGCGCGGCCTGCACCTTCCGAGCATACGTCAAATCCATAAATGGCCGGTTTTTAGTGTGATATGGCAGCCATGATGTTCCGTTGCTGACCACATAGAAATCCTCCTGGCCTGCAACAAGTGGGTTGCACCTACGGACTACACCGTTATTACTGGCAGCAGATGGCAAACTCGTAAAATCTACCGGAGTTCGATCATTAAACACATCGCTATCTAACCCATTTATTGTTATCATTTAATCCTCATTAACAAATTTATTATATAATTCCAAATGTTCTTCTTGGAGCAATTCTTTTTCTTTGCAAGCTTTTAATCTACCAACAATTATATTTTGTACTTTATTACAAATGATAAATTCTTTTTCTTCATTGTTTGTCCATTTCACTTGTCCATTTTCATCGTGGGTGATTTGAAACTTATCATGCTCTTCTTGTGTAAACGAAAGCTCTTTTAAAAAATCATGATAAAGTCCAAACATCGTTCTATCTACTTCTTCAATATTAGGTAAAATATTCAAAAGTATAATTCTATCAAATACACTTAATTTTTTATTTTCCACAAAATTTCTCCCAAACTTTTTTATTGATATTCAAAGTGCCAATATGATCATTCGTGCAACTTGTATCACAATAGACTTCATACCCAAGTTCTTGTGCTTTTAAACAAAACGCAAAATCTTCTGAAATAACACCATCCATATATGGGTAGTTCATTTCAAAATATGGAGCTTTCATTCTATTAAAAACTTCTACATCTACGAGTAATGAGGCCGCTCCTATTACATCTACCTCTAATAACTCACCATCTTTCCACTCTGTAATGTTTTTAAATTTTTTGTAATCCTTAACGAACATTATAGGGTCATACGGTTCTGACCTTCTAAAACTTAATCCAGATACAATGTGTTTATTGTGAGAAAGCAATTTTGGTATTGTGTCTGGATGATGAAAGTGGTCTGTATCTAAAAATAAAATGTGGCTAAAACTACCATCTTTAAGCACAGAGTTTATTGCTGCATTCCGCATGTCATCAATTCTTCCTCTCGTTGGGATAATGACAGAGTGCTCTGGTTTCTTTAAAGTTATCCAGGATTTGAAAAATTGTATTGGTAAATATTCCCAGCTTACAGGCAAAACGATTGCTATATTAATATTTTTCATAGCGGCCCGTTAATTGCTAGTTCTGGGAAATTTAATTTATGAGGCAAATCGTTTTTTATAATAAATATATCCCGTGCTTTCGCCGCCTGTTCTGGTGTTTTGAAGCCAGATTCACTTAAAATATATTTCTTGTTATATCCAATTTGGCAACAATAACTTCTTTTGCGTTTATTATAATAAACGCCCCTATATCCAGATGTGTTGTTTGATTGAATTAATCTCATGTTTATTATATTTATCTGAGATGTTACAAATCTACAATTATTTGGTTCATAATTCCCGTCATTGTTTTCTCTATCAATTTCTAATCCCTGAACCCATCCGTTTTCTAAACACCATTCTATAAATAATTCGGGATTATATTTCCACTCATCGCAAACTATTATTCCTCTACCGCCCCAATCCTTATATTGAACTCCATTTTTGTTATAGCATCTTCCCATCATTAAACCCCAGATATTATACAAAGGGTGCCTATAAAGCCCATGAGTACTATTCGATTCTGCTGCCCTTTCTCTTTGGAGACATCCGCAAGAATTAGATTTACCCATTTTCAAATCTACAATAGTTACTTCCCTAACGGTTTTCTTTTTACATGAACATTGACAAATGACCGATCTTCTTTTCTTCGTCCTGATACTCGGATTGTTGTTTATTACAATCCATCTTCCGTACCTATTACCTAATACATTTTCCATAGTTATTCCTCCTATGGTCCTTAAAATAAAATTGGGGAAGAAGATGGATTAAGTCTTCTTGTCAGGTGTACAGCCCTATCCCCAAATATGTAATTAGGTCAACTATTTACGCGGCATATGTCACGATTCCCTTGATTACCTGCAAGCTGGTAATTGCGCCAGAAGCAAAATCTACCCCCGCCGTGCCCCCGACTGTGTATGCATCTGCCTCCGCGCTTGTTCCCAAGTCACTTGTCCCAATTATGATAAGTTTGTCGGCTGACTGGTCCCAAAGCATGTATTTGCCAGTAGTATCGCCAAAACATTTAAAATCTAACCCGGTTGCATCTTCACCGAGAGTAATCCCAGTAGTAGCCCAAGTACCTACTTTCTTAAATACTAAATTCCCACTTTCCCATGAACTTTTTACGAGTGTTACAGGCATAATTTATTCCTCCTATCTGTACGCAAATATTATTGCGTTTCTTGGCGGCAGTTCCGCCTATTTGTGGAGCTGGATACAGGCATCGAACCCGTGACCGCCTGCTTACAAGGCAGATGCTCTACCAACTGAGCTAATCCAGCCGTTAAAAATCTATTCTATTATGGTCTGGGTGGGAGGATTCGAACCTCCGACTTCCCGCGTCCAAGGCGGTTACTCTACTAAGACTGAGCTACACACAGATAATCAATTCACTTCTTTTTCGGTCTACCACTAGATTTTTTAATTTGAGGGGAATCTATCATTTTATTCATAGGCGGAGAATCAAGGTTTTTAATTTCTTCTTTAATCTTATTATTTAAATCAATCAAAGATTTAGAATCAACTGTATCAACTAGTTTAATAATATTCCTCGCCTTTAATTCATTCGCTTTTACCTTCATGATTGTTAGGGTGGAACCTTCGGGATGACCCATCCAATCTGAAAGGAATTTGACTTTAACGTATTCGTTTCCCAAATTTTAAATCCTCTATTGATATTGGTAGCGGGTATAGGATTTGCACCTATGATCTTCAGGATATGAGCCTGACGAGTTCCTACTTCTCCAACCCGCTACAATTAACCCACTTACCTCTCAATTTAAAATAATCAGAGGTAAGTGGGTGTTGATTATTACTGGTTACCGCTATGTTTAAACGATTGCGGTGTCAGAAACTTCGTGAACAGAACGACCACCACCCATAATACAGACTACAGTACCGTCTACAGGATCGTTAACGGATTCTGTCATGGTCATTCTAGCATACTTATCGGTGCTATAAAGTTCAGAACTATTAATTTCAATCGCATATGCTTGGTCAGTCCCTACAGTGGTTGTAAAACCTGCGGAAGTCGCGGTCTGCATATCAGACCAAGTATCACCACTTGTACAAGTCCAATAATTGAAGGCAACTGCGGTAGCAGTACCTGGGACAACAGTATCGCAAGAACCAACTGTGATTACAGCGCTACCAGTTGCACCAGCAGCTTTCTGAAGAATCCAAAGACATTTTTCATATTTACCAAGGTTAACGATATCAGTACTTGGGCTACCATTAAAAATATCTTCATAAGCCGCCTGATTAGCGGCAGGCATAGCATTTACTACATGAACTTCTTGAAAAAGTCTTCCACTCATAATTTATTCCTCCTAAATTTTTATACGTTTTATGTTGTTGAACGTGCAGCATCCAAAAGATTATTATACTTTTGTTCTATTAATTCCTTAAAATATTTTTCCCAATACTTCCTATTCCCATTTGTTTTTGAGTGGCATCCATTCGCTCTACATAAAGAAATAAGATTTTCTTCTACATTATTTTCCTTGCAATAATCAATGTGGTGACAGTCATGCTTTCTATCCGTTTCCACCTCTCCACATAACTGACAAGTCCTATTATCCCTGTTTCTAACAACCCCTTTTAGTGTTTCATTGAATTCCATCCCATAATCTTGGAATGATAATCCACCTCTCCAGTTAGGATTATTCTCTCCGACATTAAATTCACTCTTACAAGAAGAATCACAAAAATGTTTACAATATCGATCCACTTCAGCAGGTGAAACCAGTAATTCTTTGCCACAATTCGAACACGGTACTAAATGTTTATCTTTTCTTCCCCATGACTTGTCACTTTTCATAAAATCGTGAAGACAAGAAGAATCACAAAAGAGATATTTTCTATTCTCTACCTGCCATTTATTTCTCGATATCTGTTTACCACAAAAACCACAAGATATTTCAATTTGGGAATAATTAGGATGGCTCTCTCCTTGCCAATTTTCACGTTGCCAGCTAAACAAACACTCCCTTGAGCAAAAACAATTATCTTGAGTATCAAATTGATGTCTAGATTTTTCTATTTCTTTCCCACAAAAAGCGCAATTTGTTTTAACCCTGTTTCTTATGCTTTTAAAGTAACATTCATTACTGCAAAATAGACCGCCTTTGTCATAAGATTTCTTTATAAACTCTTTTCCGCAACCGGAGCAAATAGATAAAATATTAGAATGTTCACTCCTACATTTTACACTACAATAAAACTTTTTAGATTTTGTCCGATTAAATTGCGATTCTGGAACCCAAAATTCTTTCCCACAATTAGGACAACTAACATCTATTTGTTTAAATCTATCTTTACTTCTACATTCAGAATTACAATAAAACCTCTTTGTTTTATTGTCGTTATATGCTCTTTCAGTGATAATCTTTTGGATGCCACACGTTTCACATTTTACTTCTACTTTATTTGCTTTTCTTGCCATTTACATATCCCCATATGTTCCCGTAAATTTTAAATTTGGGAAATTGAGCGGGAGAATTCTCAACTTGTCGGATGGCCGTCCTATCCCAAAACACATAGCATTATATTATAATCATTTATCAAATAAATCAATTACCGAGTGGCAATCATAATAAACGGAGAAAGAGTGTCAGACGTAGCTTCAGGAGGAGTAAGGTATGTTGGCATCCAACTCTGTCCGGCCACATAGAACGCAAAACGGAAAGCCTGCTGGTCCGTTTCAAATTTAATATGCATAGAAGTATCAAATCTCATACCTTCATCGCCAGCAAGCATACCCAAGAGATACTGTTTCATATCAGCAAGGACTAAATCTCCAGCAGTACCCAAAGACTTAGCATGATGGCTAAATACAAGGGGAAGACCAAATAGAGTTGCATAAGGCTGACCGGCAGCTCCCCCAGCAGGCATAAATACAGGAATTCCGCCTGTTCCTATAGCAAGGCTCATAGAAGCTAATTGAGGAAGGGTATTTGGATTAGCAATCCAAATTGCATTTGCGGGATTGATACAACGAGCGTACATCTTAATCACGTTTTCCCAAAGAATCTGAGTGGACGTTTGCCCAGATTCGGCAGCAATACTAATAGTTGCAGGGGCCGAAAGAATGCCCTGCGGTTGGCCAGCTCCTGTTCCTTTAAGAATAACCCGGTTCATTTCATAATTAAATCCATCAATAAATCCTTCTTGAAGGATGTTCTCCATACTCATAGGAGAGAACCGAAGAATCTCATCAGAAACGTAAGCCATACCAGTTACCTTATGAAGAGCAAGGTTAATATAACCGAACTTCACGTTTTTAGCGGTGAAATCTTCTTCTTCTTGGGTCCACTGCCAAGCTACATTACCATATACAAGATTCCCTGATTTATCGAAGCCATTTACATAGGGGATTTTAACTACATTACTCTGCATGGGAATCTGAGTACAACGGGACATGAACTCATTTTTTTCTCTAGTCGCAACTAGGAGGTTCTGACGAAACTCTTCAGGAACAAGATAACCACCAGCTTCACCATCAGAAACATTCTGAGAAGGAGACCCAGCAGCTTTAGTGCAATGAGTTTCCCATTTCTCGAGTTCAGAACTTACTTTACGAAAACCAGACGCAGAGGCCTTTGCGATGTCTACACAAAAATGAGTAAATGATTTAAACCCAGCTTTCTTATCCTTTTCCATTTCTTCCTTCCCTACCACAATCCGCTTCTCTACATCAACTACCGCTTCCTTGATCTTAGCATCAATAACGTCCGCAAGCTTCTCGTTATTAGCATCCATAATACCCTTAACGGCTTCAGTAGTAGTGTCCTTTACAAGTGCTTCAAATTCACTTTTTTCCATATTTAATTCCTCCAAATATTTTATTTTAATAATCGCCTAATACCTCTAAAGTATCTCCAGCAATTTTCTTGACATCCTTAGTGATTTTTGGTATATTTTATACTGAGGATGTATAACCATAATTTATGTTTTATTTAAAAAATCACTCTTTAATTGTATAATAACTATATCTAACCGAAATACCAGGAAGTGATTTTGCCCCATATTCAAATACGTCGAATTCTTCACTTTCAAACACAAACATGCACTCTTTCCCATCATATCCATCTTGAATTACTAGATCAATCAATTGCGAATCATCAGGAATGCCATGTACTATTTTAATTGAACGACCAACAGTTGTTGGTTTGAATAAACTAGGAATATCATCACATTTTACATAATGTCCCATACATCTACGACCATAATATTTATTCATAAATATCCTTTAAAAAATAATACCCTTTGCTCTTTTAATTCTTTCATCAACTAAGTCTTCAATCGATTGCATTTCTTGTGCTACATTAATAATTGAATTTTTAATTATCTCTTGAGCCTCTTCTTTAGTAATATTAAAATCTACACTTTGTTTAGTTTCTTTAATCTCAAAATCAATCGTTTCTTTAATTACCGTTTCCTCTTCAGTATTTTTAATTTCAAAATCAATACTAGAATCTTTAACTTCTACAGTTTCGATATCAATAAATTCTTTCTTCTTCGGTTCATTTTTAATATCATGGATTAATTGTCTTTGCTCTTTCATTTGTTCAAACGATTTCATTAATGCTTCGTCTATTGAAATTTCTTCATCTTCGGAAATCATTTTTGCAAAATCTACTAATTCTCTTAGATGTGAACCACTATATCCTTCTGTCATATCTGCAAATTTTTCTATACTTTCCTTATCGGCATTTTCAGTAAAAAACTTTAATAATTTTATTCTATTTTCTTTATTTGGTAAAGAAAAATTTATAATATGATGGAATCTGCCTGGGCGATCAATCAATGCATCTGGCATATTTTCGGGGAAATTACTTGTTAAGATAGTAAGAACGCCTTTATTGTCTCTAATACCATCCATTTCTGTCTTGAGAAGATCAACAGTATAAGCATTTAACCAACCATCAATATCCTCAATAAAAAATACAGCGGGGGCTAATTTTCTAGCCATCTCAAAGCCAATACCTAATGTATAATCCGCACCCCATTCAAAATCTTTTGAACTAGCCCAAATAAATGTTGAATCCATTTTATTCATCATAACTTTGCCGAGGGTAGTTTTGCCGTTTCCTGGAGGGCCAACAAGCATCATCCCCCGACTAGGAGAGGTTTCTGACAACTTCTCAACATTCTTCTTGATAGTCTCTTTATCTTTATCACTTGAATAAATTACATCATCCCATTCAAATAATTTTCTTTCTAAAAATTCACCGCTAACGGAAAATTTTTCACCTCTAAGAAAATTATTTTTTTCTACCCACTTAACAGAATCAACAAATAATGATTTTGCTATTTTATTTTTGTCTTTTGAACAATAGATATCTGCTATCATTCCTCCCCAGACAGGGTAGAATTGAAGGATGAATGATTCACCATCAGTGGATTTATAAAATTGAGTCCCGGTAATTAAAAATTCATCTGATCTTTTTGAATTTAATTTAATAGTGCTATATTTAAGCGGAACTTCGCAACCATTTTGAGTAAATGCCCTTTGATCAAGGAGAGTTGCATCTTTTAACACAGTCTTAATGGCAGAAAGGTAATTCCCTCTTTCTACAGTAGGAATAAAAAAGTCATTAGTAAAAATTTCTTTTACTTTACAACCAAGGAACTTACAGAAAATTTTATATTCAAAACCATATGGTTCTACTTTTACACTTGAAATATCAAACTCTTCTCCGTATTGTTTTTTGATTTGTTCTTTCATTTCTGGAGTAATATTTTTAATATTTAAAGAATTAAACAAATCAATCGTTTTTTGAATGTAAGAAGTGTCTTTTATTTCTATATTTTCCTCTTCTAATTCTTTAATTGAATCTTCAATAATTTCATCCAATTCTGATTTGATTTCCGTTTCAACAACTTCTTCAATTTGTTTTTCTTCGGTAATCTCCTCTATAACTTCTTTATTAATAGAAACCTCAACGAATTGTTTCTTCATTTCTTCATCACATGAATCATACTCATCACATTCATCGCCAATGCACTCACCATCACAGCCGTCTTCTTTCTTACATGGTTTCTTTGCTTTCTCTTCAGCCTTCTCTTGGATATCAGTATCATCTTGTGACTTTTCTTCAACGGGTTCTTCAACAATTCCAGTTAATTCTTCGTTATTACAATCTTTACAACTATCGCATTTATTTTCACAATCTTCATATTTCTTTTTAAGTGGAATAATCATCATTTCATCTTCATTCACATATTTATTGTCAAAATCTAAATCGATATGCCCTACAATTTTCGCTTTTTCTTGTGGAGCTTCTTTTGCTTCGTCCTCAGAAATTAATTCAATATATTCTTTTGAACTCTTGATACCGCCAATAAAATCAATCAATTCTTTAGATTTTACAAACCCACCTTTTTCTTGTTCTACTAACCCTTTTACGGTTCTAATCATGTTAGCATCGGCATTTGCAGGCAAATTTACGGCTGATAATTCTAATAGTTCACATTCTTCATAAACTGTATGGGGAATATTACCATCTTCATCCTTATATTTTTTAGTATCTTCATTATCATACGTTTTCACTGGACGAAAACCCACGCTGAAGCTTGACATATAGCCACCAGAATATAGGTAATATAATTCCCTTCCTAGATCCGTATCGGCAAACTGGATTTTAAATTTTAACCCTTTATCATCAGTCTTCTGCCATAAAGATTTACCAACAGGCAATGTATTATGGTAGTCATGATTAAGCAAAATTACCGGATTCTTACGGTAATTCTTCATGCCTTTTTCGGACCATGCCGTAGGCAAGATCATATCTCCATGACGATCAACGCTATTAGTAGAAGCATAGCAAATAATACTACGCTCAGAATCCAAAGAATCATCTTTTTTAATATACGCAAATGCTTTATTTACAGTCATTATATTCCTCCTATCTTATTTATCTATTGCTTTACTTCTTTTTGTATTAAAATAATTACATTGAATTAAATATGTAATACTGTCTAGTTGTTTTATAACATTTCCTTGTTCAATACCTACACAATAATTATCTCCATCTTGACATACTGATATTTCGTTTTTATCCTTATATAAAGGGCAATAATCTCTATTTACAGGTTCTAATTGTCCATGTGTATTCTGCTTTATACGGACTAAATGATAAATTAAAGCCATATGTTTTTAACCTTGAAAAATATTACGAATCCTAGAACTTGTAGGTATTCATTAAAGATATAATGGTGGTATTTTAGTATATAATATTTTATGGCGTTCATTCTTCTAGTAATTCCCAAAAGTTGTCATCCAGTACTTTCTGAAATTCGGGTGGTAATGGCTCTTGCTGCTCTATAAAATCATTTAAAAATTTATACTCATCAAATGTAGATCTGTTTTGACAATTACTACAAGCATCTGGATTTATATAAGGTAGTGTACAATTACAAGCTCTCATTTTATTCCTCCCAGGAAACCCATTCTTTCTTTTCTTGTACCTTGTTCTCTATTCTAATTGGTAAGTTAAATGTCACCCCATGAATTGGATGGGTAATAAAGAAATTTTGTGTAGGTGGTTCAAACGGAAAGTTGCATTTAGCAGCATATTCACTATAACCAACCAACGATCCATTACAAATACACCTTTGGGCAATTGTCATTGATTGGTGAAAATGGCCTATTAACAGCACATCATATTCCGCATCCATTGAACGAGCAGAAGAACGCTTCCGAATATCTCCTCTGATAATACTTCCCGCGCTGCCTATGATTGCATCTCCCGTTTTAAACTGCGATCCGTGTGAAATCCTATAAGTAAAATCGTAAACTTTATATTGTGCATCTTCACCATCCGAAATTAAAAACTTTACTCGTTTATCATTTTCAAAGAACTTCGCAAGTAGTTGAAATAATAGCCAATCGGTGGAGTCGTATGCATAACCCTTTGCCCTTGGCTTGAGAGTCAGTCTTCCATGATTACCAGCAACACAAGGCAAGAATACCTTTCCGAAAGCATCTGCTAATTTATTAATAGCTTCAATCATTACCCCAAGAAGTTCTAATGTAACTTGGAGAACTTCCTTTTCGCCAGTAATTTTTAATTCATCATGGATAAGTCCAGTAGTCATATCTCCAAGCAATGCCACAATAATTCCAGGATATTTTGGATTAGCGATATGATTAAAAGCAAGGTCAATACATTTATCAACTACAATTTTTGACCTTTCCTTTGCAATCTCCATATTGTATTCATTTACGCCGAATATCTGATTTGGATCTACTACCTCCCCGTAATGCCAATCGCTTAGTATTAAAGTAGGAACACCAATTATATCGTCTTTTTTAATACCAAAGCAATTATCCAACCACTCAGGATAAATAGGGTCTGAATCTTTTAATTTAAGTACAAATTTCTTAATCTGTTCTGTGAATAAAGTACTCTTTTGAGCAGAATTTAACTGCCTTCTTAATTCTTGGATTTGTTGATTTAAAATATTTGTATCTGTTACTTTAAAATCTTCTGATATGTTTAATAATGCTTTATATTTAGGATTATTTTTTGCTTTCTTCAAACGATTGCGGACTGTACTTCTTGGAAGGTTTAATGCTTTAGCTGTAGCTCTTGCATTTTTACCTAAGTCAAGGTAAGTTTGGATTGTAAGTTCTAAATCGTTTGGTTGATTTTCTTGCAAAGTTTCTTCTCCCGTTTTGATTAAAAGAATCTCTGATTCGTCAGACTGGCTCAGAGTTGCCTTTATAGATTCTCTAGTGGTAGAGAATTATTCATATTTATTTCCAAGACAACCTTTATGTTCGTGATGATCTTTACAAACAAGCATATAATGAGCTGCGTTATCGTATTCTGTTGGGTCATCACCAATCGGGATATTGTGGTGGAAGAATAAATCTTCTGGTCCAAATATATCACCGCATTTGTCGCACCAGTTACATCCCATTTCGTCAAATTGAATATCTAGTAAAATTTCTCTTACTCTATTCTGGTTACAGCGAGATTTGCTTGCAATATTCCTAAGCGATTTGGGGATTAGCTTTGCCCAATAAATGTCGCAATCTTGTTTACATTGGTCAGAACAATAAATCCTCGATTCGCTACCGCCTGGGGTATTTAATGCAGCAATTCTATTCAGGACTACTTTGTTTTTCTGTACATGATATTTTTTACAATGTGTACATTTAATCAACAAAGCCCCATTTTCCCCTTCTATTGCCTCTTCTTCAGAAGTCAATCTATGCCCAAATCTAGCAAATGTCGCAATATCCTCCATAGATTTTCTCTGTCTATCTAAAATTAAATCTCTATTTTTTATATAATTTATTTTCCTAAATTCAGAAATCCTATCTTTATTTTTCTCAGAATATTCTTTATTCATGATAGAACGACATTCTTTACAATATTTGTCAAATCCTCCAAAACTTGAAATATCTGAATTAAAATTTTCTATCTCTTTTTCTTCCTTACAATGGCTACATCTTTTCACATCATGGCAGATATTCCCTATCTCATTAATTTCTTTATACATACCTCTATATCTTTTACTCTCGTTACAAGCGCAATCTGAACAAATATATGCACGACCATCAAACGACGATTTGTTTTTATGAAATTCCGCAATATCTTTTATTATTCCACATATCCTACATTTTTTATTTTCTTTAAGATCTCTTATAATTAAATTATTCCTATATTCCTTTCTTTTATCTCTCGATATTTTACAACAACAATCTTTACAGTTTATGTGTAACCCATCCTTTGTATTTTTCATATTATAAAATTCGGATGAATTTTTCTCAGTTTTACACTCTTTACATATTTTAGTTTTTTCATAAATACCTCCGTAGCATTTATTCCGATTTTAAAAATTAAGCGGAAATTAGTTCGGAATGCTAATTTATCGGCCCGTCAGCCTATCCGCTTAATAGCTATCTATTTAATAATTTAAGCATTTTGCCAGGAGAATCGACAATGTTCCCTTCTCCTGTGCCGTTAGCAATACTAGCAAGAATATTATCAATATGGGTCATATTTACCGGAATAATCGGCTCGTCAAAACGTGAATCAAATGGTTCTTTCCCTAGTTCTCTCCTCACTTCATTTATCGTTTCTATTCCAAAATTAACGTGCTTGACTCTCTGATTAAGAGCAAACTCCTCATCCTCAGGAACTGGAGAATTAAAGGCTACAAAAAGCTTTTCGTCATACATTGGAATGAGTTTTTCATTAAGTTTTTCTTGAAATCTTATTAGTCTCGGTTTAATCGTGAATTCCGTGTACTGTTTTATTGCACCTTGGACGTTGGCCCTATTCGAGTCTTTTGAAAACATACCCAAACTGATGCCAAAAGCATTGAGGATAGATTCTTTGACATACTCTCTGCCACCCAAATGGGACATCTCCTTGGGGGAAGTACCTAATTGTTTATATTTTAGCCCATTATCAAGGAGGGGCATTTTGCCAACATTTGCTTTGCCAGTGAAGTTCTCTTTAATTTCTTCCTTCAATCTCTGATACTCGTGATCACCAAGGGCCTCCTCCGTCTCAAATATGCCACTTAGTGTACCACCATTTCTAAAGATCGATTCCTCATATTCGTTGATAGAACGATCTAAATTATATATATCACCTACAGATGAAAAAGGTGCAAATCCATAATATTGAGATTTTGGATTTGGCATTTTGAAATGAATCACCTCTTTTTCGGATAAATCTATTTCTGTTGACCCTTTGATATATTTATACCCAGAGATAAATTTTGTGGGATGCGGGATTATTTTGCAGTCGGTAGTTGGAATAATCCAAATTTCTTTTGGAACCCCCATACGATCTGTGATGATTTGCCAGTACGCATTTCCTGTAAGCTCCTGGTTTAATTGAGTCATTTCCATAAGATCAAATGAATTAAGAAAGGGGTTTACATTAGTTTTTAAATCCAAAAACGGATGCTGAAGCACCTCTTCAATCTCCACCGCCTTCCTAAACGCCGGAATATTCTCTAACGAAGAATTTTCCCTTAAATACCTTTCAGCTTGCTTCGTTACTTTCCTTGTCGGATACCCCTTTAGACTACCTTTGTTATTTTTAGCAACATAGAGTCTCAGGGGTGTACTCGCACACGTTGTAGCATTTTTACTAGCCGCCACATATACCCAACTCTTATACGCATTTATCATTGCGTAAAAATTATCATCACTATACAATTCTCTACCGTACTGATATTGATTCAGCCAAGGTAGAGAAGTCTTTCTAGTCGATGCATTACTTGACCGCCTAGCTTTTATTTCTAAATCAAATGGTGTCGCCATATATTAAGTTACTCCATCATTCTCAAAACTTTTATTCTATTTCTCAGAAAGTCTTCATGGAATGTCTTTTCTAAGAATTCCTTTTTATCAAAATCAAAATATTCACATATAATAAATAATTGGTGCTCAAAGTATTTTAATTCTTTTTTAATAAAGAACTCATTACTTGAATAATCTTTTACATAAAATTCAATTCCGTTATACGGAATCATCATACTTCTTGGAAACTCGGTTGTTAATTTGCATTCAAGGAAGTAATAAATTTCCTCTTTATCTGCGAGAAGTAATTTAATAAATGTTAATAGTTTTTGGAACATTTCTTTAATTTTCATATTACCCTAATGCTTGGAATTTTTGGTTCGAAAAAACATTGAATTAGTGATGCGAAATAGTCAGGACTTCTCTGTATTTTTTTAACTACTGATTTTTTATCAGAAACCTTAATTTTCCCAGAACTTTGATCTTCAAAATACTCGAAGGCTAACATCTCCTCTCTCAATTCTGGAATATCTGGAATCATGGCCGATGGATCTCTTTTAAGCCAATCCGCAACTAGCCAGTACAACTCATCCCTAACTAACCCAAACTTACCCAGATCACATTTTTTATTAGAAGGGGAGGAAACATATACTTTTCTTACGTTAATATGTTTCCTAGACATTTCTTTTTGACAAATGGGGCACTTAAATACATTATCGTCAATATAATTAGTGTCATACCCTTCGCATTCTTTATTCTCACACTTCCAAAATCCTTGTCTTGACACTTTAGGGGGAATTGCAGCACCTATACCGTCCGCCTCTACGTTACACTGATAAGCATTAGCAGATATATATATTTGAGATATTTTATCGCTAGATATATCTAAGTCTAATCCACGCCATCTTTCAAATCCAGAAATATAACTCCCATATCTTTTTGCTACACAGCAGAAGTCCATACCTTGATCCGCTATATCACAGCCTAGCACACAATTTATCCCCTTTGTACTATCTTTCCCATATTGTGCTGTGTATAGTTTCCATCTTGACACCGCCGCATCAATCCATGTCTCATCAATTAATGTATTAGCATCTGTTGATGGGTACTGGCCTAATACTATTGTCGAAAAGGGTGGATATGTTATCCTTCTCCATCCAGCCGCTAATGTTTCTAGTTGTTTTCCTGAGCCAGATATTGCAGAACATCCGACTAAATATTCTGGTACTTCAAAACAATCTCTCGTGGGTTCTTCACCATCCGGTAATGGTTGGGTCCACTCAGTAATCCGTTGTACCGTTTTCTCACGGCTTACAGCTCCTGGAACAATATCTTCCCCAGTCACGACATTCGGATGAGAAAATGCCGATAGCACTAATGTATTTGCTTTATCAGTTTTTGTCATCTGGTAGCAAGCTCCAGATTTTTGTCTTGGATTTAATGTACAAAACATTTTATTCCAAGACCCAGACAAAACACCTTCGAGTGCTACGAAAATCTCATCGGGACACCCATTTGCCTCATCGACTAAGACGAGCATCTGGGGAGAGTGGCTCCCAGAGAACTTAGCAGTCCTTTCTTCGGGAGAGCCAGAAGAAGGGATTGCTTTCCCAATAATAAAATGCTTCGGGTTGGCATCAGTTCCCTTGCCACTTTCTGCTATTTTAAGAGTTGTTACTACATGCTTACCGTCAAAGAGATGTTTATTCTTATAAAATACCTTTAGAACCTCAGCAAAGCTCTTCTCCTTAAGGTTACTCTCTGGAGGGGATGCAATCATTATTACCTGCGATTCTTCGAAACATAAATAAAACCAAATCGCTAGATGTCCAAGGAGCCATGTTTTACCTGTTGCATTTGCAGATTGAGCAATAGTAATTTTATTTTTTAAAACGCTTTCACAAGCACTAATTAAATCATCGCTTATGTGTTCTATTTTTAGAACATTCTTCATGAATCCTACAGGGTCATTCTGATATCTAGTTAAGTTACCCTCGACCACTTCTTTTATCTGATCTTCGCCAAATATACTCGCTAAATTATCTAAAATATCATCATCGAAATCAATCATACACAATTCACAACATATTCTATACCTTTCTTAACTGCTTTTTTACAGTACAAAGCATCAGAATGGTCTTGATGTCCATTTTTACAATTACAAAGTGGTTCTATTTTATTTTCAGAAATAAAGAATGACCTGTAATAAGCCGTACTACCGTATTCTATTTTAGATACATGAATTAAATAATCTAGCATATTATTTCTTATTTGAAATGCGTTTGGCTAATCCCACGCGGATGGTTTCTTGCAATTCTTGTGGCAACATGGAGAGGAATTGTTTTAAATCAACTGGGAGAGTTCTATCTGAACCTTTATCGAATATACCAAGTGTCTTAGAAAGGGCATCAAGGGCAACACTCTTCGCCGCTAGTTTATAACCTAGTAATCTTCCGCCTCTATCATAGACCATATCCTGAATACTGGCACTAATATGTTTCTCTAATTTATGAACAGGAATTAATACACCTTCTTCATCATAAAAATTTGCAACGTTCCCGTAGGCCATATGTGCAATTTCTTCTAGGACTCGTTCTTGAGTAATCTGAAGTTTAGTCGCTACATTTTTTTGAAGGCGTTCAATTTCTGCTCGGACTCTTGGATGAGATAATAACCTTTTTGCAAATGTATTAGCATTCCATTCTGGCCATCCAGCCTTTATAGCTGATTTCTGTCCATCGTAGTGGACAACATATTCAGAGCAGAATCTTTGAACCTTCCAAGGCAATTCATCTGCATCGGTTATTGATTGAATAATTTTTATTGCTTGGTTAAATTCGTCAGCACTATAATCAGTGCTATTTATCATATCTTCTGTTTCTTGAATATAGTCAGAATATGTTGCTGGATTTTGTGGTTGTTCGGTATCTAAGTCCGTGCTTAAATCAGTCGTGATAACTTTTACTTTTTTGGTTTTCATGAATAATCTTCAATTATCTCTTGAATTTTTTCAATTATTTCTTCAAGCTGGTCTTTTTTTACTGTAGCTTCTACGGCTAATTCTGGAAAATAATCAACTAATTCGTCTAGTTTTATAATCTCTTCTTGAAATGAATTGACTTCAGTTTCTAGTCTTTCTAGAATGTCTTTAAATTTTGAATCATCTTCGAATGAATTTTTCATTACATTTTTTAAAACCTCCTATTTACTAATTGTACTTATCGGCATAATTAATATAAAACTTTAATACTTTTTAATATTTAATCGGAATCGTCAATTCCTCTGATCCATTTATTTAGATTTTCTTTAGATTCGTCTTCTTCTTTTTTATATTTTTGCATTTTATTAAATCTGTCTCTCAATTCTTTAGATTTTTTCTTTCCTTTATTTTTGTGATTTCTTTTTTCTCTTTCTTCGTCAAAATCATCTAACATTTTGGTTCCTTTAAAAATTTATCCATATTCCGCTTTCGGCGTCTCTACATTCAAATTTAAGATTTTCTTCTACCATAGATTCATCAACTTTTTGTTCGATTGTTTTGCCCGTCATTAATTCTATACATTTTTGATTGTGCCATAATTTGAATTTAGGATTATTTACTAATGATTCAAATACTTCTCTTTGGTTAGCAATCCTATCTCTACTTGATTGTCCCGTAGACATTACACCAGAATCAATGTGAGTTAATCTTACACAATTCTGGTGTTTATTTCTGTGTTGACCTCCTGCCCCTGTACCGGAGAAAAAGTCAATTTTGAAATCTTTCTTCGTGATTGAAGATAATAATTCTTTCATAATGAATACCAACTAAAATATACTAATTAATTCTCTTAGCTTCACAACCACATTTCTCACATGGATAAGACAAACACCCATCAGAATTACAAAAGATATGATTACAAGTCCTGCAAAGATATTGAAACATAATATCCCTCCTTAAGTTTCTCGCAAATGTCCAGTTACTCTTAAAATAAATCTACCGAGCACAGTTTTAGTATCCCAGCCAATAAAGCCTTTAGTAATATACCGATATGGAGAACATATCAACGTGAATGGAATAGCCCAAAACATATTAATTCTATTTAGAGCGGTCTTATGATCTGTGCTCCACTCTCGTAATACGAAATTAGCCTTGCCTCTTTCGTCAAGATATTCCCCGAATAAATAATCTAAGACATTTTTAGCTGTCGCATTTTTACCAACGGCGTTTTCAACTTTAAAACGGTATACTTCTTTTGTATCCCTAATTAACATATTTATTCCTCAAATATCTTCAGATAAATTAATACTACATTCTTTCACTTGATCCCATAAAAGGCCGAATCCATCCCAATCTCCTTGATCTAAATATGAACAATATCCATTTTCTTGCTCTGTCTTCGTTTCGTCTTTACTCCAAAATGGGCATATTCTAATTTTTGCTATCATTGTTTTTAAATCAATATCTTGAATTTCATAACAATATTCGCCAAATGGTATTTCATCAATTTTAATGTCTTCTTGACCCATAAATTCCTCTTTAGTGTTATTTGCTATATAATAATCATGATACGTATATTTGTCAAGTATATCAAAGTAATTAGAGTGTTATATGCCATTAATTAACTCTTAATCAATTTAATGTGTCAATTATAGTCCTTATCGGCATAATTAATATAAAACTTTAATAAATTACGCAATAAACAATTGGAACAAAAATAAATAGAATTGGAATTAACGGGCCTTTGGCCCGTTAATTAGTTGCGCCAGCAACTAACGATATGTGTTAAATTAAAAACGCTTCTTGTATTTTCTTTAGAAAATACTATTAATGTATTTATTAGTACATTATTATACTCTTCTATTATACGGACATTTCGGTCATTTTATTTTCACTAGCATCTGACCGAAATGTCCGTCTCAAATGACACAAATGTCTACTATTTAGCCTTGACATTTCAAAACATCGTGATTATAATTTGCTCTTAACTAAAGAGGATAAAATGAAAGAACAGAAATCAAAAATACCACACTATACTTATCACGAATGGATAGTTTATAATATTAATATACAAGAAATGGCTAAGAAGTTGTATAGTATTATATATTATTTTAGCAGCAATAAAGATGGATGTTTTGCCGGGAACCAATATTTTTCTAAACTACTCTTTGTGGATGAGAGGACGGTTTCAAGACTACTCGCTATTTTAGAGGAATGGCATTATATTATTATAAAAAATAAGAAACAGAAAAATAGAAAAATTTACATAAATAAAGATATTATTGAATTATACACTGAAGCGGCACATGATGTATATAAATTAAGAAAATCAAGTAATAAATTAAAGGAAGATATAAGAAGTGCCGAAGAGTATTTTCTAAACGCTAAAATTAAATATGAGGAGCATTGATCAGTGAATGAATTAGATTTTATTAGTAAATATTGTGAAGATTTAACAGAAATTCAGATGCAAATGGTGGAATGGCATATTGGTAATGGTTCTTTTATTGGTGTTGGTTGTGCTATTGGCAGATCAAAATGTATGCCTCTTATAAGCAGAAGTAGAAATATGAAAAATTTAAATATAATTGATAGATGTGGATATGAACAATTAGCTTCAATTGAGAACAGGAGAATTTACGAATGAATGTATTATCCGTCTTCGATGGAATGTCTTGTGGTCAAATTGCTTTGGAACGAACAGGTATAAAAGTAGATAATTATTATGCTTCCGAAATTGATAAGTATGCAATTAAAGTAACTCAGAAAAATTATCCTAATACTAAACACATTGGCTCTGTAGTTGATGTTAAAGTAGAAGACTTACCTAAAATTGATTTGCTTATTGGTGGTAGTCCATGCCAGGGATTTAGCTTTGCTGGAAAACAATTAAATTTTGAAGACCCAAGAAGTAAACTTTTCTTTGAATTCGTAAGGTTGAAAAATGAATTAAATCCTAAGTATTTCCTTCTAGAAAATGTTAAAATGAAGAAAGAATATCAAGATGTAATTTCAGAGTTACTAGGTGTTGAGCCAATTATGATAAATTCTTCTTTAGTATCTGCCCAGAATAGAAAAAGACTTTATTGGACAAATATTCCTGATATAGATCAACCAGAAGATAAATGGATTTTCTTAAAAGATATTATAGAGCATGGATTGGTTGATAGAGATAAAAGTTATTGTGTAGATGCTAATTACTTCAAGGGCGGAAATCTGAAAAGTTACTTTTCAGATAGTAGGAGACAATTAGTTTTTGAGAAGCCGCATGGTTGGAATAAAGGTGGTATCAAAGAGAAAGATAAATTTGATTCTTTAAGAGAATGTACATCCGGTAATTATGCCATATATGACAATGGTGTTACCAAGATAGAAAATCATAAATCTAATGATGGGTTGATTTGTATTGGAGGATTAAATAAGAATAAAAAGTGGTTAGATGACGGGAAGAATCTTCAACGCAATTTCTCACAAGGAGAAAGAATTTATTCTGTTTTAGGGAAATCTCCAACTCTATCTTCCAATAGTGGAGGTACTGCCGGAGTAGGTAACGTATTAATATCAGAAGATATTATAAAATATAAAATTTCAGAAGGTAGTATTGAAAAGTATGTAGCCAACACAGACTCATTATTTTGTGATCCGTATAATAAAAAACAATTGAAGGGGGATAAGTCAACAACTATAAGGACTAATTATTCAAATGGCAATATGTGGGTTAATGATAATTCTATTGGTTGGAGGAAACTAACCCCAATAGAATGCGAAAGGCTACAAACTGTTCCAGATAATTATACAGACTGTGTTAGTAATTCACAAAGATATAAAATGCTAGGTAACGGATGGACAGTTGATGTAATTGCTCATATTTTCAAAGGCATTAAATAATGGGTAAATGCGATAAACAAACAGTCCTAGCCGTTATCGTAAATAAAGATAAAATATTTTATGGCACGAATAATTGCCTAACCCCACAAGAAGTATGCCCAAGACAAAACATGGAATCCGGTACAGGATATGAATTGTGTAAAGATATTTGTCAGCAAACAAATCATGCGGAAGTTAATGCTTGTGTAAATGCCGGAGAATTTGCTAAAGGATTAACGCTATATTTATTCGGTCACACATATTGCTGTGATAATTGTAAGAAGGTAATGGATAAATATGGAATCAAAGAAGTTGTATTTATGAGTTGAATATCAAATTAAGGGTTAACTGTTAAAACAATCATAGCTGGATCGAGAGACGCAACAAATTATATAAATCTCATAAAAGCAGTTAAAGAGTCAGGTTTTACTATATCTACAGTAATAAGCGGTAGAGCTAGAGGAGCAGATAAATTAGGTGAATTTTATGCAAATAGACATAAAATTACAATAGATCCATACCCAGCAGATTGGGAGGATTTATCTCACCCCGATGCTGTTATAAAAATAGGAAGAAATGGTAAACCTTATGATGCTAAGGCTGGACATCGAAGAAATAGACAAATGGCGGAAAATGCAGAGGCATTGATCGCTTTATGGGATGGTAAAAGTAAAGGAACTCATAATATGATTAACACAGCTAAAGAATTGAATCTAAAGGTATTCGTATATTATGTATAAACAATTTAAGAAATGGATTACTAAACAACCGATTGATGCGGATGATTTTTTCAACGGACTCAGAAAATTACATGAAGGACGAACGATTAAGCACCTCTTAATCATACTAATATTACCGTACCTAATACAAACACAATGGATTGACATTCTCGAAAAGAAAGAGTACTATACCAAAATAAATATACCTATTGTGATTAAAGGAATAGAAATCGAGAACAAAGAATTAATTGGCGGATGTATTTTATTTAAATTCAAATTTTAGGAAAGAAATGAAAGATCAAGAGAAGTATATGAACGGAAGAGGCAGGCACTTTGGATACGAATCTTATTGTGACGAGCCAGATGGAAAATACGAATTCGATAATTATAAATTTATAGATAATGACGAATCAATATACGAGCATAATAGACCTTGTCCTAAATGCGGCGATAAAGAGACCATAGAAGGACATGATCCATGCATTAGAAACCTTCCTGGTGTGCGCTACGCATGTTGCGGCCATGGATTCGAGGAAGGATACATTTTATTTGAGAATGGAATAATTATTCGAGGAAATTTTAAAGTGTCAAAATCTAAGCATTGGTTTAAGGGAGATTAAAATGAAAAAGATCAAAGAGTTCCAAGGTGAATATAGATGGTTGTCGAATTTTGCTCCATGTAAGGTTAAATTAGATGGGATTATTTATGAAAGCGTAGAACATGCGTATATGTCAGCCAAATCAGACAATATAGAATGGAAAGCGTTTTGTCAAGATACTAAATTTGCAGGAACTGTTAAAAAGCAGTCAAGGAGTATAAAACTAATTGACAATTGGAATAAAGAAAAATTCAATGTAATGAGAAAATGTTTAGAACAGAAATTCAGACAAGAACCATACAAATCAAAGTTGATAAATACAGCTAATTTAGCTATAGAAGAAGGAAATAATTGGAACGATAAAATTTGGGGCATTTGCCTTAAAACTGGACAAGGCCAAAACAATCTTGGTAAAATGATTATGGAAATTAGAAGTTCTCTATTAAATGGGCCGACAAGGAAAGTTAAATAAAACAGAATATTTAGTCCAGAAAATATATTATAATATTTTTGGATTCACTTTTCTAATCAAAAAACTTTTGAATAAAGGTACCCATACTCCATAGGAGAATAAATGATAGTTTATGAAACACCTAATTATTTAGATGAAAATAGAGTCCATATTATTTCAGAAGAAAAAGCTATTCAAGTTATGAAAGACTTAGCAAGGACAAAGGGGAATAGTTATACTTCAGGGGAAGAGGCTTTACAAGATTACCTTACAGTTCATTGGGCATATCAGGTAGATAGTATTAGAGTTGATGGGGAGATTGTAAAGAGTGATAAAAATAAGATGCGATAAGTGTAAATTCGCTTCAGAAGATAGTAATGTTTGCTCTCACCCTGTTGTAGGTAGAAAGGGAACTAATTATGATAAATATTACAAGGCTCCAGAATTTTGCCCACGGATAAGATAATATTTATAAATACAGTATAAGGAGATATGGAAAAGTTAAAATAGTTATCAAAGATTAAAACAGAATATTTAGTATTTGTAAAATTATATAATATTTTTATTAAGGTATTTTGGTTTAGATTATTTTTGTAAATGTAATGCCTATCCCTTGTCAAGAAATAAGTTAAAGTGTCATAGATCATATTATTTATACCTAGACTACTCCTCACTAACTTAATATACCATTTCTTTATATTCACAATTATCCGGTGAATATCCTAAACTTATATCTTTTCTAAATAGTGCTAATTTTTCGTCGAACCCATTTTCTATTGACCAATTATAAAATGACATAAAATTTTTATCCCATTCTTCACAGATAGTTATTCGTCCTTTAGTTTCGTTGCGTCTCTTTTTAATCAGATCCCATCTTTTGTGTATAGGGGACTTTGATAATCCATGAATTGTAAACCCAGATGATTTTCTAGTACTAAACGCTTTAACTTTTGGTCCTACTACAAATTCATCTCTTCTTTCTGGAAAATTCATTTCGTGCGGGAGATTATTCTGTGCAATAAATTTATCTCTCATAATCGCCGCTCTTAATTCGTCTTTAAAGTTTCTTCTAAAAATAACGCTTCGGTTTAATGTTAATGTTCCAGAATATATATTTTTAGTTTTATTAAACGAAACTCCTCTATAATCAGTTTTCTTTCTTTTATTCTGAGAATTTTCAAATTTAGTTATGAACCGACAATTACATGGTGAGTACGGGCCACATGGATTAATTCTATCAATATCTAATTCTTGAGAATACCCATTATCCATGCACCAATCGTAAAATGGTTTAAAATCATGTAACCATTCATTACAAACATAGACGCCCTTCGCTCCGTAACTCTTATAGCTTTTATTGTTTGTATCGTAACATCTTCTCTTCATTCTCATCCATCTTCCATATAGTGGGTGTTTCTTTTGTCCGTGATATTTTGATTCTCCGGTTAGTTTAGATATACCCGCTGATATTAAATAAGCCTCTGGTATTTGTTCCATTATTGACCTCCATGTTTTAAATATAACATATTGAAAAGATATTCAACGGTTTGGGGAATCTTGTTTCCAGCCATGTACCCATGAATCGTTCTCTCCGTAATCCCAAGACGATTTGCTAATTCTCTCTTTGACCAACCAAGTTCTTTTCTCTTTGTATCAAATTCTTCTTTGTTCATATTACCTCCGGTTAAATTAGTTATAATACCTTATCGGCATAATTTCAGATAACTTTAACAAATAATGTAATATAATGTGAAAATATATCATAGTGTAAAATACTGGTTCAAAAATATAAAATCTTGTAAATGACACCGGGCAGCCGGAAGTGGTGGGTACCATGCCCGTATTTCCGATGCCATACCCCTAACACTATCCACCTCCCTTACTATGTCATGCTCCTCTAACAATCTACACACTATATAACTCTATCAACCATTACCCACTCCATCAAGCGCCACTAACACACTACACCACGTCGCATCTTCTACTGCAAAACATACCTTGTTAGCCTTACCTAACACATGCACCATATACCTAACTATATCACAGTCCTCTAACATCATTGTACCTCTTGTACTATCTAACATAGTACATACACTCTTTAACGTACCTAACACTTGACGCATCGACGTACTATGTCCGCATATCTGTACTACATTGTACTATGCTTAACTCTTTAACCATACCTATCATAGTTAATTGTACCTAACAATCTTCATTGCTATAGTACACTATCCACCTTCCCTTATCTTCTCTGTTATCCCTTATAAACTTTCTTTACATAGCATACAGTGTCAACGTATTGACATACCTTTATTATGCGTTTAAACGCTTGCAGAGGGGTTTATGTTGTTTGGTATGTCTATGCCTTATAAAGTTTTTATCGCTTTGCTACAGCGTTTTCCCTATAACCATGCATGTTTGCGGGTATCTTGTGTAGTATTATCTTTAATACTTATGGCATAGTACTTGCTATTTATACATTAAAGTATTTGTTTGAGCTAAAAGAATTATTTAACTTGTATGCATTATTTTCGTGACAAAGTTTATTTGTTTATGGTAAGAATAGTCATACAGTTTATTTAATCTTTATTCAGGAGGGCGGGACAATGAAAATCAGCAATAAATTAAATAAGGAAGTCTCCAGCCTTATCAACTCCATGGTTGTTTGGACGTATATGGAAACAAAGGCGAGCCAGGAAGAAAACACGGAAGAGGCGCACAAATGCTTTACCAGTAAAGAAGAGGCAAGAGAGAAATTAATCGCCCTTGGATTTACTGATTTAAAAAGGAGCTGAATATGATTAAAGAAGCAGACGTGAAATCAGGGGCGACAAGATTATTTAGGTTTGAATGCCATTTATGCGGAGGGTTCAAATTTGAAGAGGCCGAAACTATAGAAGAGTTAACAGAGGCCTTAAACCTGGGCGGCTGGGAAGATTGCATCATCGGAGAGTCAGAAGGGATTTTTTGCCCTGACTGTATTGATATGGGTCAAGAGTAAGGAGACCACGCCATGACAACCACAATCCTTTTCCAGAACCACACACAAAGTCTTGTCATCTACTGCCTTAATGGTAGAATATGGCAAAGTGTATCATATCTTGTAACACGGGCAAGTGTAGCCTTATGTCTGACAATTCCTTACTATCAGGATTGATTGCTATGAAAGTTAAAACAAAGATTGTAGAGGGCCAGGAAGGGTACACGGTGCAGCTCTTTGTTGATGGCAAGTACAGGCCGCAAGATGATTTTAATACGCTTGATTATGGGGTTGCCCTTGGGATGGCGGAGAATATAAGAGAGCGGACAAAGCGCATTGCTTCACAACATAGGAGGAAAAGATAAATGCGATATTGGATAAAGGTTTTGTGCTTTATGATTGTTTGGGCAATTGGTTCAACTCTCTTTGTATGGGGTCTCTTTGTTGTCGTTAGAATAATCTGGTTTTGAAAGGAGGTTTGAGAAATGAGAACAGCAATTTCCGTATTGATAATCATTCTGGCCTTTGTCTCTCTGGATATGATGCTTTATTTTGCTGAATGCTTCCAGAGTTGGCTGGATTATAAAAACGGGGTTCGGTCATGTGGTAGATGGATTCTTTATTAAATGAATTATTTTTTGTTTTATTTGTTTAAAAGAATTATAAGGTATTTAAGAGTTTTTAAACCTAATCAATTTTAAAGGGGAAACGATATGAAACAATGGGAAGCAACCAATACAGACAAAGCGGAGTACGTTGGAATCATCGAATTTCAAGACAATGAGGGAGAGTATCATAATTTCGAGATATTAAAAACAGATAGCCGGATTGTTTTCGGCGGCAATTGCAATGTAGGTTTATTAGAATCTGGCTATATGGAAATTGATAATTGTTTTTCTTTTGACGAAAACTTACAAGAGTTAATTTCGGACCTTGAAACTTTTTATAATGACGGAAAGGAATATGTTTCCCGCATTGTATGCAACGAAAGAATGTAGTTTATTTATTATTTAACTAATCAATTTTAAAGGGGAAAGATCATGGCCGCTAATATGGAAAACAAGATGTTTGCAACAAAATCCGAGAAACAACCGTGGTGGGCAAAAGAAGAGGAAAATTACAGCTTCCCTGATGCAACTAATCGGGAATTGTTTTCTGCAAGCAAGGCTGATTTTAACGTATCTTTGCATCCTGTATATGACCGCAACGGCGACACCATACAGGACTATAGCCACCTTGTGAACGACAACAACGGGGCCACCTTGCGCGTTTGTAAAGGGCGTTTTGTGCCGAACCAAAGCGAAGCGATTTTTTCTATCCTTGATCAGCTTGGGGAAATGGAAAGTTGCGGCGCAATCGGTAATGGTGAAAAGGTGTTTTTTAATATGAGCAGTGACGGCTACAACGTGGGTGAAGGCAACACCATGCAGACACACATTGTGGCCGCGCTGCCCCATGATGGAACAATGAAATTGACGCTTGGATTGTCTATCATTCGCGTTGAATGCGCAAACACGTTTACCCAATGGAAAAAGAGCTTGAACGCTGACGAGGTTTTCAGCACGAAACAGACGGCAAAGGCCGGGGACCGTCTTGGATTGTGGGTAAAAGCATTCAACGAAATGCGGGAAGCAAACCAGACGTTGCAAGACAAATTCAAGACGCTTGCCAAGATGCGTTTTAGTCCTGAATCTCAGGCCGCTATCATTTCCAAGCTGTACGGCGAAAAGGAAAGTACCAGATCGAAAAACAATATGGAAAAGCTCGCGCAGATCATCGGCGACAATGCTTCCAAAATCCCGCCAGGGCAGCGCGGCACGGGTTGGGATCTGTTCAATGGAGTGACGTACCTCACTACACATGAAAACAGCCTGAGAAAGAATACGGATAGAATGGAGTCTTCTTTGTTTGGGACAAGTCAGAAGTTTGCAGAAAAAGCATTTGACTTGATTTTGGGCAGTACCCCGGATTCTGTAATTGAGGAAATTGGGAACAGGGTATTGTCCCTGAATTAAATTGTAGATTGCTTGAGGGGATGAATTGAGAAACATCCCCTTTGTGGAGTTTATAATTAAAACAAAGAAAGGGGAACAAAATGAGTGATACAGCATACATAGATATAGATGGGAATTGTTTTGAGCTGGTAAGGGATGACACTCCATATCATCCCGCAAACCATGCTTGCAAAGGTTGTTCAATGCTTGTTTGTTCTCACTGTTGTACGGGGAAAACATGTACCCCAGAAGGCAAGCATGGTTATATCTGGAAATTAGTCAAACATCATTTAGACAAAGAGGCTACAAAATGAATCTCACAAACTACATAAAAGCAGGTGTCCCTCTTGTCTGTATTGAAACGCTCGAAATTAAAAGAGCCGTTCAAGACATTACTACGGGCGATTCTTTCCCCATTCTGAAGTGGAACCCGCTGGAAGGTATACAAGGCGAATACAAGGACATTGCGGAGCTTCTCGAATACGCCAAAACTCTTTCCCAGACTGTTATCATCTGCGAAAATATTAACTGGTTTTTCGAGAAAAAAGAAATACAACAAATGATCCTTAACACCTATCAGGCATTGAAGAATAAACAAGTCTGCATTGTTTGTGTTGGCACGGATGCAGAATTGCCGGATACTCTGAAAAAGATTTTCCACCATATTGATTATTCTTTGCCGTCTTTGTCTGCATTTCAGGGAATGGTAGAGAATTTCAAGCAATACGGTTTACCGATAGAAAACGATATTGCTTGCTCTTGTCTAGGTTTAGGATATGAGGAAACCGAAAACAGTCTTGCTCTCCAGGCAATCGAGACAAAAGAAATTACAAGGCAGGGCGTTTTGTCTGCCCGTAAAGCCCTGATCGAGAAAACTGGTTTTATGAGTATTGCACGTCCTGAAAATATGGAAAGCGTTGGCGGCATGGAAGAAGCAAAACGTTTCTTGTCGGCTAGAATGAAAGCGTTTGATCCAGGCAATGAACACATGCCGCGCTTGCGTTCTATTCTGCTGGTAGGAGTACCAGGATGCGGAAAAAGCCTCTTTGCAAAGGCGTTGGCTAACATCATGCAGGCGGACCTTATCCAAGCGGATGCTGGAGCAATGAAGGGCGGACTTGTCGGAGAGACCGAAAAGAAAACCCGGCTATTCACAAAAACCGTTGACTCTATTGGTAAGTGTGTCGTCTTGCTTGATGAAATAGAGAAAATGCTTTCTATGGGTTCTGGGGATTCAGGAACAAGCAAGGGACAAGTGGGACATTTCCTTTCATGGTTTAATGACCGGGCAAGTGATAGCGTCATTGTAGCGACAAGCAATGATCTATCTTCTTTGCCGCCTGAATTTCTACGTCCTGGGCGTTGGGATGCAATTTTCTTTGTTGGCTTTCCTAATCTTCAAGAGAGAAAAGCAATCATCGAGATTATGAACAAAAAGCACAATTCAAAATTAGATTGCAGTATTGCTTCAAAACTGGAACAATGGACCGGGGCGGAAATTGAACAACTTGCGAAGGATTCACACTTTGAAGAGATAGAGGAAATTATTGCAAGCATGCCCACAATGCAAAAAACCCGAAAGGATGATATTAAGCGCACTATGGAACAAGCGAAGCACTACAGGAATGCTAGTACTTCAGATTCTGGAAAAGAGATTACAAGGAAGCTGAATCTCTAGGATGCGAAATTTAGTGGTATAGGATGACCGCCACGCCACGATTAGGTACTAGGTAATAGGGTAGGATGGTAAGCATTGAAAACGGCTGTACTGGGCCTTTATGATAGTTTAAAATTGATATACCTTTTAAACCCTTATAAATAAAGGAAACAGGAAAAATGAATATTACAATTGAGCAGTACTTAAACAAACATGATGCTGAGATAGTAAGAAAAGAAATAAAACGGATGGTGCGGGTTGCAGGCGATAATATTAATCATTTAAACGTGATTGCGGTCAACGGGAGTAAGAAACCTCATATTGTCGGAGCGGAAAGGCTAAGGGGATATTACACAAAATCGGGCGAAGCAATAGCGCATCCCTCAGCGTATATGAAAAGAGGGTTTAGCAATATGGTTTATTACAGTGAGCCAAGATATATTGCAGTAGGGATTAAATGGTTGAATAGATTCGCAGGGGCGGAAGCAATTAGGAGGGGTGTTTTATTTTAAACCTTTTTCGGGACCGTAGTTTTCAGGGGAGTATAGAATCAAGCTCCTATACTTTTCACCCTTACTAAATAAAACTTAACAGAAAACAATAATATGTAAACGGTTAAGAAAACTTTGTATCCTTTATCAAGTACCAATTTAAGGCTGGTCAGACCCCAGGGGAGGAACAAATATTCCTAATACTCTTACGAGTCCCATTTCACTCTACTTGTTTTCGTCAATTACTTTCAGCTATTTGCTTATTAATAATTAACATCCCCGGTCCGTACACATAAGGGCGGATAAAAATTTATTGCCATGAATAAAACCTGCTCAGGCTACTTTTTAGACCTCATGGCGGGTCACGGAGTAAAGAACGCTGGATAAGAAACCGTTTCTGTAAAAGACTAATCCGTTACATTAAGCACCTTATCGGATTAGTCAAGAGAAAACTTTAATATTATTTGCTTAAGTACAAAAAGAATTATAAAAAACTTTAAAATATACTTGACATACTTGTTCAAGTTGATAATATAAGAAAAAGGATTTAGTTGGATACGTTGAATTAAATAATTAAAAGGAGCGATTGAAGAAACTATAATTGCTAATGAATATGAGTTTACGGAAAACGGCAAATTGTTTTAAACTCTTTTAAATAAGGAGACTACCAATGCAAACAAATATTGACACCTGGGAACATTCCAAGTATTATCAGGCTAGAATCAAGGGCGAATCTAAATGGATTAAATTGGTTAAGTATAACCCCATAAAGGATTGTTTTCTTTGTAGAGTAGGAAAAGAAAAAGAAATTTATTTCGCTGATGAATTAGCGGATATGTGTTTAACTGTGTAAATAAATAACCAAAACCAAAAGGGAGAAACAAATGACAATCAAAGAGATTCTCGCAATGAACAACAAGACCTTCAGCAATACGGTTAAATCCTTTCAGGCGGCATGTGAAAAGGCCGGTATTAAACCCACAAAGCGTCAGGCAAGCAAGTGGCGTAACAAGACTGGAATGGCGTTTAATTGTAAGTAAAACTGATTGCCGGTTCTATGAGGGTATAACGGTTGCAATAAGCGGAGCCGCCGAGAGGCTCCAGAAAACTGAACGGGCGGACTCGGCGGCTCCGCCTTAATTGCTTTGTTAGCGATTTTTGGAGGGTAAATGAACTACTGGACTCATTTTAAAGCCAATGCCATGGTTGCTCTTAAAAGTTTAAACGCTTGCCTTTGGCACCTGGCACACGCCTTTATACCGTGCCGGTTTACCTCACACGAGTACTGGAAAATTAACTTTACCCGCTAACTAAACACTATTTTTCTCCCATAACTTATGAGCTTAAAAAAGAAGTCAACAATCTTTTGAATATGTGAGGAGAAACAAATGATAATGTATGCAGTAGTCCACAAAGATCATATTGATACGGCTAGTGTCCGTCTTATGGCCGATACCAAAATAGGAGCGGCCAGACTTTGGGAAGAATACAATCACGGCGCTAATTTTTATGAGGCAAAGATTGCCGGTTGGCGGGTCGTGAAGTATAAAATTGAAACTATTTGTATATGTAAATTATAATTAAAGGAAACCAAGATGCCAGCAATCGACATTATTACAATATGCAAAGATAAAGAAGAAGCGACACAAGCCTGTATAAGGTTCTTGTCTTATTATCCTTATCGTTATGCTGCCGTTGTAGAGCTTCCTGAAGGTGAATATGGATACACTACAGGAAAGACTATGGCTCGATTAAACAACCTTGCCAGACAAGGGTATAACGTGTTTATGGTGAAGAAATGAAAAACACAACATACAAAGTAATCCACTTCAGCATAGCAAGAAAACCGTATACAAGTCCTTTAATCTTGAAACGGTACAACTTGAGCCTTGAGGAATTGAAATTAGAATTCCCTGATGCTGAGATATTGTATTGTTTTAAATAAATTATTTAACTTTCTTTGTTCCCTTCACTTTAGAGTGTTTAAGTTTCTCTAATTCAATATACATATCTAAAAATTTTTCTAACCATCGTGGTATTTTGGTATCAGGTTTTAGATATTTAATAAGGGAAGTCCTACTAATACCAATTTTATTTGCCGATTCTGTATTATCCCAATTGAGAATAAATAGTTTTTGTTCAAACTCTTCATTATTCATAGTTTTCTCCTGTTCATATCTGGTCGCGTTCATCTTTGTACGTTCATTCCTGAACACCTTATCGGTATAAACAAAGGAAACTTTAAACAATTATTACATACGATATATATATATCAGGTGATATATGCACAAACTAATAAGAAAAAACAAAGTACACGCCTTCTATCATTACCCTAGTACAAATTCTTTTAACATAATCCCTAAAGACGATCTAGCTCCAATACATGCTTATCCCTTGTGTAAGCCCTTAATGCTCAGATACGGTTATTGTAAACCCTGGAGCACTGAAATACAAGCACGTGAATTGTTCTTTGGTGTTAAGAAGTAAGATAGTTTCATATTGTTTCAATCCCTCCTGTAGTCCTCTGCATTATTCTAGTTGTATTCTAATCTGATTAAATAATAAAACAAATAACCTTAATACAATACTTCTTTGTACCTGTATAGATAAAACAGGATAATTGAGAAAAAGATTTTGCTGGATTTTTTAAAATAGGTTAAAGTGGGGCAATGGGCCTTATTGTGGTCCTTTGTGGTGTATGCTAAAGCTTATATTGAGAAAAGGGACGTGTGTGGCTCGGCATATACAGGTTTTACAGGAAAACAAGATAAAATTAATTACACTTGAAACCTGCGAACCTAATAATTAAAATACATTATATAATTTCTTTAAAGACAACTTATATAACATTACCATATCTCTTTTACTCTTCAATATACGCCAAAGGAATATCAACATATCTTTACTTTTTATTTTGTATCAACTTTTATTGATTATCTGTATCAACATATCTTTACATTTATTAATATAGTTCTTTCGTAATTTCTTTTTAGATGCATGAATTTATTCTTTATATTTTAAGTCCAATTAGTTTGATTATCAAGGTACTTTTATTTGTGGTTGTAATTTAATATTGTTGACAATCTTTTAAGAACTTTGTACTATATGAGAAAGGGAAAATTAGTTATTAAAATATAATTTGAGGGAAAAGATGAAAGCAATTCAGGGATGCGATTATATAAGAGGTGAAGATTGGAAACCTAAAGAAAGAAGTTTAAATGGTTGGCTACTTTGGGCAAGACGAGAAGCTGAGAGAAAGAGCAAACAAGACCGTTTTAAATGGTTTTCCTCAACTTGTTTTGTAGAATCAAGAAACGCATTACGGATTTCCTTTGCTGGTCAACCTGAATTGTTAAGGTAAATCATGGATAAATATATTCTTAAAATAGGAGATTCTGTTGCCGCTAGAAGAAAGATTAAATCTACTTTTAGCCCTAATCTAATTGTTGGACCTATTGTTGATGTAGGGTCAGCTAATTGTCGAATCATAACTAATCCAGGTACATCTGCTGAAGAAGATTTTATTTTAAACTATTCAGATTGGAATTTCCAATTTCTCCATACCATAATTAAATGAGGTGATTATATGGGATTTATTTCGATAGGAAATGATATTATGAATATCTCTGAAGAATACAAAATACGTTTTGTCAAGCTATCTCATGTTCCCGAATTGGTCAATCTTTACCATTTAGCCAGAACCTCATTGTCTGGAAAAGATTGCTCGAAATATAACCGGATGATATGGGCAAGTGGTGAATTTGCGAGGAAACATAATTATGTTTCCTGTACAGGTGCATATAAGGATTTATGTGGAATTCTTGAACATTAATAAAGATTCTCACTAGAAAAGCCCTAGCAATTTATTTTATTGATTAAGAAATTATATCTTGCAATTCTCTTATAATTTTTGTACTATATAGAAAATGGGGATTGGGACATGGAACAAAGAGAAGTAGACCAAGAGCTTGAACTGCTTAAAAGTATCGCTCATGTGTGCGCTCAGATGTTAAAACGGGATGAAAAGCCATCGCGTGAAGACGCTGCTAACGAATTACTAGAAAGAGTTGGGAAGATTTTTAATTCCATCCATAGTTGAAATGTGAAAGGGTTTTTGAAATTAGATTTAGAATAGGAGGAATAAAATGAAAGCAGCGGAGAAAGTCATGAACATTAAAACCCATTGCCGCACAAATTTGGATGACTATCAAAGAGCGCGATTTCCTACTGAAATGTGCTGTCGCCCCTTGATTGGTGATAGGGTACAATCACAAAGCGGGAAAATTCTATACGTTTGTGGAGTTACACATAGTTTTATGCCCGGCACAAATAGCCCTATTTTAGAAGTAGAATTGTCTATACTTAACCCTTTGTCGTTTAAATAAGGAGAAATAATGGAAACGCCATACTTGGTTCAGATTGGTAAATTGAAAAATACTCAGAAAGACGGTCCTTCAGTTGACGATTTAGTAAATTTTGAATATATGGGTAGTGCTGAATTTGAGTTCGGAGCATTGCCCAAAAGTCTTAAACGTATCTGCAAGAATCTTGACAAATACGTTATTTCTAAACTCAGCACAAAGAATTTAATGGATGTTCATTTTTGTTTAATTCATAATCCTGAAAATGTTTCTCTTAAGGAAATTCAGGAATTTGTTGATAATCAGATTAGTAATAACCCCATATGTCTTAAAGAGAGGACTTCAATCAAAGAATCTGTTACTGGATTTGGTGGATGGGATAACAGGAAGCTTGAAGCTCGTCAGATGTACGACATATGGTGGGATATTGATAATGATTTTTGGATTGTTCTTGGTAATGAGAATGCTTCTAAAATCCTTAGTTCTTTCTATGTAGCCCGTGAAAAGAAAAAGGCTGCTGGTGAAAAAGATTGGTTTTAATTTAAGGAGAAAGAAATATGTGCGGTAAATGTGAATTTTCTTGGAAAGAATTTAACTTCTGTACTAGATGCGGGGCAGACAGACCACAATTTAAGGAGGAAAAAAATGAACGACATTAAATCCTTGTTGAGTTTTGACCCGCTTTCTGAAGCTGAGAAAATCACTGGCAAAAGTTATAAAAAGGATAGTTTCACCTCTGACTTAGGATTTATCTTGCACCTTGATCATAATCAAAATAAACGAAAAGTCCTTTCTGAAAATAAAGATACCTATTGTGGTCAGTCATTAATGGAATTCTTGGGTGTAATTGAGAATATGGGATTCATTATGTTGTCTTGTGTTGATATTCAAGGGACGGAAGATAAATATCGTATTTTCTGGAGAGATGGAATCTTGATATTCTGTGATTCTTATCATGATGATACTTCCATTAATGGCGGAACGGCCTATTTTAATTATAAAGGCCCTAGAAGCGCAATGGATCGGTGTTCTAGCGGTTTTGCTGAAGAAATTAATGGAATTGAAGTATACGAGGGATCAAGAGATATAAGAGAGGGGTTTAGATTATGTATTAATGAAATGGAAGCTAATGGTGAATTTCTTTCCAAATGGGTTAAGTCTCCATTCCTATGGCTTTTAAATTATATGGATTCAAAAGTTAAGGGTTATGATTATAAAGAAATAAATTCAGAAAGAATTAAATGCTTGCCTGAATACGTGCAAGAAGCTATTATGTTGAAAATCAAATAACCATTGACAAAGTTTTAAATATTTTATAGAATATACCATAATTTGAAAAGGAGAACACAAATGCAAGTAACAATCGAAGAAGCAAAGGCAATGGTAGGAACCGAGTTCACCTATGTTTATCCTGATGGTGATACTATCCAGGCATATGTCAATAAGTTCGATCCTAAAATTGGGTTTACGTGTATGTCTCTTGATACTTATACCCGTAATGGCTGGACGCCTAGTAGAGGAATGACAGAGGAAGACGGGACATTTTGCGTTTTGAGTGCTGATTTTAAAAAACATACTCCGCATACATCTTTGGAATGCCTTGCTGAAATAAGAGATACAGGGATGTATGTTCCTAGCTCAGTATATGCAGGGCGACCAAATTGTGCATTTGTTTAAATTGTAAAAGGAGTGATTATGAAAAACAAAGAAATGAGAGTAAATCTAGTTACTAAGGAAGGAAAAATCATAGGAAGTATAGATGTCGAAGTATCTCGTCAAAATATTGGTAAGGGATATAAGAAAATTTATGTTTATGCTCAAATAGCAGAACTTCCAATCAATACAGAAATTGAGAATCATCCTAATTTTAGGAAATATAAAAGGAACAATATATGAAACATACACCTGGACCGTGGACTTTTTTATAAACATGAATTTATTGATACAAAATATAGTTCTTTATCTGGTATGGGTTCTGTGAAGGATTGCATTGTTTTAGTAAAAAAGTAGAGAATGGCTATCTGAATTTACGTTGTCGGGAAGATCAATTAACCAATGGCGATTTTGAATATATGTCAGACAATGGGTTGTCGATATAACTTAAAAACATTAAATAAAGGCCAGCAATTTATTTTTGAATTAAGAAATAATATCTTGTAATTTTCTTATAAATTTTGTATAGTACTCTTCATTAAGAAGAAAAGATTATGTATAGAATTACTTGCTACAACGGCACTGTTTGGGAATCGAAAACTAATGATAATATTTGGGAAACAATCGAGAAATTTATAAAGGAAACAGGATTACATGGCATGGATATTAGGTTAATTGAGAATCTTCATTAGGATACGGTATGAACAAGATTTTTATCTCAGGTGATACCCACGGCTACTTTAAACGATTCAGCTTTAAGAATTGGCCTTTGGGTAGAATCCTGACAAAAGAAGATGTCTGCATTATCACAGGAGATTTCGGTGGGATTTGGCTCAACACCCCAGATAAAGACGAAACGTATTGGTTGAATTGGCTGAATGATCGCCCATGGACAACAGTATTTTGCGATGGTAATCATTGCAATTTCACCCGTTTAAACAATCTTCCCAGGGTAGAAAAATTCGGTGGCATTGTAGGCCAAGTACACGATTCAATTTTTCATTTACGAAGAGGACAAGTTTACAATATAAACGAAAATACTTTCTTCGTAATGGGTGGCGCGAAAAGTATTGATAAACAGCATAGGACAGAATGGATTTCATGGTGGGCTGAAGAAGAACCTAATTATCAAGAATTGTCAGAAGGGTTAGATAATCTTGAGAAAGTAGGGAATAAAGTTGATTATATTGTAGGGCATACTTGTCCTATTTCTGTTTTGAAAAGATTAGGTACTATTTGCGGTGTCTCTTATGGTGATAAGCTGGAAAATTTAAATAAGTATTTTGAAGAGATAATTCAATTTGTTTCATTCAGAAAAATGTTTTTTGGTCATTTTCACGAAGATGAAAATATAGATGGGATTTTTCATGCTTTGTATAAAGATATAATTCAAATTAAATAGGAGAGAACTATGCCTAACATGAGCTATTGCCGGTTTGAAAATACGAGTAAAGATATTGCGGATTGTATTAATGTCCTGAATGAGAACGATTGGGATATTTGGAAAATGATTAAATATGCTTCTTCAGAATACGAAGCCGCAGGTATGAAAAGGTTCGTCCGTTTGTGTAGACAAGTTGCGGAAGGTCTTGAGGATGAAGATATTAACGAGGAGAATTAAAATGACAGTTAAATTTATGGACCTTCAAGATAGGGTTAAGATTTTAAATTCTCTTCTTTCTGATCCTCAACCCGGATTGATGTCATGGTGTGAAGCATACGCCGAACAAATGAAATTCATCTCAGATTATTGGAATAATAATTAAAGGAGGATTAAATGGAAAATAAATTTACTGACACAAAATCATTTCATCATTGGTTTATGATTTCTGCATTGTCTGGAATAGATATAACGGAAGAGATAAAGAGCATCCCGAGAGTTATTACAATGCAGATAAATGGAGTAGAAATAAATCCAGAAAAAGCGTTGTCGAGACTAGAGGAAGAATTCGATGGGTTGGTAGAAAAAGAAGCTAAGAAAATGGTTCAAGAGATGAAAAATGATATTCTAGATCCGTTTGAAGAAAAAGTAAGAGAGTTGACAGAAGGGATTGAAGAACTAATTGAAAATAAATTAAAGTAGATTAAAATGAAAATATTTCTCGATGATGTAAGAGATTGCCCTGACTGAATGGTTGCAGTACTTCAAGACCGAGATGGGAGAAATAAAACGTTGACAAAGCATTAAGAGTTTTGTACAATAGCTGTAATAGGTTAATTCCAATTCAAGGGGATGACGATGAAAACTTTAAAAATAGTAATTATCATTTTGACAGTTTTTACTTATTCAAATTCTTTTGCGGAAAGCAATGAGAGTTTTTGTCGTCATGTTTCTATTTATGCCGAAAAAGCAATGCACGCAAGACAACAAGGCGTCCCCCTTTCAAGTCTAATCCAAGCAGCAAATGGGAGTAAATTGTTCGAGACTATTATTCTGAACGCTTATGAATATCCGCAATATTCCAATAGGCATAATACAGGGGTTGTTATCTCTGAATTCAGAGATATGTGGTATGTTCTTTGTACAAAACAAATGAATGATTAAAAATAAGGAGAACAAAATGAACGATCTTACACCTGAAGAAGTCCTAGCTATGAAAGGAACTGAATTTATTTATATAGATATTTATGGCGTATCAGTTTCCGCTTTTGTTGCACAAGTCCAATTAGGAAAAGGATTGACTTGTAAAGCTCTTAGTTCCGAATGGAGCAATGGGGATAGGGTTTATTTAGGAGAAGGATCTTATCATCATAGCGACAAGCTTTAAGGATATAAAGGAGGAATTTATGAACACGTTGATAGAAAAACTGGAATATGCGAAAAAGAGTGTAATATGGCTAGTTGAACACGCAAACAGCAACGTTGATTTTCACGGTTTGTCTTATTGGGCTGGGGAAGTAGAACGCTTACGTTCTGAAATCCAGAAGTCATTATAAGGAGAATTTATGAACGGATTATCTGGACGGATTATCTGGGCCGGGGAAGATGAAAATGGCCCACCACTAAATAGAGGGAAGAAAATGACAAGGGTAATTATCCATATTGAAGGGGGTATAGTTCAGGCAGTTCACTCCGATGAAATTTTAGATGTAAGAGTTTATGATCTTGACTGCCCTAGTTTTACCACTATGGACGAAGAAAATGGAATCAAAGAAAAATCAGTGAGTCTAGAAAATGAGATTAAGGGACTGAAACAGATTTATTAATAATTTGATAATGTGGGTTGCATTGGCATCCTTAAATCGCTAGCGCATAAAATAAGCCGCTTGGCTAAGAAGAGTCGCGTACTTCCGTTATCAATTCGTTGATAATGTAAAATAATTTGTCCACTAACCAAAATAATGTTAAAGTATTGCATACATTATGCCGATAAGATATATTAAGGAGGAAATATGAATTATATAGAAATGGACGAAATTAGGAAACGACTTGGCTGGAACAAGAGAGAATTAGCTAAAAGAATTGGGGTTGGAGAAAGAACTATACACGGCTATATCAGAAATGAAAAGCAAATTCCCGAACCTGTAGCAAAACTTATACGAGCATTTGATGGAGGGTATCGAGAGAAGGAGGAGTAGTGAAAGGAAATTTAGAAATAAAAAGGTACAATACATATACCGAGGAAGAGCTACTGACCGCTCTTAAAAAATATGCAAATGACAATAAAATTAAAAATATATCATCTGCGCAATTTTGTACTTGGATGAGTATATCAGAAGGAACAATTCAAAGAATTTTTAAAACGTGGCATGATTTTTGTAAAAAGGCAGAACTTGAACCGAAATATAATAAAAGAACAACAAAAGAATTATTATTCATTAATTTAAACAAAGTCTGGGAAGAAATTGGAAGGCAGCCTCGGTCAAAAGAAATGAAACAACCTCTTTCTCCTATATCATGTTCGCAATATAGGAGAACATTTAAAAAGAATTGGTATGAGATTTGTCTTGAATTCATGTCGTGGAAATGCTCAATACCAATTGAAGAAATAAAACTCGACCTTGCCGAAAATAATATTGAAAAATCTATTAGCGTCGTCCATAAAACTAATAGGAATATTAATCTTTCCTTGAGATATTTTGTTTTAAAAAGAGATAATTTTAGATGTGTCAAATGTGGAGACTCTCCTGCATTAAACATTGGGACTCGGTTGCAGGTTGATCATAAAATTCCATGGGAGAAAGGAGGAGAAACAGAAGAGAGTAACCTACAAACTCTATGTTTTAACTGTAATTCTGGAAAGTCAAATAAATATTAATAATTTGAAGAAAGTATAACCACAAAATCAAAGGGAGAAACAAAATGCAGGTAACAATTAAGCAGTTGGCAGAGGAATGTTTGTTGAACGGCGAAAAGTTGGGAATCGTAGATGCGAATTTGTTTATGAAATACGCTAAAGCGAATGGTTCTGCAAAACAGATTGGGAAGTTGGAGAAACGCGATAAGCAGCGTGGAAGAACCTCAGCAATTTATGAAGTACAGGAGAATATTTCTTTTAATCTGACGCTGAAAAATCCTCCTGTACAGGCCAAGAAGGTTGATAAAGTACAGGAATCTATTGTTGGTAAAGCAGCCGCAACAGCTAAGAAGAAAGTAATGCAGACTCCGAAAGCGGCAATTAAAGCTACTCCTAAGAAGAGTGTAGTAAAAGGCGTTTAAAACTTTAATAAATTGGAGAAAGAAAATGAAGAAAATTATTCTGTTTGTGCTGTTGGTTGGTGTTCTAATGTTGTCTGGTTGTTCGTCTAGCAATCTTGAAAATGTTAAGGGAAATGCGGAAGGGGTTTGGGGCCAAGCTGGATTTAAAATTATTGGATATGAAGGATACCAATACGGGTTTACATTTCCTGTTAATTGGAATTATGGAGGAGCGCATGTATGGTATGTAGTTAATAAGGTTCCCGATAACGGAATTACCTATCTTGGATGTTTGCAGAGGTGGGGGAATGAGTACCATATTTATAATCTTAAAGCGGTAGATGCCATTAAGCCGTAATTATTTTTCTAAACATACTAATTGCAAAGGGAGGGCTTATGCCTATTTGTGAAGGGGTAAAAGTTAAATTAACCGAGAAAGACGGAAACGCTTTCTTCATTCTTGGTTCCGTATCTAATGCTATGAAAAAGCGGGTATAGACAAGAGAATAATTGATGCTTTTATGATGGTTGTGTTTGTGAAACAGCGGGATTTGATTCGTGTGCTTGCATTGACTTATACAAAATTATTTATCCTAAGAAAAGTATTCTCGTAAACGGGATTGAAGTTCCTGCCCCGGAAACGAAGGAGCCTAGATTTGGTGATGATTATTATGTGCCACAGGTCGTAGCTATAAGTGGATGTTCCGGTACGGATGAAGATGATTTTTGTGAGGATTATGGTTGGGACGGTTCTCCATTTGATATAGTTCATTTGGAATCTGGTTTAGTTTATCTGAATAAAGAAGACGCTATTGAAAGAGCAAAAGCGATGATTAAATTTAAGGAAATTCGTTGACATTCTCTTAAGAGTTTTGTATTATATCTATAACGAAATCAACAGTGTGGCGGAATTGGTAGACGCTATAGGCCAATGAGTAGACGGAAACCGGGGCATTTAGAGATGCGAATCTGGGCCAGTAGGGGTTGGTTGATAAAGGCATTGATGTAAGACTTAGGCTCATGCAGATATTTCCTCTATACTGCAAAGACCGAATCGAGAAGCACATAAGACCTATGCAGGTTCGAGTCCTGCCATTGTTGATTAACAAAACTTTTATTAATACAAATTAAAGAGGTATTATCATGGCCGGGACATTGAAATCAAAAAAAGAAGTCGCCCCAAGTGTTCCGGCTGTTCCGGTCTCAAGCATGGCTGTGAAACAAGAGCCTATACTAAGGCAAGTATTCTCAGAAGGGGTTCGCGTAGCTGGATTGGCTGGTGTTGGCTCAAGCGGGAAGACCAATTCGATAATGTATCTGTTGAAAAATTTTCATGATCTTTGTCCAAGTGTTCAAATTTATACTTATGGATTGACAGAACGAACACAAGAATGGGCAACTAAAAACCTAAAAGCAATTGAAGTTTCTTGTATTTCTCATTTAAGCGATAAGACCAATTCCATTTTTTTTCTCGATGAGGTCCATTTGCTTGGGCTGTCGGACAGAGCTAAGGTGTCAGAAGTAAAAGCGTTTGCCTCTTTTCTCAACCATAGTAATAATTATGTCGTACTTTCGACATCTAATATAAAAGAATACAATAGTACACTTTGTTCAATAATTGGCGTCTGGCTTTTGAAAACGGTGAAGCTCAATATGACGACCAATGGAACAGACTTAAAAAGGTCCATAAGGGACTACAGGGGTAGATACAAGAGGCTTGATGATGTAATCTTGCCAGTTAATAAACTCTTGGTTTTATCAGACCAGAGGGAATTAGTAATTGATATGGAATATATTCCTGAGATTGACGGGAAGGCTGAACTCCCTGATTTATTTGCTTGCTAAATTGTAGATGAAATTGTTTGCTAAATTGTTGGTGAAATTGCGAAGGATAAACACCATGAATATTTACGAAAAACTTAAAAATGGTTATTATGTTAGCGAAGCTAAATATCCACCACCTGTATCAAATAGTTGCCCTCATTGCGGTAATTATTCCGGTGCTGGGGTAAAATTTTGCATTGAATGTGGTTTCTATTTATCAGCATTTAACAAGGAACAGATAGAAAAGAGGACTGAACTTATTAAAATATATAATCAGGAAAATAAATATAAACTCGATTTATTCAAGAAAGATG